CCTTTTCTGGTGCTACAGTGTCCGCCTTCGATGCGCGCTCGGAAAAATCTGCGCGCTTGTGCTTGCACATGATTCGATTGCCGCGGTTATCGTTGAGCTCCTTCAGCGGACGGAGTACCACGCCTTCCGCCTTCTTGTCAATGCCACATCCGTTACGGATGGCTTGGCGGCTGGGTCGGTCGCGTTCGGCGTCCAAAGACTCTTGATTTGTAGAGACCTTTTCATAGGCGACGAATTCCAGTCCCATCGCCAATGCCAGTCGCTCCGCTACGGGCACATCGCACCACTTGTCGCCAATGCGGACGTCGAACACGACGAACTTCGGTGTTACGCCGTAAGTCTCGGACATGCGCTGCATCTTGCCGCCGTATGCTTCTCCGTAAAGCGTGATGTCTGTGCAGCCGCGCTCTCGGAACAACCCCAGGAGCTTGGCTTCGTCGAAAATCTTCAGAAAGGTCTCGCGCTTCTCCCCGCCCGAGAAGAAAATGAGATTTTCTGGTTCTGTTGGTGTGTTTCTATATCCTACATGTGCGGAAGTTCCATGCACTTTCTCGAGCGCGTAGCACTCGCGGAACATTTGGATTGTATTGTCTTTGTACAAATTTGAAATATGCATGTACCCCATGTGATTACTCCTTCTTACATCTGAGTGGATTTCAGAAATTCTTCCAGAGCCATACCACCATATTGGCCGGCCGTCAACCACAATTTCACCATAGATGGCGTGCGGGGGTTATCTTCGACTCCACGTCGGACATCATACGTCTTGTCTTGTGCCAATTCCATCAGCGTCTCGACTGGGGTATTGTCGTTCGTGGCCACGCCCCACCGCACTCGCAATGCTGGATCCTTCGACAATCTCACCAACACATGTACCGGTGTAGAGAGATTGCCGGCGACCTCCCATCGGACGCCTTCATCTTCGTCGTACGACAATTCTTCCAACAGTTCCGGCGCCGTGTGGGGATCTCTAGCCAGAGCAAATTTAACGTATATGTCGTAGGTTATTTTAGCCACGGTCGCCGCCCAAGGTCGCATTCAAAAAGTCGGCTAGCGGCATGTTGTATCCATCTGATCGCGCCCACACTCGAGCCATTTGAGTAATCTCCGGCTCCCGAAAAGGGCCCGACACTGAAGGGGTGGCTCGATAGACAGATGGCGGGTCTCCTTCAAGGTCGCCCCACTCCATCATATAGACGACGCCGTTGTACTCGAAGCCGGAGTCGTCCAACGCCCAAATTGCGACCCTCGGCGGCAAATCGGCTTTTCTGAATCTGAGGTTTTTGTCAATCACCACCTCAATATACCACGGCGCGACACACTTGCCAACGTCTCATGCTACAATCTTAACCATATGACACCTAAAATCGGTTCCGCCGCCACCAAACTCATCAACACCGCCGTCGCCCAACTTTTCGCCCGTATCCGCGCGCAAGTGCTTGGACGCAAGCGGCCAGACAAAGACATTGCTTTCCGATACAACCCCGACTGGACACTGACAGGAATTTTCGACGCCGCAGCACGTTCAGAAGGCGCCAAGCCAGATCAAACCACGCTCCGAGGGCTGTTGGACGTGGCCGAGTCGTACCTGGACGCCGCCGAAGCGCGTACCAAGGCCCACATTGGACAAACGATTCAAAGCTTCTTGCAGGACGCGGCCACCAAACACATCGAAACCAATTTGGTGACGGTGCTGGAGGGGCGTCTGGCGACCGTCTTTGGAGATGTCACCCGCGACGTGCGCCGCATCGTCGAGACCGAGAGTTCCATCGTCCGGAACATGTCCATCATGGATGGTATTATCAAGGGTAACGCCTTGGCTGGCGTGGAAGACCCTACGATTTGTTTTATTTCCGTCAATGACATGCACAGGTGCGACGAATGCCGGAATCTCCACACCCTGACGGATGGTATCACGCCCAGACTGTGGAGGTTGTCTCAGATTGAAACCGGTTACCACAAAAAAGGTAGTCAGTTTCCTTCGATGTCTGGTCTGCACCCACATTGTAGGTGTCAACCTACCACCATTATGCCGGGATACGGATTTGACACCAACGGCCGAGTGGAGTATAAACATCCCGGTTTCGATGCGTATCTAGATCAACGCCGCAACGTCTGACGAGGTCAATCTTCTCACTATGGCCACCCCAACGCCCCGCAGTTACTCTCAAGCCTTGTCGGATCTTCTCGGAACCTTTTTGGCGGAGAAGAATCTCCCGACATTGCAAGTCGGCAATCCCCTTTTGTCGATTTTTGAGGCTGCGGCCCGGAGCGACGTACGTTCCAGTCAAGACATCTTCAACGCCCTGTCGAGCATTGACCTGGACCGCGCCACGGGGCAAACGCTCGACCTCATCGGACTTAGCGAAGACCTCCCTCGCTTCGAATTATTCCCCTCCAGCGGGGTTATTACGGTCGGCGACAGTTCGTTTGTCAAGACATCCACAAAGATCTTCCCCGGACTCCCGCCCCCTATCGTCGGAGCCAATCAACTCTTCGTTTCCGACGCCACTGGATTCGGTGCGAGCGGGAGCTTGTATATCGGCCGCGGTACCACCAACGCTGAAGGTCCACTGACGTTTATCGGAGTGGTGGCCGGAGCTGGATTTTGGACCATCACGCTTGCGCCGGGACACGAAACCACCAGATATCACAACCTCAACGAATCCGTGACCCTAGCCTGCGGTGGCGACCGCGCCATTCCGGCTGGGACCGTGGTGCAAACGACTCAAGGTACGATGTCTAGCGCGGTGCAGTTCAAGACCAACTACGCCGCCACCCTGCCAGACGGAGAAACATCCGTCAGCGGCATTGGCGTCATCGCTTCTACATACGGCACCGTAGGAAACGTCATCGTCGGAGCTGTCAACTCCTTTCTTAGCGCGCCATTCGTTGGGGCTACCGTTACCAATCCGTCGCCATTCTCCAATGGTGTTGATGTCGAGCGAGACGACCCATACCGTGAGCGCATTCGTGCTGCGCGTAAGTCGAAGCGTCTGGGTACCGATCTGGCTCTCAAGACGTTTTTGACTGGGATCGTTTCTCCGGACGAGAACAAGAGGGCGTCGTCGGTTTCGGTTGTGCGTCGTGCAGGATCGCCCACGACCGTGTATGTCGACGATGGCACCGGCTACGAAGAGACCTCGTCCGGCGTAGCGATCGAGAGTCTTACCGATGAGGCGGTCGGCGGAGAGAAGTACTTTCAGCTCGTCCAGAAGCCCGTCGCCAAGGCGACGGCGCAAGCCCTGTCTTACGCTCCATACGACGTGTCTGGAGCGCCTATTCTGGCGGTCGAAGTCGGCGGGGTGCTTTCCCAGCACTCCTTCAGCGACTCTGAATTTCGCGCGGCCGCTTCGGCTTCAGCGTACGAAGTGGTGGCCTCCATTAATGGAAACTCCAGTTTGACATTTGGTGCTAGAACCACCGACGGCGGCAGCCGGGTGGCGTTGTTCGCCAAATCCGACACCAACGAAGATGTCGCCGTGGTTGTTCCTGCGGCCGGGACGGATGCGAATGTTGTATTGGGGTTTGCATCTGGCCGCAATGACACCGTTAGGCTGTACTTGAACGATCGACCACTATCTAAGGATGGTGCCGTAGCGGAGTTGCGCTCCAACCCGTCGGGATTGTGGTCGCCGATGACGTCTCCGGTGACATTTGCCATCCAGGTAGACAGTATCGACGTTCCTACTTCTCCGGCCAACACGTATTCCATCACCGACCAAGACTTTGTCAATGCAGCTACTGGATATCAGACTGTCGCCGCCACCAACTCTTTGGCGTCGTGGGCTGCAGTGTTGAATTACCGCATCCCCGGTATCACCGCCCGTGTGGACGGCGGAGTGATTGTATTGTCTAGCAACAAGGGTGGAACTGCACAATCCAAGTTGGTTATTGAAGGATGCGGACTCACTACGGCCGGCATGTTTGCTACTGGAACCGCCACGGGTGCCGATTTCGATTATTTGCTTGACCGCAGCCTGGGGCAATTAAGCCTGGTCGACTCCAAAGTGTTGTCGGCAGGCGACCAGTTGACTGTCGGTAGCGCCACCACGCGAGCGTTCTTGGAGAGCCAATCGGTCACCGACGTGACTTTTGCGGCAACAACGACAACCGTGGCCGGAGAGACCGGCGCAGAGTTCTGGTTCGTTGTTGACGGCCAGCCGACTGCGATTCCCACCGGCGTCGCCACCGGAGTTCAAATCACCGTAGTCGCAGTCATGCCAACCACTAACGTGCAATTGGTGGCGTATACATCTGCTTCTGCCATCTTCAGTAATGTGCTCGAAGGTGATTGGTTGATTGCGACCGACTCCTCCTTTTCGGCAGCCAACCGTGGGGCTTGGCGGGTTGTATCTGCGTCTCCCACGACAGTGATGGTGGAGCGGGCGTTGTCTTGGGCGGACGGACAAACCCCATTTTTGGCTAGTGGTGGTCTGTATTTTGTACGGACACCGGCGCAACTTCAGCGTGTGTGGATCGAGGATGGCACCCACTACACGGCGAGTGTATTGGCTGACTTGCTGAGCGCCTCCCTCGATGGAGCATCGGCGAGCACATACCGTACTACACGAATTCGAGTCAGCACCAACTCGTACGGTATTGGGGATATCGCTTTGGTGGCCGCCAACAGTGAAGCAGCCAAGCTCGGATTCCCCGTCGCAACAGAGACCAATCGTGACACACATTTGGCTAGTATCGTAGCCGGCCATGACGAAACCGGCACTCCGAATTTCGGGTCTGAAGTGGTGGCTTCTACGACCGGGCCGACTTCTGCAACGCTGCCTTCTATTGGCCAGCAGTCTACCGGGCGCGTGGCGGTGGTTTCTAGAGCGGAGCCGGATGCGTACACCCACCGAATCGGACATAAGGGGTTTTACACCCCGGTCACTGAAGTGTCTGGCGCTACCATTACGACCCGCACCGGCCCAACCGAGTGGATGCTTGGCGACAGGCTGTACGCGGCTTCTCCGTACGCACTAACCGGAGATGACACCTTAGGCGTGGTCGTTGACGGAGATGAGACCTCTGGACGTTACATTTGCCAGATGTACCGTCGCGTAGCCCCCGGCAGCGCTTTTTACGGCACCACAAACGATCTCAAGGACAGAGAAAACGGCAACGCCAGCCTGGCTCAAGTATTCGGCACCACGATGCAGTGGAACGACTGGATGGTTGTCATGGCGGCGAGGGCCAAGTCGCACGGAACGCCAGACAACAACAAAACAATGTTGTGGCGTTATCGCCGTCTCGGTGCCGATGGGAACACCGCGAGAATTCAGTACATATATCCCGCGGAGCCAAATGCGACGGCGGTGTCTTTTACCGACGCTACGACCGACGCCTATACCGACGTTACTGTCGCTCTACCTTCTGGGGCGGCGCGCACTGGAATCGCCGTCACCAATGCGACCAAACTGGGCGTCACGTCCGTACTTTACGGCTCCGGACTGTACACGTACACATACGTCTTCAATTTGCCCATCGCTTCCGCCGCTCGTGTAACCGATATAACGACATTGCAGCTGACGCTTCCGCCCGGAGTTGTGGATCACGGCTTGGTGGCCGGCAACCGGATTTACGTGGCCTGCAACGGAGCTGGCGGAGCCGCCGGGTTCAGTTCTGGAGTGTACACTATCGCCAGCACGCCGACCGCGACGAGCCTGACGTATTCGGAAGCGGGCACCGATACCACCGGTATCAATATCGGTACGACCAGCTGCGATAACGCCGAGGCTCGACTGGGGGCTTCTACTGTCGTCGTAGGCGATGTTGTTTCAGTCGGCACTAACGCCTCCCTCCTGACCGACTTCAAACGTCCGGTGAAGGTCTTGTCTGTGGCTGACGGGTACTTTACTACACACGTGCCGACTCCGTCTACGGCCGTCTTCGGTGTGTTGAGCTGGGGTGCAATCAATTCCACCGCCAATATCTCGGCGTTCCCATTGTCTGGTAACGGCATCGTAGCCATCGCGGCCGCCATTAACGCCCAAGCTTCAAGCGCCGTCAGCGCGGTGGCGGTAGGCGATGGAGCTGCGGTTAATGGAACAATCGACTACGCCACCTACGAACTCTCCCCAAACGGACTCGACGGTACGAACCCTTGGTATTATTTGTCGGATGGGGTGAATTACATCAGAAGTCACACGACACCGGGAAGCCCTAGCGTGGACTTCAACTTCACCTTCAAGAATTCAATCAACACCACCCTCGCCACCAACAGCGACTGGGCCAATGAAGATGTACGACTTGTACCACAATTAGCCACACATGTAGTAGACTATCTCAATACGTCCGCCCCGGGCGCCCTGTTTGCCAGCGCGACGATTGAGATCAGTGGGAAGCGTCCACAAATCACAACCAAGTCGCCCGGCTCTATCGGAAGTGTACAGTGTCAGGGTGGGTCCGCCAACGCCCTTGTCGCCGCCGTCAAAGGGGCAGCGGCTCAGGTAGCGACAAACTACTCGGCCGTGACAATCGCCACCAGCGACGCTATCGGACTGAGCACCGGACATTGGGTGAAAGCGCAGAATCAAACCACCACTTCGAAGGTGCGCGTGACAAGCGCTACGGCTCTGACGTCCATCTCTCCGACTGGCGACGTGGTGTGGAGCGGCACTAGGGCGTGGCAGGCGGCTAATACAGCACAAGCAATCATTCCTGGGGAAACCTGGCAATTTGAGCGCCAAGGCGACTTCATCGCGGTCAGCAGTGCGGTTTCGAGTAGTTTGCTGACTGGAGTCAAAGAGGGAGATTGGGTCCACATTTCATCAGAAGTCTCAAATCCAACACATATCAACCCAGCCAGCTTCGTGTCGGCCGCGAACCAAGGTTTATTTCGAGTCGTGCGTATTGACTCTACACTGAAGACTTTTTGGGTGGAAAACATCAACGCCTTGGAAGAAATTCAGGTAGCCGACATCGCGTTTTTGACGTACGACTCAATTGTACCAGGCGATCAGCTGGTTATCGGGTATCAGGGGTGGGGTACAGCCAACCTCGGAACCTGGACGGTGGAGTCCATCGACCTATCGACATACAACTCGACCTACACGAACAATACGTACAAGTTTAAGTTGTCGGTCGCAGACAAGGCGCCAACGGCGGCCGGTCCAGTGGCGGCACTAGGAGTAAGCAATGCGGCTCTAGTGCGTGTGATTGAAGGGTCTGCCAGTCACCTCTTCAAGCGTGTATACGCCATCGCCACGAATTCGACCGATCCGACGTTGTCGACTGTCAAATTCAATACATGGGATGGTTCCGACAAACTTGGAGAGTCTACTCTAACTACACTCGTTTCTTTGGATAAGCTCGCCTTTCCCGGAGCTACAGCTGTAGGCGCAGATGGCTACCGATACAATACGGGCCTTGTCGGGGAAGCAGCCAAGAAAGCCTTCGGTGTGGATTCCGATCCGACGACTTACCCGGGGATCGCATCCGCTGGAAAGAACATCAACTTCAGCGGCCCGGTAGTCCGGCGTGTGACGGTTAGTCTGGCTATTCGAATGAGAAGTGGGGTTTCCGCTAACGTCAAATCCCGCATTCAATCTGCAGTTGCCGCCAAGATCAACTCGACACCAATCGGCCAATCAATCGCCATTTCAGATATCGTTGCCTCGGCACAGTCCGTCAATGGGGTTGTGTCCGTTGTGGTGCTCAGCCCCACATATTCCGCCGGCCAAGATATGATCTCAGTACAGCCGATGGAAAAGCCGATGGTGCTGAGCATCGATCAAGACGTCAGCGTCTCGTTCGTGGGATAGCCAGTCGGGTAGCCCAATCTTTGGGGTATGCCAGTAGTCTTCCCGCAACCACTACCGCCGCTGCCAGACGCGACTCTTACGAGTCGCGGCGCAGTCAACAACGCCGCGCCACCACAAATCGCGCTGTCTAATCTGTCTCCGGCCGGAGCCGCCGTCAACGACTCCGTGGTTTGGAGTGGGACCGCGTGGGTGCCGCAAGCAGCTTCAGCTCTGGCTGCGGACAACAAAAATATGGTCGCTAGACTGACCACAGGGGATGGCCAGCTGGCATGCAATCTCCCGGTGGCCGCCGCAACCGTTCCGGGTTGGGTGGTAGTGGCGGTCAACGGCGTTACAGTCGAGGTCGGGGACGGCGTAAAGACGCTTGAGTGCTACTTCAGCAAGGATGGCGGCACGACGGCGACCACATACGGTGCACTAACTTCTGCAGACTATCTGTATTGGAACGGGTCTATCGCAGGATACCAGTTAGATACTACTGATACTATTGATTTTACTTATTTAGGATAACACTATGCCTAAAGTCGCTGGAAAGCAAGTCAAAAACAACAGCATCACTTCGACGCAAGTGAACGGTTCTATCGCCGTTACTGGTAGTACCAACACGTTTGGTGCGTCGCAGAATATGGGTGGATTCAACATCACCAACCTTCCATCTGTTCCAGGATCGGGAGACTCGGCCGCCTGCAAAACTTATGTCGATACGACCGTAGCAGCGGTAGCCCAGGGGTTAGATCCGAAAGCCTCGGTACGCGCAGCCACCGCCACTAGCCTTCCACCTTACGTCCGTACCGGGAATACTATCAATGGCACAGCCGTTCCACTAGGTGTGGTCGACGACGTCACATTAGTCGCTGGAGTTGATCGAGTTTTGGTCCAGCACGGGGCGAGCGGGGCCGACAACGGCATTTACGACGTCGTACAGGTTACGTCTCCATATATTTTGACACGTTCGCCAGACGCCGACACTTCAGCTAAAGTCACTAACGGCATGTGGTGTTTTGCTACGGCTGGCACAGCCAACGGACTGAAGGGTTGGGTGTTGGTTACACAAGATCCAATCGTACTCAATACAACAGAATTAACTTTTAGTCAGTCCTCGCAATCCCCGCCGATCGCCTACGGAAATGTCACTGCCATTTCTGTCGGCGGCAACAACGTCAACGGCGTGGCCGATTCAGCCTCTCATTCCGACCATGTACACGGCTTAGCAGCTGCAGTTCCGGGGGCTGTAGCTGTGGCAGATGTCGTTGGTGAGGGTACAGCCAACTCTGTAGCTCGCTCAGATCACCGACATAGTGTAGCTCGAGGAACTCCAGTCAATGTAGGTACGGCCAATGCAGCTGGTACTGGAGTTGACTTCGCGGCGGGCAACCACGTCCACGCTTCCCCTAAATTGAACGTTGGCAATAAAAATATGGCCTGCATTGTCACCACCAACAATGGCGACAAGGCCACCAACACTACAATCGCCACAGCCAACGCCCTCGGAGCCAACATAGCTATCACACTCAATGGTTTGGATTTGTACGTCACAGAAACCAACTCCGGGGAATGCTATATCGGACAAGGAGACACTTCGACGGCCAGAGCTTTTTCGGCGGTTGTGCCCGGAGATACTGTTCGCTGGAACCAAAGTGTAGCCGGCTTCAATCTTGAAACTACGGACGTACTCAATGTCCACTACCTCAGCTTCTAAAGGGCGACATGCCGAAGCTACCTCTTAAACAACTAGCTCAAGGTGGGGCGGCTACCGGAAATCCGGTCACGTGGAACGGCACTAAATACGCCCCAGGTACATCCGTTGCTGCCGCCGATATACACAATACAAATGGATCTGGTGGCTCCGATATTTGCGTCAAAGCTGGCACTTCTGTAGCCGACGCATCCGTTAGTGCGACAGCAAAAATATTCAGTGCTAGAACAGCCATAGGAGGGACAGAGGTAGAATATTTTGGCGTCACTAAAGCCGGCATTACGTGTGGAGTTATTAACCAGCAAGGCACCGACTCATCGGCCACCCCAGGGAATGCTACCATCAACAAAACATGCGGGATTTCTGCCATTTTGGCCAACAACTCGTACGTCACCATTACAAACTCTCTAGCGGCAACAGCAAGTCGCATCCTTGTGACTTGGTATGGGGACCACGGGGCGGCGCGCTGGTGGGTGGTTCGCGCGGCCGGGTCTTTTACTGTCGTACTATCCTCTACGGCGTCGGCCAATACACCTTTTGGTTGGGAAGTTAGCTCCCTTTCTTAGCCATGAGCATCGGCAATAAAGAAGTCGTAAACGGATTAGATGTAGACGGCCAGAACGTCGCCTCTCTAGGTAAGCTATGTCAGATAGGGGCAGATACGTCCTTTGTTCCCGGCAACGCCACATCTAATACGCCGGCCGGTATTTCCGCGATCGCCTCTGGCGCAACGACATGCACGATTACAAACTCTCTGTCCACCACCTCCAGTCTTGTGAATATCAATTGGCTTGGCGACACAGGAGCTACCCGTTTTTGGGTGACGCGAGCTTTAGGCTCTTTCACCGTCAATCTGTCGAGCGCTGCCGTAGATAGTGTCGGTTTTATATGGAGTGTGTCGGAGTTGGACAAAACACTCCTTCCAGGACTACGACGTTACTGGCCACTGAACGGGAATTCATCCGATATCTTTGGGGTAGGCAATGGCATTGATGTCGATGTGTCATATATGGCCGGAAAGATCGGCCAATGTGCATCATTTAACGGTACGACCTCCAAGATCACTACGCCGGCATCAAATGTGCCATTATGGGCCCTACCCAGAAGTATGTCGCTTTGGCTATATAAGAATAGCGCGTCCAACAAAATCGCTCTCGGGTACGGTACCGCTGGAAGTACTACCAGTTTAGATATCCTATACTTCAACAATGCCATCTGCATTTACACCTACGACGCCTTCGGTGGCGCAATACCGATGTCTACTGGAGGGTGGCATCATTTTGTATACACATACAATGGCACTACCTTCAATACATACCTAGATGGAGTCGCTGGAACCCCCTGGGTCAAGGCAATCAATACGGGGAGTTCGACTCCAATCACAATAGGCTCTGGGGTACATCCGTCCTTCTCTTATTGGGACGGACGTATCGATGAGGTGGGGTTGTGGGATCGATGTATCACTTTAACTGAGATTGCAGATCTATACAACTCCGGCTCCGGCCGGGCGCACCCGTTTTAAGGAGCTGTCATGGGAATCGGCAATAAAGAGGTGGTCGGAGGTCTTGACTGCAACAACTCAGACATCACTTCCTGTGGGAAAATTACACATGTCGGGGTGGACACATCATCTACCCCAGGCAACGCCACATCTAATTATGCATCTGGTATTTCCGCGATCGCCTCTGGCGCAACGACATGCACCATTACCAGCTCACATGTCACCCCACTAAGTCGCGTGTCGGTAACGTGGCTTGGGGACACCGGAGCTACGCGATTTTGGATAACTCGCGTATCGGGATCATTTACGGTGACATTGTCTAGTGCCGCGGCCGCTAATGTCAGTTTTTGTTGGACTATATCTGAAATCGCCACCACGTCACTTCTCAATGGACTTATCCATTGTTGGCCTCTAGACGGTAGTTCGAGCGACGTTCTTGTAACCGGCAATGGCAGCGACACATCTATGGGCTATGTAGCTCGTAAGTTGGGGGGCGGGTGCGCTGTGTTCGACGCTGCATCTAAGATAGATACCGCACTGACCGGACCATCTGGTGCCGCCGCGAGGAGCGTCAGTCTTTGGTTTTACGTGGCAAGACAGATATCTTGCACCCTGGTCGCATGGGGATCCACCAACGGCTCTATTTGCAGTCTGGTATACGACAGTACCGGTGGGGTATGGTGGTATGACGGGACGTCTAGTAAGTGCGTAGGAGCTGTAGCGAGTTTTGGCGTATGGCACCATTTAGTATTCACTTATGACGGCTCGGAAGGTAAAGTTTACCTCAATGGCGGAGCTCCGAGCGCTCAGACATGGGCGATGAACACTGCCAACGACCTAAATATCATATTTGGAGTCGCCCCCGACGGCACCCGCCACCTCATCGGAAATATAGACGATACATGTATGTGGAATCGCGCACTAACGGCCGGCGAGGTGGCCGACCTCTACAGCTCCGGGGCTGGGATTGAAACTATGACCGGCTCGCTGCTCTCCGGATTAACTAGACAGTGGCACTTTAATGGCAGTAGTCTGGAGTCTGTGGGCGGGACAACGGGAACCGACACATACGTTATTTATGAACCATCCAAAATAATCGGGTCTGGAGTCTTTAACGGCACTACCGGAAAGATCGCCACCAGCCTATTTGGACCGCTAGGGAACTCCCCTAGGTCGCTGAGTTTGTGGATCTATAGAACCTCATCTAGCCAAAACAGCATATTGGGATATGGTGAGTCGGGATTGACCGCCTTCCATCTAATCTCTTTTTCTGGTGGGATTTACCCTGGTTGGGGTGGGACTATAGCATGCCCACTATATCAGTGGCATCATTTTGTGTGTACTTACGACGGAACAGACGTCCACTACTATCTAGATAACGTCCACACCTCGGCGACATACGCGCTCAATACTAAGCCGGTGTATCCCATTAATATAGGGTATTTTGGAGGAAGCGGCTACGCCACTTTCTCTGGACGTCTTGATGAAATAGCAATGTGGGATCGATGTATCACCGCCGGAGAAGTCTCAATCCTTTACAATAGCGGCAGCGGCAGAACGTACCCATATTACTCTTAAGGGCCAATTATGGCAAACAGAAATATTGAGCCTGTAGTCGGAGAGATCTTCGTCCCCGGACCCGAGCCGAGCGCTCCCCTTGAAGGTCAGACCTATTACGACTCGACGGCGCACTCCCTACGAGTTCGCGGAGTGTCTACTTGGAGTTCTGTATCTGGAAATTCATCGGGCACCAACACCGGAGACCAAACCGCAGCCACAGTCCCTAACACCCCCGCGGGTGGAATCTCGGCCGTGACTGTACAGGCTGCCATCAACGAGCTCGACACCGAAAAAATCGCAGCCAATACAGCCATTGTGGCTGGAACCAACACCAAGATCTCCTACGATGCTAAAGGGCTGGTTACGGCTGGGGTAGCGGCTACCACAGTTGATATCGCCGACTCGACCGATAGACGGTACTGTACCGATGCGCAAAAAGTCGTCATTGGCAACACCTCCGGCACCAACACCGGAGATATGTCGATTGGGACGTTCGGTTCTACCCCAAACCCCTACGGTGGTACAATCACGACCGGAGTTCTCACCTTCCAGCCAGCCAACGGGACCAATCCTGGCGGGGTGTCGATAGCCGCACAAAGCTTCGCCGGATACAAGACTTTTGTCGATGGGGCCGAAGCGACCGCAAAATACGGCACAGCCTACATGGGTGGCGCTTCGATGAGTTATAGTTTGTGGGGCGTCGCCAATTCGAGTTACGCTTCTGTGTTGGGGCTCAACTACGGGACTGGTGACGGCATCAAAGGGGAATCGACTGGAGGGAAGGGTGGGAATTTTATCGGGGTGACCGGTGTATATGGCTCCGGTTCATCTCGCGGAGTAGAGGGTGGCGGCGCAGGGATGGCTCTGTATGGGGCTGGCGGGACGCACGGATGTTATGCAAGCGGCTCTCAGTACGGTGTCCAGGCATCCAGCGACCAGTATGGCGGAAGCTTCACCACCAACAGTATTAGTAATCACCCGGCGGTTAAAGGAGAATCCACTGGCGTCTCGGGCAGCAACTACGGCGGACTGTTCACATGCGTCAGCGGCATTGGATGTGCCGGCCAGGGTTCTACGTACGGCGGGTATTTTTCTGCATCCGCCGGTGTCGGCATGTATGGAGCGTCGACGGGTGGGACAGGATACGGCGTTCAAGGTGTCGGTACGGTTGCTGGTATGAAGGGTGAGTGCTCGGCGGGGGATTATGGCGGGCATTTTTCCAATACAAACACAGGAACTGGAACTCATTACGGCATCTATGCTTCGTGTGACTCGACCGGCTCCGGGGATCGCGTAGGAGTGTTGGGCGGCGGCTTAACATATGGCGTCTATGGAACGTCCACAACCGGCACCGGCATCTATGGAACCTCTGGCGGTAGTTACGGGATCTATGGAGACAACACCCACGTCGGTGCTGAGAGCGCCTACGGCGTTTACGGCCACTGCACCTCAACCGGAGGTGGGGTTAAATGTGGTGTAGTCGGGTTTGGCCGCTCGCATGGCGTTATGGGCTCTTCAATCGCTGGATATGGACTCTTTGGAGAAGGAAATTCGGTCGGAGCTCCACTCATGTTGGCCGGTTTAGCTGCCGCCCCGTCGAGTACGGAGGCCGGTCAAATTTACTTCAATTCAGCGGACAGTCATTTTTATGGCTACAACGGCACTACCTGGAAACAGCTCGACAACTAGCCTAAGGGTCCGACAATGTACTCAATATACCTATTTGACAGCGCAAACAATCCGATTGTAGGGGCGACTCCCGTATTTACGGCCTACCGATCGCTCGGGGGTGTCGAAATTACACCTAGACCGACTATTGCAAATCTGACATCCAACATCTACACCTTTACCCCGTCCACCTCCGACGAGGCGACTGGCGTAGCCTTTATGATTTACGCTCCGACGGCGGCCCCGCAGTATTACGCCGGTGCGGTCGGCAATCTGGCCGCTTTCGGGGTTTGGGATGACGTCACCCTGGCCCCCAAAACAACCGCCAGTCCTGTAATCGACGTATATGTCGGTGCAGATGCCACCCCGTACCCACCCCCGACGATCACCAACATCGGACTCGGGCTGTATGGCTGGCTCCCCACCAACCCCGACCGTGTCAACGACGTACAATTTCGTGGTCGAACTGTAACATCTGGATGTATCCCAATCAACTTCGAGGGGTTTGTTGCGGCCGCCGCTTCTGGGGGTACTGGTGTCGGCCCCACGATTCTATCTGTCACGCCATTCGGAGATCGACTAGAGCTCCTATTTGATTCCAATATAGCATTAAGCGGCCCCGCGCTATTGAACGCCCAATGGGTTATCACCTCGCCCCCAGGGGTCGTCGCTCCGACGGCTACATCCGTGTCGGTTGCCGGATCCACCGTGACGCTGTATATCACGGAATGTACCAGTGGAACGTCATACTATTTACACATACCTACAACTGGGATAACAGACACCACCATGACCCCGTTCGGAGGTCCATGGCTGCACACCTTTGTCGGTGTCGGCGTCGCTCCATTTGTGGCGCTGGCGTCCGCCAGCGACGCCTTGCACGCCAAAGTGATTTTCTCCGAAGCGGTACTCGAGGCGGAGGCGCTAATATCCGCTAATTACCTCATCACTGGCGGTGCCGGTCTGACTGTATATGGCGTCGTCAAAGAAACCGACCAAGTATATGTGTTGACGACGTCGCTTCAAGTCTCTGGGCAATCGTACACTGTGACGGTGTCCAATATCCACGATCTATACGGCAACCTGATTTAACCTCAGACCCGCTCAATCTTTGGGGTGTGAGTTCATCCGCCGTTTTCATCGGAACCGGGTTTTACGTCACGGGCGCCCAGGTCCGCCCCGGCAACGTCATCCGTATTTCCTTTAGCTCTGCCCCGAAGGTTATAGACCCTACAGCACTCAACGACGCACTAAATCCGCTAAATTATACCCTGTCGGGCCCAGGTCCGGGATCGTTCGCTGCTGCTCGTGTAGTGGCGGGAGATATACTCAGTGTAGATTTAGAGCTACAGGCTTCGTTGGTGGCTGGAGCTTGGTCGGTCAATACCATCGGCGTGGTCTCGTCTGCCGGAGACCCTCTTACCGCGCCGACCGCCGCTAATTTTACCGTCTTGACTGTCGGTACTCGCACCTCGCTGTCCGGCGGGGCGCAGAACGACACCGCCGAGCAGATTATTCGAAAGCACCTGAGTCCAGCTCTCAGGGGGCCGAATTGGGACTTGGTGATAAGGGCCCTAGCCACTGGCGACGACGCAAATTGGAACAATGCACAGCTAGCCATCAAACAGATGTTTCTGGCGTCGGCCAGCGGCCAGTATCTCGTCAAGAGGGCCTCTGACCAGGGCGTCGCCCCGCCACACGACGTAGGTATGGCCGACGACGTGTTCCGTCGGCTCGCCGTCAAAACCGCCAACGGAGCATTGCTTCATACAGCCATCAAAGACATCCTCGAGGTGTACTACGGAGCCGACAGCTCCCGGGCGTTCGCCGAATGCACACACGATGAACTGTACGACCTCAACTCTACAATGGAGTTGCGGTGGACTTTAGACGGTAAGCAATCGTTCTCTTACGGCTTCCCATCAACCGATTTTGGCTCGCCTGTTGCAGCTCAGGCGTGCGAGGTCGCGTTCGCTCTTACGCAACATATGCGTCGTCTCCGCTCGAACGGATTTGCCGTCCCATATCGCTCGCCAAATACCGGATTAAATCGTGTTCGCATTTATAGTGGCTCTTTGGGGGTTGGGTCGAGCGTGCAAATCACAGGCGGTCTTGCTCAAAATACATTCCAATTCCCGACACTGCTGCCAACGTACATAGCCAGCGCGGCAGGCTATAGCTGGGTATACTCTGTGTCGACTCCAGGCGCCACTCGGGTTTCTCTAACCATCGACACGTCAATTTAATGCCAACATCGAACTGGAATCACGATGCCCACTTTATGTCCATTAGCATGGGTCTTTGGACCCACCCCGTCGCCAACGCCGTCGGTCAACATGCCGGCTATTGACATATCGGAAGTGCGCGATGGCGACTACGTAGCCATAGCTCCATCTGCCGGATCTGGCTTGTCCGACACGTATGTAGTTCGCAACGTGCGGACTAGCTGGAGTGGGACCCTCTTCACTCAAAGTTTCGACATTGACCGAGTCGGCTTCTCCGGCACAGCCGTTCAGCTAGACAATGCCGCATACACCTTCTACCGTGCCGAGACCCGACGACTCAACGGGCCGCGTTGCGTTTCTGTCACGCAAACCAATCCGAATCAACTTGACGTGGTTTTGCCGGCCACAGCTCAGGTGGTAGGGCGTGGACCAAAAACCGCGGCATATCCCCACTCCGCGACGCCCATTAGAGTCGCCTCTATCAAACGCCTATCGAGTGGGAGTACAGTCGTAACCACCACACAAACCCATGGGCTGGGCTCTGGAGACATCGGCCGGCACATTCTATTGGATTCCATCCAAGCTTCAAATGCACTACCATATACCTCGCCCGGGAATAGCGCCGTCGCTCCAGCAACTTGGACGTACGCTGCGAACCATCTCGGCTTTGTAGCCGCAGCCCAAACTCCAACGTCTCTGGCGACACAGTTTGGAACTGCGACGGCCGTTGGAGATAGCATCGTTTTTGCTGGAGGTTATGACGGCGCCACCATCACGGGAAGCACCAATCACTACACCGCTGCAGCGCCGAGCGTGGTGGCCGAAGGGTCCGAAGCGGATGGCAGCCTCCGACATGCCCATACGTGGACCACCGCCGCCAGCATGACGACCGCACGCTACTCTCATGCCGCCAGCGAATACTCTGGCGATGTCTTGGTAACGGGCGGACTGAACGCCATCGGCACGCCCATGCAACTAGCAGAACTCTACGATACCGCCGCGCACACTTGGACGGCAGTGTCTTCCATGGCCTCTGGACGTACAGATCACCAACAAGTACTCCTAGACGACGGCCGAGTATTGGTGATGGGCGGCTACACGGCGATTGACACCCCCACCAATACGACAGAGTTATACAACGGAACGTGGACTACTGGACCTACCATGGTGCACCAACGAGCGGGCTTCCAGGCAGTCAAACTGAGCGATGGTAGGGTGCTGGCTATTGGTGGGGCTAATGGAACTTATCGTTTGGGTAGTTGGACGTCGTGGAATTGGTCAGACCATACGTGCGAAATTTTTGATGGTGTGAGCTGGAGAGCTACCGGATCGATGGCGATGGCTCGAGGGTGGAGCTGCGCTGTCGTTTTGCCCGGAGACTATGTATTGGTTGTAGGTGGCGTTGGGCACCCACAATCGCAGCCGAGTAATCCCACTAAGGTTAGTCTGGCGTCCGCAGAGATGTGGAGTCCCGTCACGGAGCGCTGGAGTCGAGTGGCGCCGCCCTCGCTTCGTCGCCACTTCCCTCTCGCCCGTTTAGTCGGCAGTAGGGTCATCGTGCTTGGAGGGGCGTCTTTTGTCGGAGACGATACGACCGTCGTCGAATGTTTCGATGTCGCAACAAGAACCTGGAGCCGCTTGCCGTACCGAATCGCGAGCGCAGGCCTCCCCAGCTTTGGCGCCGTCACGACTTATGAAGAGTTGGTGTTTTCCGGCGGCAGCACTCCCGCCTTCGAGACTTTCTTGGGGGGACAAGACCGCTTAGGTGGAACCGGACTGATCGGACAACACGTAATATCGGCAGTCCCGTCTACTACCTCCTTCGAGGTGCAAACCGACACCACTTCAGGCGAGATGCAGTACGCCACATCGTACGGGCTAACTAGCCAAACCGGCACGGCCACCGCTATAGCTGCACAGGACGGCTCCATCAACGCTCCGGGTCCATACATCATCGACCCGACCGAAGGCGCTGCGGTTACCGCCGTCGAGGCACTGACGCTTTCAGCCGTGTCAGCCGGACAGCAATACAAAGAGCTTACACTGGATGCAGCTGGGGAACATTTCCCGTCTTCCGGCTACATCGTACTCGGATTCGGCACGTCACAACAGACCTCGCCGATTCATTTCTCTGACCGCTACCAAAGTGGTCCGACCGAATACAAGCTCGTGCTGGATTACGCATACCACTTCGAGTTCGATTTCTCAGTCGGTGCACAGGTTATTCTGCTCAACCAGAAAGCTCCGTTCGACCCAGAGCGCGGAGAGGGTATCGGTTTGTTTTACGCAACGTCGTCCGCGGCTGGACGTGTGGCCGCGCAACAAGCCGTACTCGATGCGATAGCCTCTGGTGTTGACGCCAACATCCAAATCGTATACCCAGGAGACACCGGCTTGGGTGGAGGTGGACTGCCCACGCACGGCACCCAAAAACTGTCCGATATCGCGGCAGTATTCGGCGGCGATGAGCTGGACTCGGAAATTCAGACAAGGCGGGATAGCTAAATGTCTCAAATGACTCTCGCTGGAGCTCGCGTGGTTTGCAAGATCAACTCGGTGTTGTATGCCAGAGTCACTGGCTTTGCTTGGCACGCCCTAACGCCCAGTCACGAAATATACGGCATCGACTCGGAAGAGGCGTACGAACTGGCCCCGACCACCTCGAAAATCGTAGCGACAATGAAGATGTTGCGCACATCTGCGGATGGCGGAGCTGAAGGGGCCGGAATGGCGGTCGGAATAGGAGAGTTGTCCAGGGAGCGATACTTCAACGTACAGCTCATCGACTTGGCAACAGCGGCTATGTTGTTTCAGGCTGACCGCTGTAGGGCTACTGAACAGTCGTGGGACGTCCCCTCACGCGGCAAAGTCACCGGCACCCTACAGTTCACAGCCCTTCGATGGAGTAACGAGGTCCGGTCTCTAGGCACACCCTCGTAGCCGCGCTCGACAGCCCAATCTTGTTGGTGAATACCTCTTAAGGAGCCAACAATGGCCGTCTTGCGCCAAGCAAACCTACTGGGAAGTCAACGAGTCGACGTCCCCCACCTACGCGCACTCGAGTCCGCAACAGCGGCAGACTTCGATGTTGTCGCAGGACGCGTGCAGGCTGGCGGTAAGGCGCTTGTTATTCGCGGCTTCGAACTCGGCAACTTCAGCGCTGGTACGGCCACGTCGAATGTCCAACTCAATACTGCCGATGGTGTGTTGTACAATCAAAATGCGACCGAATCCGGCACGTTTTTGTGGGTACCGCTCGACCGTCCGGTAGAAGTCCTTGACTCGGCCCTCAACCCTCGGGTCGATGGGTCTTTTGTCGCGAGCGCCGTCAATTACATCGGTATCGACTTGACGCGTCAAACTGACGTTACCACGACAGACCACGTCAAGTTTTTGGACGCCAACACCCTACTCGAACAGGGATATGAAGTCCCACTGGCACGCACGCTGGATTATCGCATCGTCATTACATCGACGCCATTCAGTGCCCTCCCGCACCTCACGCCAATCGCCAAAGTCACATCCAACGCGAACAACCAGGTTGTAAGTGTCGAAGACGCCCGCAACATCATGTGGCGCCTGGGAAGCGGCGGAGATTTCCCGCAAACATCAAACAGCTTCGCTTGGCCGCAAGACCGAGTTGAGACAGCTGGCGCGTTCTCGGGTGGCGACAAGGGCATTCTTTCACAGAAGGATTGGCAAGACGCCGTCATGTCTCGCGTATGGGAAATCGGCGGCGGCGAAAATTGGTACTCCCCCACAGCCGACCGCAACGTCAAGTTGGCCGGCAACCCGTCAAGCTTGTTCACTTCCACCGCAGATAACTTCGAGTGGTTGGCTGGCCTATACACCGTTAACCACCTGCATTGGAAGGGGCTGAAGTTCCTCTTCGACAATGCCAACACGGCCGGCGTATACTACAACACAATCACAGATCAACTAGTGGACGACCCCGCAGGTTCAGCTGCGACATCCAAGACGTCGTTGGCGGTAGGGGATTGTTTGTATGTCGACCTAGACCGCAGCTCCAACGCCACGTTGGTAGCCCAAAAAGCGGCAATGCAAACCCTAGGCGAGCCGGTCAATCCGGGTTCGCGCGTGATTATCGCCTGGCGCAATGCCGACGGTGTGTTCCGCCGTGACGGCACATTCGCGGTGAACACCTCGTTTGCTCCAGCCACCACCGTAGCCATTGGCGCTGTGCGGCTCGCTTACGCAGCCGGAACACCCGGAACCCCTACAGTTCTGCCGTTGGATGCCAACAACACCCTCCGCATCGGAGAGGGCTCGTATCTCGTATCTGGAGCAAATCCCGCTACATATAGCTTTTCGGCTAGCGGCTACGGCGTCCACGGTCAGTCAACAACTAGCTCTGGAGTTTACGGCTCCGGATCCACCATCGGCGTTGAAGGCGAGTCGACCGTTTCGGGCGCTGGTATTTACGGACACTCTGCCGCCACCAATAGCACTGGCGTTATGGGTTGCGGAATAGCCCGAGGTCTCTACGGTGGCCCCGGAACTACCGGAAACACGCCTGTCACCGGGGCGTACTGCGAAGGCTCAACGGCTGGGGTAGAGGGCTTCTCTACTGCGACCGGGGTTTGGGGACATGGCGGGACAATCGGGTGTTACGGTAGCGGGTCGACTCATGGGGTACAGGGCTTCTGCACTGGGACTTCAGGCGATCGCTTTGGTGTCCGCGGAGAAGCTGGCGGAACGGGTGCTGGTGATATAATCGGAGTCTATGGCACGGGCCCTACGTACGGGGTGCAAGGGAATAGCTCTGGCACTGCGCTATACGGCTCAGGCGGCGACATCGGCTGTTACGGATCTGGAAACTCTTATGGGGTGCAAGGAAATAGCTCGGGCACTGCGCTATATGGTTCTGGAGGGACGATCGGTGTCTATGGCAATGGAAGTGCGTTTGGCGTCCAAGGCGTCAGTGCTGCAACCGCGCTATACGGCTCAGGCGGGGTCGTCGGCGTTGATGGAACAGGTTCGAACAAAGGTCTTGCTGGACTGGCGACAGGGACGGGCGGAGATCGGTATGGCGTGTATGGAGTTGCAAGCGGCACTGGGGGCGGTAGCCTAATTGGTGTTTATGGCGAAGGCGCCACGGCAGGCGTTCACGGGGTGGGTGCATTTGCAGCTGCTGGCGTTTGGGGGAGCAGCACCGATGGAGTCGGAGGGGTTTTTGAGGGTAACGCCACGAGAGCTCCCATTAACCTTGGATGGCGCACTGCCGCACCTACAAGTGGGGTGGCTGGAGATATGTATTTAGACTCTAGCGACGGGCCTGGCTCGGTTGTCATGCATGTATGCGTGACATCCGGAACTCCAGGAACATGGAAGCAGATCATATTTCCATAATTGAACACAACCCTTAGAATACACGAAGAATCCAGTAGGAGTATAAGGTGGAAATCATAGCCCCCATCGCCGGTGCGCTTGCACAAGGATCGGTCGGTGTAGCCGCCCTGGCTATTGCTGGGATGGTGTGGCTATTCGTCACCAACCAACGCCTGATCGCCGCACAAAAGCTGGAGGTCGCTGCACTTAACGAAAAAGTGGCGACAATCCTAGAAAAAATCATCCCGCTCACTACGCTGGTTCCACCGGCTATCGAAAAAGTGCGCGACACAGCCGAACGGCTGGAGCGGGTCATCATCGAAGTGAGAAAGTAGGGTGGGATATGTTAATCCCCTACGACCGCGCCATAATCTTGACGGTATGGCCATCACGGCGATTAGAGCATCGAGACGCACTCCGACTCAGTCGGAGACAACTCTGGCTCTACCCCCATCGGAGCTAGACATCATGGTGACACGATTCATTCAGTCATTACAGCCAGGTAAACGGGAAGTAGAAGAGTTGTATCAACGCTTTTTGCACGCGGCCCAAGAGGCTGCGAGTCAAATTCAGCGCAATGAAGAGCGTCGGCGCTCTACGTGTCGGGAGGAGTCAAATGTCAACGTTTGAAAATGCTATTCCGGTGATTCTAGCCCATGAAGGAACAGAGACTAACCACTGGGTGTGCGATGTTGACGACCTTGGTGGGGAGACCCAGTGGGGTATCTCGATGATGTTCATCAAAGCCGAGAAGTTGACCCCGCAAGATCTCGGACTCGACGCACTCACGTTTTATCCAGGGAGCCTCAAGTTGGTGACGAAGGCGGCGTGCATTGAAATCTACCGCCGATGCTGGTGGGATCGTTACGGGTTCGGCGCCATCCTCGACCAAACTGCGGCGACAAAATGTATGGATATGGCGGTCAATGCCGGTCCGGGTCGATCTGCTAAGATCGCCCAAGGCGCTGTCAACACCCTCACGCCAGGAAAGCTTGTCGTTGACGGAGCGTTCGGCCCAATGACCTACGGAGCTATCAACGCCCTCGACGGCAAGAAATTCGTAAAAGCATTCAGCGTTTGCCAGGCTCAGTATTACACCGATATTGCGGAAGCCAGGCCTGCCAACAAGAAATTCTTGAAGACCTGGCTACGTAGAGCGAATTGGGGTGTCACACCGTAGCGCGCATCTCCGGACCATTAGGTGCGAGCGACCCCGGTGGCCACTGGTAAAATCCCCCATAGGTCTCGGTCCAGCGCTTTTCCGTCCGCCCAGACGTTCTGGTCGCCTTGAGTGCAGGCATCCATTGGAATTTGAACACGGCCCCGGAAATCTGGTAGCGCATGTCCGCCACCCAATCCCGTGCGGCCTCATTGGCTCGTTCGAAGCTGGCGTCCGGCGTAGAATACACCGAATAAACCGCCAATGACTTCTTGTCGCCCTTGCCGGTCAACACCCCCAAGACCTTCTTACCACTGGCCGACAAGAACGCGCACTGGTGCAAGATGTGCTTCCACTTAGCGTCGATGTCAAATGATGCGGTAAATGTTCCACCGGAAAAATCAATCCACTCCAGAGGTCCTTCGACGTACGGGGCGATACTATACGAATCACACATTTGGGAGCTCCACTGCAGCTTTGGTTGTTTCCGTCTCGACTACATTTTCTACGACATCTGTCAAGAAAATCTGTCGACATTCTTCTGAGCAAATAGGAGTGCACGGACACTCATCGACGACCGCGCGCCACCCCGTCCTTTGGCCGCACACCAAACATGGATACTTCCTACCTGTTTGTTGCATTTGCCCTTCCTCGACATCCACTACGACCGAGGCCGCCGGAGTAAAAAACTGCGGCCTGAACGCCAGCATGACTTCCGGAAAGCGTTCGTCAAAGCGCATCGAGATGACTCAGGATTTGCTCTAGGAGCTGTGGGCGGTATTCTTCCATCTCTTCGTTCAGTGGGTCAATGAAGTCGCGCTTCTCTCGGTCGAGACGTACGCGGCCGCACTCATCCCCCGGGCTCGGGAGCGCCGTCACAGGGGTGTCGTTCGACGACCAAGTGAACACAATCGTCGTGGGCTCCCCATCAAAACAGTAAGGCGTGGCGTACAGCGTTCCGTACTCCTGTTCAAACCCGATGGACGGCTTGCGGCCCTTCGCCCAGGTCTCTTGAATCTTGACCGACTCCGACTTCATGGCATCGAAGAAGCGCGCGACTTCGTCTACCGTAGGTTGGCTGGCGGCCGCCTCTTGCGTCATATTGTCAGTGCACTTCGGACAGTAATCTCCGCCATAATCGTCGCTGGACCACCCAAGCGTGTCCGCCACTTCGACTCGACATCCGTCGCACTGGGTCTTGTCATTCTCGCAGTTAAGGCTCATTACATTCTCCTAAAATTCAGACGTCATCATTTTGCGCTGCTTGGCTTCCAACACCAAGACCCAACAGTCGCCGTCGTGTCTCATATCCAACGTCGCGAATGGACTACCACCGCAATTGTGCAACATCGGTGTATTGGCGATCTGCTGCAACAGCTCGATTTGCTCCCTACGGGATTCTGGCGAGCCATGGGCGCACGGCTCAGAGCGATACTCCAGTGACACTTGCTCTAAGCCGCCGCCCAAGTCCGACCGATGAACGGTCTTCTTCACTCGAACTCCTCTTCGTCGTCATCGTCACGGACGTCATTCTCGTCGCCATCCTCGAGTTCGAAGCCGCTGGACGCCAGCTCCTCGTTGAGGGTGGACAAAAATTCATTCATGACGCCCTTCTTGACTGTAGGTAGGATCGCAACTGCAACATCACGGACAATAGAATCAAACTCTGCACGGGTCATTTTACAACTCCTTGGTTTTACTGCGTGTTATGCTACTCAAATCTGTTAAAGGTCGGCCCAATCAGAATACCTAAGCTGAGCATTCTTCAGGGTCACGCCGCCAGGTGGCACGGCAGTCGGAAGAGGTCTCGGCTGCTCGTAGTTGCTCGCGGTCGCGGGTGTGGCATTGGTAGCGCCACCGAGCGGCACGACCAACAAAATCAGATCTCGCAGCTCTCCTAGCTCATGCTCGTCCATAGGAACGCTCACGCTTTGAAATACGCACGCCGCAGTTGGGTCAGTATTCGGGATGTCGAACGACAAAGTGTATTGCTCTTGCGCCTGCCCAGAACTCCCCACTTCAGACACTACAGTCTTAAACAATTTCATAGCTACTCCTACAGTAATTCGGGAAAACGAACAACGGCTGAAAGCTGTATTCGATCCTCTTGGCGTCCGACAAGGTCCACTTGACGTCCCACGGACACGAAAGAAGAGGGGGATTCCACAAGGTAGCTGTGCGATTTTTGTTGCGCTTCAGCTGGTCTTCCGACCACTTATTCAACATATTCACGTTTTGGTGAGCTTCTGTAACTGTATCTACCACACCCACCATCCACCGTTGAGTCTCTTTGCCCCAAAACGACTTCTTCTTTCCAATTACAACCCAAGCCTTGAGTTCCATTATCTTCTCCAGGGATGCCATATGACGCCAGCTCCGTATGAGATACCAAAACTGTTTCCCGCCGTCAACCACACTTTAGGCCCTAGTTCGAATTTCCCGAAGTCGTAAGACACACCCACGGCCCCCAAAAACCCTGTCCCACCAACACCCAAATCTAGCGTTCCGCCGACCTTTTCGTACCACTTCGCCTGCAACATACGAGGATTCACTCCTGCGAGACGGATGTCGATACCGACATTCTCCTCTGACGATGCCACGTGAGATTCCCACGCCCCGTCGTCCTTCTGGCCCACCACCAGTGTAACTCGCAGCGGCCGCTTCTGCTGCACCTTCACGTAAGCCTCCGCTGGGCTTGTCTTGGTCCAGCCATCCACTCCGATGTACCCGAAGTCCTTCGAGAAGTCAACTTGAATACGTCCAGGGGATTCATCGTGTTGTGTGGCGTTCGCCAGCCCCTCGTAGGCCTTTTTCCATTGTAACACAAGGGTGTTGGCTGTCAGAAGTGTTTCTCCGCTCTTCTTGATCTCGTCGGTCAAGAGTTTGACTTGGACATCTTTGGAGTCCAACAAAGACTGCAACTGCTCATGCTCGACAGCCAGTTTTCGATACACACCCGCCTGGACTTCGACGGTGCGATCCTTGTCGGACACGGCGTTGCGAAGGGACGTCAGCTCGTTTTCGTACGAGCAGCCCTTGATGCCGCCGAAAACGAGTAGCAATACGATGGCAGCAAAGAGTCCTGCCGCCAGATACTTCGCCACCGCGTCAGGAACCGTCATAGTGCCCTCCAGGCTACCACGCGTACCGCGTCATTATGGATGTCGTGATCTTGATGGTCGAAGACATTGCCGCACGAGTCAACCCAGCCGTAAAGTGTCCCGTACTCTGGGTCGCGATAAAGATACGGCTTGAGTGTCCGAATTGTGATAATGGATACATTTGGAGCCTTCGTGTCCACTAGACAGCATAAATAATACCCGTCGGCCTCCAAGACGTCTTCTATTCCAGGGACCTCAACAAAACACCTATTGACGGGAAATTGCTTCATACCCCAATACGGGTCTCTGTCGAACCCCAACTCATAAAACATTTCAGTCAGAGTCATTTTCTTCAGCATATCAGCCTCCTAAAATCGCGTCGATAAAGCCAGCCTTCAAGGCCTCTGGCGCGGTAAAATACGTCTCTTTTGCACACCATCTAGACACTTGCTTCGGCGTAGCTCCGCTTCGGCGTGCAAGAACCCCTTGAATTCGCCGATTACTCAACTTACACTCTTCGTTCATCCGGTGCATAGCGGTGGTGTCAAGCTCTTCGTCCCCCATCTTAAAGCTGGCGTTGTGCACCATCAGCAACGAATTCTCCGTCATGATACGCTTTTGACCAGCCTGCAACAACACTGCGCCAATCGAATAAACTCCACCACGACCGAAAGTGGTGGTAGGGTTCTTGCAGTTCCGGATCACATCATACAAAGCCAGACCGGCGTCAATATCACCGCCCGGCGTAGAAAGATGGAAGCCAATCGGACCTGGAGTTTCATCCAACATAAAAATGCCTGGAGTTAGGTCTTGTGCCGATTTATCCGAGATGGTACCGAAGATGTAGACGCGACGGACCTCGAAATCAATGCCGGAAGCTTTGGCTGTATCGAGGCGCTGCATCCGGTTCGTCAGTTTGGTGGTCATGACCTATCCATATCTCGAGAAGACCTTCAATGTCAAGACGCCAACTTCTCGAAGAATCGAATTTTTTCTGGCGGCACGATCCCACCCTTAAAGTCGCGGAACGCTTCCACGGCCTTATGGCTGATGGACGTCGAACCTCGGTAACTGAAGGACCCCAACGTATTCGAGTGTGTAGTGCATCGATCGTAGTCCGTCTTGCAAGTCACAGCCCACCCCGTGGCCGACGAGCGACTCTTGCACATCAAAAACGTCAAAAAGTTGTTGGCTGCATCTTCATCCGTGCGGTTGAGGGTGATCACTATTGCCGCTGGGTGCATAACACCGAAGGCTTCCGAGACGTCTTCCATCACGAGCAATCGGGTCTCATTCTTCTGGTTTCCATGGCGCCGGTTGATTTTAGAGCCTTCTCGGTTTGTTTGCACCGCAACCAACACAGCCATCTTGTGTTGAATTCCCAGTTGAAGGAATTGATTGTACACGATCGCCTGAATGTGCCGAAGTTCCATATGTCCCTTGGAACCCGACTGCGTCTGCAGGTTAGCTGGGTAGTCGTCGATCAGCAGGTCGTAGCCGCGTCCAGTGGCTAGCCGTCTGTTATCTTGAAACTTATTGATTACTGAAATCACCTCTTCTGACGTCAACCCCGGACGGTTCATAGGAACGAATGTCAAGTGCTTGCCAAGCATATCTTGGTATGCAGCCATAATAGACATCTTTTCGGGATCTTTGTAGGCTCTAAGGATCTCTGGCGTAGTCATGTTGGTGAGACACCGCATGATTTTGTCTTGGAGTTCGTCTTCGGTGCCTTCGTGGGTGATGAACAGGACGCTCTTGCCTTGTGCGATATTGGCTACAGCTGTAGTTACCAGGCAGGATGTATTGTGAGTAACGGTAAAATCGCCCAACAAATAAAGGTGATCTCCATCCAACGTGAATCCGTAATAATCCCCCTCCCCTAACGAGTCCACCATAAAGCCTGTAGTAGAGGCGTTCTTCTTGCCGTCGGCTTGTGCTTGTTTTCGAGCCAATCTGACCGGAATCGTGGTGAGTGGACCTAAAATCATCTGTCGGACATAAACCCCGGACGTTCCGTTTTGATCCGACTTGTTGCAATCTGTAGTGGTCACCTTAAAACCCAGCGACCCCGCTAGGTACGCTATATCGCGAGCTAACCTGCGATTCTTTTGGGTAATTTCGAATGTGTTTCCATGACTCAAAAACCCATCCGTATCCAGAATCCCGGCCAACAACTCTAACCGTTGGCATCGCGACGCAGTGAGATAGACGTGGGGGATGTGTTTATTTTTCAATACGCCTAATTCACGCAACTGGAGGTTGCTTTGAATACCACGGAAGGCTCCGGACACCGCACTGCAGGCGGCGTAGATTCTAGATCTATTCTCCTTTTGATGGTACACATGAACTACGTCGCCGTTTCCCTCAGCCCATGCGGTCCAGGCATCGGATATCTCAGTGTCCATTGACGTTAAAGAGGCGGTGTGGCTGTGTCCGTCTCCCAACCAAAGACCAAGAATATAAGGTGGAATAGGCAGTGGCTTCTCTGAAAAGTCCAATGACGCCCTCCACAACCTCATACGATCCTTAAAGCTTTCAGACCTCTGTAGATACTCATTGAGCGGGATATTGACGACATCCCCACTCCACAATCGCGGCTGTCCATTCGACAGCGGTTTAGGAGATCTTTTTCGAACTCGCACCTCAGGTTCATAATCATACCCACGCTTGAGGCTTAGAACGTGCACATCGTTACACACCCACGGACTACCGCCAGTCTTGGGCGTAATGCGGTATAAGGGGCCTCGCCCTTGGGTCGTCGAAAGAACCGTCCTGGGTTTTCCATCCGGACCCATCAACAAATCGCCGACATTGATATCTTCCACCTTAACGAGCGTACCGTCAGCCCTGATAATTTCCGTTCCAATCCCGTGACATTTTCCAGCGTTCACTGAAGACATAAGTACAGTCATTTCGCCTGGAAGCAAACACCCGCCGGTAGGTTGCTTCGACAACAGGCGGTCAATCATCTCTATTCCGAAGGTCAATCCACGTCCGACCTCTTGTTCCTGACGGAGGACCTTTTCGCGATAGTTCGCGAACGAGCTCTCGCCCGTCCCCATGAACTGGACGTCATTGTAGTCGGCAATGAGCTTGTTCAAAGCCCCCGCAGATTCGTCGAACTTTTGTAGATTGAATTGGTTGATAGCCTTAGGGAGGCCGATTTGCAATAGACGGGCCTTAATCCAGACTTCCATCTCGGACAACAGCGGCTCTGTGGCGTAGTTGACTCGGGACTGCTTCGCCATCGCAGTCAGAGCTCGGGCTTGGACTGCGGTATGGGGGTCGAGCCGCCCAATACTTTCGCTATCCAACAGCTCCGGCATGGTGGGCATGCGCCCCCACCGCTTCCACCACGACTTCGATGCGTCAAAGACCTTGGCTGCGACCGGGTCTGAGAACCAAGAAGCTTCAAGTCGGCTGATGACGGTAGAGTAGAACTTCTCGTCGCAAACCACGTAGCCAAGTACGGCCCGCTGCTTGTCTGCACTAAATGGCAACGACTGCGTATCTACAGTTCCGGGATCTGACATTTAGCGGGCTCCAAAGTGGTTCTTCATATAGAATACAATCTGTGCTGGATTAATGACCGGCGCTCGGTCGACCAACCCCTTGACCTCCAGAATCGGCATATCTCCGAGGTCCTTGTAGGGGGCGGGTGGACGGAGATCATACAGCGTGATGTCGGCCAGGGCCCTTCTGAGGCGGTCTAGCTCCAAGTAAGCGTCTGGGTCCAAGGCGAGATACAGCTTTGTGATCCCGCTATTACGCAAAAGTTGGAGCTGGCTATTTGCCACAGCCTTGCCCATTGCAGCGACGTTTCCAGATCCACAGTGCGCTTTTAGGGCGTCCAGCGGCCCTTCACACAAAATTGCATGGTCGCCGGTGATTCTGTCGGAGAACATCAAGGTTTGGTCGCGCTTGAGCTCCGAGTTGGTAAGGATTTTCTGCGGCGACACCACTTTACGTAGGCGTTCGTTCCAATACGGCTTGTCTTTCTCAATCAGACGCGACTGATAGCCAAGCAATTTCCCGCGCGAGATGACTGGAAACATCACCCGTCGCTCCGACGGCCAGTACCTAATAGAGTATTCCATCGCCAACCCCATCGGGACTCCACGAGACTCCAAATACCGCACTCCGGGTGCGGCATCTGGGCGGTCCAAAATCAAGGAGTCGGAAGGCCACTCGACCGATTTGAGGGTCGGGGCGAGATCCATGTAGTCGTCGTCATCTTCGTCGGTGAATTCTTGCATGCCGACGCCCAGAATAAGGCCGGAGCCCTGCGGCTCGTCGTTGTACAACGCCTTACGGACTTCACTCAGCCGGAGTCCGCACAGATCGACCAGCGCAAACTCCGGCTTGCCTTGATACCCCTCAATCTCTCTGCAGTAAAAGCATACAAATCGCCCAGACTGCCGCATCATATACAACTTGCCCGATTTATTGCACCTCGGGCAATCCATAATGAATGACTTTGAGTTGGATTTGAAGTCGACACCGCTTGTCTGCAGTAGCTCTCGAATTTTAGGTTCAAGTGTCACAGTGTCGACTCCCTTAAGTTACGACTACTCGAAATTAAAAAGCAAACGTAGGTGAGCCAGGCTTCGCCTTCCACGACAAGTGGATCCACTTGGGTGGTATGTAATGCGACACGCCCCTCTCATCTAAGATGCGATGACCTCCAGACGCCGACACATTAAGTTCGATGGGTTTGTTGATAGTGACAGTCGACTTGTCTGGAAACTCGTACGAACGGTAGAGTTCACTGCTAATATCTTTAAATTCCATGATGTTGTCCTTTCTTACAGAACTACAGGGATTTTGGAAGGCTTGAGTATGCTCGATGCTTCCTCAGATGTGCCGAAATCCTCCGGTGCGACCACTTCATGGGCGTAATGCCCCGCCATGTCCCGCTTCTTGAGCTCTGCTGCAATCCGAGCGCAAAGCTGGGGGTCCGACTTGAGGGCGGTAAGGCACATTTCCTTGCCGCGCCACTCCTGGTTCTCGAAGTTGTACATCACGTTGTTCGGCTTCGTGATGATACCACGAGCGACACCAAGAAGGAAGACCTCTTCGTGTGTGTTGATGATACCCTTAGCATAATCCAAGGTGAACTCACCAACGCGCCCCTTGGGTCCGATGGATGAATCCATCATCTTGCAGCGCACCTTATGCCCTGTCTTCTCTGCGTTGCCCTGCAAGTCCTCCAGGTTAGTGTCCTTGAACTCATTGCCCAACAGGTCCTTCTTGGCGTCAGCGCCACCAGCCGGCGATACATACATGTAGTACTCGCAGTGGTGTTGTGTAGCGAACGAAACACCAGGTCGAACTGCAGTGGTCTGCGACGTATGAACAACTGACGATCCGCCAGCCCGAGCGTCCATTTGGGATCGAATGTGTGTCGTTAGGATCACCCCGAACCGACACGCGTGTTGGGTTTCCATCACACGCTTGAGACCACACCCAAGAGTTTGTGCGTCGTCTCCGATTTGTTGTGTCAGGATAGTCGTGGCATTGCCGGCCCGGCGCCCCTGAATACCGTTGACTGAGTCGATAATAACCAAGCCGAGGTCCATCCCATCCTGAACCATAGCGGCGAGTTCGGTCTCGATGCGATCGAAAATCAGTTCAGGTCGATTGACTTCGTAGCACAGGTAGCGCTCGGGGTCAATTCCCCAGATCGCCTGTCTGGCCGCTCCACCCTGAGCGGATTCGCGGAACTCTGTGTTGAACTTGATAGCCCAGGCGTTCGGGTTTGCACGGTGGAGCTGTCCGACCATGGCGTCGCAAATAATCGACTTGCCGCCACGAGGAGGACCGTACAGCAGCATCGAATATCCGCGTGGAAGTCCGTGTCCGTTACCGAAACAGAAATTCAGTGACGGACTGGGGGTTTGGAGCGCGTCTGCGTGAATATCTCGAGTCGACGTAACCGCGCCAGGAAGCTTGAGTAGTTTTTCCATGAACCGACGATTGTCTTTTGAAGCCATTTATTACCTCTGAGTGCCCCAATAGGATTCATTCGGGCTGATAGTTGGAGATGGATTGTAGGTGGTGACTAGGTTCGGATTTTGACGCTGTGCCGATGTGTCTTGGCCGAGCATCTTCTTGACTGCGTTGTATGCGTTCTCGAATGCCCGCTTCTGCCCTTCAAGCGCCGCGATGTAGCACTGGGTTTGATTCACGAGCTCAAGTGCTTGTAGGTACTCCGGGTCGGAGTCCAGGAACGCTTGACGAATGTCCTCGGAGCCGAGGGGAGAGCGGGTAGTGGCTAGCCCCTTCGCTTGAAGCATCGCCGGCAATCTGTCGAGCAACAAAATGGCTCGTACGCTGTTGGCCTTAGTCTTGGTTTGAATTAGCTCGTACTCCAGCTTCGCCAGGCATCGAGTGGTATCGAGGTACGCCATATTAAACAGCGCCATGAGCTCTGGAGCTCGAGCCTGATTGCTATATGCGACCTCCGGGAGACGTTGTTGGGCGTATACGATTGTTGTTGTATCGAGAATCAACGGATTCGCGGGGTCCGTCCGTGGCACGCTGATGATTTGAGTTTCCATGGATCCTTTAAGGCGGGGGTGGGTAACACCCCCGCCTATCGGTGTTGGATTACTTCTTGTTGGCGTCGGGGAACATATCCAAGAACGCCTGGGGGTTGAGCCCCATCATCTCGGTAAAGCTCTTGCCGCCGACGGCAGGGGCTGCAGTTGCGGGGGCGGCGGCCACAACCGGCTGGGTCGCCGGCTGAGGTGCTGCGGTGGCAACCTTGTTGCGAGCCTCCATCTCTGCGATTTGACGGCGCAGACGGGTGAGCTCGTCCTCTTGAACTGGAGGAAGGACTGGGACTTGGACTGCCGCGGGTGGCGGCAGCGGGGCCGGAGCGACAACCGGAGTTGCTACAGGAGGAGGGAGCGGCAGCGGAGCAGGGGCGGTAACCATCGCCGGCATCGCAGGAGGCGGAGTGCGACGGCCGCCCTGATTGAATACCGCAGCGACAACAGCCGCGTTACCGGTATTGCGAGCCAACTGAAGAATCTGATCGTACGTCAGAGCCTTGTCGTCGTTGTATGTCCCGAGGTCCGGGCACTTCTCGAGACCTGCGATGTCGAGGCCGTTTAGAGGACCTGCCTTATATCGGAACGCCCCGCCGCCCACGTTTTCAGTCTCGACTTCAACCGAGTACGTGGTCGACCACTTCTGCCCGGTACGCTTGAATCGGAACCAAACGCCAACGTTCGGGTCCAGTGCGCTTACTCCGTTGTTGTCTGCACTGAACTTGTCCATAAGCACCGTCAGTGCGCCCTTCTGCCCCTTACCCCAAATGAGACTGGGAGGGAGCTTCAGGATTCCCCACTCGCCGGCAATGTTCTTCGCGAGCACGTAGTACTTCCGGTCGAGATAGAACTTGTCGACCAGTGTCGCTTGTGCAGACGTCTTGCAAGCGACAGCCGCCTGAGTCATGGCCGCCTCTTCGGTCAATCCAGGTGTCGCCGCCATCAACTGTGCGGCCATACCCTTAACCATGTCTTCCAGCTTCTTCTTCTCCAGATCGATCCGGGTGCACTCGGGACAATCCTGAGTCACCATCTTGTTGCGGTCGCGCTTGAAGATACATCGGAACGGCTTCCACTTCGGCTTGGAGGGGTCTTGCTCGTTCGGGATGGTATAGCCCTGATGGAGCGAGTCGTACGTGTACCACTTACCACTCGAACGGAGGCTCTTGATAGGAGGAGCAATACGGAAGACGCTCGGCTCCTTGTCGGAAATCGTGTGGAACTTGAAGCCAAATGCTCCTGGAGTGCTGGGGGTGCCGAAAAAGTCGTTGTTGGTCGGAAGTGTTTCGTCGGTCATTGATTTTGTCTCTTTGTCTTTGTTTTGTTTTACTTCTCTTCTGCTACTGCACGCTTGATCTCGTCCTTGGTGGCTCCAAGAGCCTCAAGCACGAACTCTAGGCCGATTCTACCATTCGTGGCCACGATCTTTGACGAAGCTCCGACCAGTCGAGCCACCTCTGGCGCCGGACTCTTCACTACCACTGGACGCAAGCTGAGATCGTATCCAAGCTCAAGGGCCAGACGGACGACTTCGTGGGAGATGTACTGGGCCACGAACTGCACTCCTGGCGCGTTGTTGACGATGCTCGTGACGTACTTCAGGAGCTCGTCGTAATCGGAGATGTTGGCCGCGGTATTCCAGTGGGGAGGGCTCGCTCGAAACACCCCCATCTCGGACATCATGCCGCCGACCTCGTCTAGCATCATCGAATACTGACTGATACCGAACTGTCCGCCCTTGTGCGCCATCCCCTGCCATACGTAGTCTGCGATACGGCGGTACACAACATCGCCATTCACGACCAAAAAGCCCTTCTTGCTCGCGATTGCGCAGAACTTGTCCGTTCCAGCGCCCTCAGGAATGACGACGGAAATATTCCGGCCGGCCAACGCGACCACCTTGGCTCGCAGGTCCGGAAGCTCATCGCGAGTCCGCGACTGCAGCGCTAGACGTCCAGCCATCGATCGCCAGTCACCTTCCACCGGCGTGTCTGCAATCTTCTTGGCATCGTGGTACGACTTCAGTGCGTCTTGAAATTCACTCATTTTTCATCCTCTTTGGTTGTTTCAGGTGATGCTTTGCGTTGGATCAGCACGACATCGTCGATTGTAACACCCTTGCCCGGCCTTCTTCGACAACAGCAAGCGGCGATACAGCCGGACAGGTCTTCGTTGAACGGAGGAGAGGGCGTGCCGGTTTTGCCCGGCCACTTGACGGCCTTCACGATCGTTCCTTCAACATCAAAAGTCAGTTCTACGGCAGACTTCCTTTTGGGTTCGCCCTCTTTGGCTTTCTTATCTTCCCAAGACCATCTCCGCTCGGCGGTCAAGAATCCGATGCAACTGAACACCACTTCTTCGCCCAGGTCGGCTTGGATCATTTCCTCGACCAAGTCGCCGTGCAACAGCGGGTACTCCGTCAGCCCCTCGCGCATATTGAATGGGGTGTGAACGATGAGAGTGTCTTTGCCTCGGACTACCAGCTTTCCATCTTGCTTAAGCTGATTTTCGACCAATGGAATCAAATCCTCGGACAGCGCTGGCAAAACCACCTTCTTGAATTGGTACTGCTCGAGTTGGGACAGCGACCTTACCGCGGCGTTCTTCTTTTTCGTCGGCTTCTTTCCGGTCACAACCAAGCACGCGGCCGCATCTGCTTGCTCCCACGCCGCTAGTTTTTGCTCGAGGGTCAACGAGAACTTTTCTCCATTGATTTCCACCGGAGCAAACAGGGGGTCCAGTGCGCCAGTGACAATCAAGGCGGTCATGGATTGGCTATTCAAAGCGCTTGTCGCCAGACGTCTAGACAGCACCTCTTTGGTTTCACCCGTCTTCTTGTCGGTCTTCATCCTCGTGACATTGGTGCCATTGTCGACGCGCCATTGATGGCGGCGAGTGGCGAGTTCTTCCAGGGTCTTGGCTGAAGCGAGAGCCATGAGTTGCTCTTGAGCCTTGTCTGCTACACCACGCAGGAGGTTGAATGGGGCGCGGATTTTGTCACCTTCGATGACGAACCCGTCTCTGGACGCACCAAACTGCGGGAGCGCCACCATCTTGCTGCAGTGGATCCACAACTTTTCGTTGATTTCGTTACGGTCTGCGTTGGTGAGAATGGCCGCCCACCACTCAAGTGGGTAGTGGTGCTTCAACCACGCACAAGCGTATCCGATGACGGAGTAACAGTACGCATGACTTTTGTTAAAGCCATATCGACTCCATGCATCAAGATTGTCCCACAATTTCTCACTTACACTTACACCTAGTCGCTCCACCGCCCCACGCATGAAAACTTCCTTGTCTTTTGCCACCTTAGCCATTTGCTTTTTCGAGATGTGGACGCGGAATTCATCAGCTTCCGCGCCAGTGGTGCCACCCAACATCTGGAAGACCTTAGAAACCCCTTCTTGAAAACATAGGATCCCCATGGTTTCCGGAACCAACTCGAGCAAAGCCGCATTAAGTTCGGGATCTCCGTTTGGCTTGCCACCGCGCAATCGGTGGGCATACTCCACCATCATATTGTGGCGTCCGCCGGAAGTGTCTTCCACATACGAGTCGAGCCCACCCGGGCGGTCCAAAGCGGTGAAAGTAGCCAGATCTAGGATAGAGGCCAGTCCCTTCCGGCCATTGCCGCGTTCAAAATCGAAGTACTTCAGCCAGCGTCTAGCAGAAGGCGGGTGGAACTGGAAGACGGTTTCGGTCTTGCCCTCGGAGATTTCCCTCAAAACACCCTGATCTTCGGGAAGGTCCCAAATGTCGTGAAGTTGTCCATTTAGCGGCACGCAGCGGAGGTGTGGTACGAAAATTCCACCGAGTTTAACTCCAGGGACGGACTCGTGCGGCTCCAATCGCCTCCTAGACGAAGACCAGTCGATGTGCGAGGCGTGTCGATCTTGCACTAGGTGGATGGCATGGGAGATGTCGTTGAGGATCTTGATGTTGAGGAAGTCGATCTTAAGCAACCCCATCGCTTCGACCGCATCCTTGGTGAACTGGGTGCACCTCACGCCTCCTATAGTGACGAGTGGGATGATGTCGGAGATTGGGGCGTTGTTCACGACAAAAGCACACGCGTGACGGCCGCGTGATCGGGTTAGCCCCAAAGCCTTTTGGATGATATCCCATTCGGCCGGGTAAGTCTTCACGAAAGAAATCAGTGCCGGGTCGGTCTCGATCTGTCCTTGAGTCCAACTCCCGTCAGAGTTCTTGTATCCGAAAACAAAGTCATGATCTTCAACCCCTTGTGGGGCTTCTGGGAATTGCGATGTGATTTTATTGATTTCGGACGACACGTACCCGTACTTAACACGGAAGACGTCCTTTGTGGCCGAGCGCAGTTTAAGTTTGTTGTCGGTACTGATTTGCGCTACGCAGTCGCCGAATCGCTCCTTAAGCCAGCCCTTATTCTGGTCGTTCGGGTCCACCAACAGGTCTCGATCACCTAAGTCTTGATCTATGTCGGGTAGTTTCCCTGACTCAATGCGTACTGGAGTCATAAAACGGTCCAGACTCAAGTCCGCTTTAATCGGATCGACGTGCGTGACGCCGAATAGATAGGTCAAATACACCCCAGCGGCGCTCCCGCGGCCTGGGCCGGTTATTTTGCCGTTGCGTGTGTGCCAGTCAACCGCCTCTTCCAACATTTGGAAGTACGTAAATAGATCGATCTTGCCATTCCTGTGAAGTAGTTCAATTTCTTGCTGCAGCCGCGCAAGGTGGGCGGCATCATGAACCATGCGCCCGTGCTTCATAATGAGCTGGCCGGTGTACTTCAAGGTATCTTCCGGGTAAAATTTGGTAGGCAACGCCTTCTGCGTAGTGAACTTGAAGTCGTGGAACCTAGAGGCCCACTCGTGATTGTTTTGCACCCATCCTTCGAATTCGGACGGATTAACCCCCATTCGATCTCGGAACCACGCCCCAGCGGCGGCATTGTCGAGCCGGTGGTATGAATTCGCCATCTTCCAGCCACCGGACTGTGCCAAGCGCATGTCTTGTACGATTTTCTCGTCAGGTGACGTAAAGTGGCAGTTGTGAACTGCGACGTATGGGGTTGAAAAGCTCTCATCTTCAGATACTTGAAGATCGTATACGGGTACTAGGGCTGTTGAGCTCTCTATACTTGAGACTCGAGTCCAATACCCATCCTCTGTATATCGGGTTTGTGGTTTCTTACTGGCGACGCCAGTCTTCCATATTTTAACGTGCTCGAACAAGTTGTGATCGAAATCGATACAATATAACGGCATTGTTGCGCCAGTCGTCATTCTAGACGCGAACGAAGTCCAGACTCCTTCAGCCAGACAGTGCTCTCTCACCCAAGAAATTACTGGCAATGACGTCATAGACAAGTTGACCTTGCCGTCGCCATCAGTGCCGTTTCTGTTGGTTCCGTCCGACCACAGAAGACCTTCCACCACTCTCCACCTTTGGTGGACTGGGAGTTTGGCAATTTCACCTGGAGTTTTTACTTTGTGTGCGTAAAACGTCTTCCTTAGCCACTGAGTAAACGACCCGCAAATAATTCGAAAAACAGTGTGGCCGCTATGGCGCGTTTCGTCGAACGAGAAATTGTAGCGATTGGTAAAATCTCGAACCATCTGGCCTACAGCATCCCATGTTGTATGATCTAAAGCAAAACTCGTCAGATTGTTATGGGCATTGCCATCTCCCAGAAATAGCCCGACAATGAAGGCAAGCTGGTCGTCCCGCTCAATGAAACGAGCGTAGATCTTCTCTTCTTTAGAGATTCTGGATCGACTCGATATGGTTTTATCCCCTATTGTGACGTATTTGTTGTTATTGTGAGTAAAATAGTCGCCCAAATCAACTGGAGGTAGAGCCTCTCCTGGCCGCGATTGGGGTTTGGGGGTACAGATCCAACTGCCAACGGAGACGCTCCCCGCCGCCACCCATTCTGGGGGATTGAAGTCTTGGACGTAAGAGCCACTCGGGTGTCGCTGAGAGGGGCGCACCCAAATGCGATGATCTTCAGTAACAGTCAAGATGAAACCACGACCAGCCAGTGTCACCATCTGCTTGTCAGAAAACAACCCACGTACAGCTTCAACTCTCTGAAGCTTCCCCGTGTGAGACACCACCCTTGTGCCAGGAATGACAGTCTCGATCGTACGGTATCCGTCTTCCGTCCTAATCAGTGTTCCAGCCGCTACGCAGTCGTCCGACACAAGAACCTTGTCGCCCATTTTCTGGGCGATTTGGTAGATGAATCGATTGACCCCGAGTTGAACGTCCCCGTCAGGGCTCCAGTCGGAGCAACTATTCTTAACGAAACCTTCCTTCAGCTCCGCCGACACCATCGTTTTAGGCTGTTCCACGTCGACGAATTTGCGGTTTTGCATGACCGCCAAAATCCGCTTGTGCTTGCTCAAATCCGCCTGAGCCAGACTTTCCGCCTTGAGTTCTCCTGCGTCGGTCTTGAGTTTCTTCCACACTGGAAGTTTCTCTTCCGTGCCATCTTCATACTTCACCCACACGCCAGAATCCCAATTTTGGTCACAAGTGTGGGGGAACATCTCCACCATGAAATTGCCCGGCTTAACCAGACTGCGAACGCGCTGGTAATATTTGATGGCGGATTGCCAGTCGTTGTGGGCCAGCAGATGCCGACCGACCACGCCAATCAAGCAGCTCGACGTCATCGTGACGTTCTTTGAGCCAAGCTCCTCCAGGTCCGCCCACGTAAACAGAGGCTTGCGTTCAGATCCGTGCTGCTCAGCCCTGAGGTCCGCCTTTGACAGCAATTTTACGGCTGTGAAAAAGGCTTCTTGGTCGAGGAAGTGGGCAGTGCAATGAAGGTACTTGAGATGCTCCCAATAGCCGTATTCTGGCACGCAAAGCTGTTGGTCTGCCTTGGGGAGTTTATCGTAAGCTTTTTGAGTTACACGCTGATTCGTGAGTTCATTGCGGTAGCGTAGGCTCTTCTGTACGCCCGCCTTCTCCAGAATATCACAATTATCGTCACGGACGTAAAGCTCGATTCCGAGAATGGGGTTGAGTTTTCCAGAAAACCGTTTGTCTGACCGACATAGGTCGTAAGCACTCCGACACCCCTCAAGCGTCCCGTGGTCGGTGACCGTCAGATGGCCACTCCCAAGTTCTAGCTCCTTCTTGGCAAAGGCTTCCGGAGTGGAGGCCGAGTCGAAACTATTTGGATGGCTATGTGGCGTTGGGAAGTTGTTCATTGCCTACCTTACCGATCTGTGAAGTGCACCCACGCGATAAAACCACACGCAATCGCCGCCAATACGACCATGAACAGCCCTATCTGATTCCGCGCTGCGGCCTCGGCAACGGCATCCGCCGGAACGTCAGCTTGCGACGACTGCGACACAATCCAAAGGTACAGAAACTTGTCCATGTGTTACCTCCAAAAAGAAGACGCCCCGACCATACAGTATCGGGGCGCCACCTGCAAGAGCTTTTAGGGGCTTACTTCACTTTGAGTTGGCGTCGCAACTTACCAATGATTCGATCTTCCAGCTTCAGAAGTTCCTCTTCCGACATCATTAGCGCCCTAGCGGCGACCTTCGACGGAACCCCCTGAGGGAAACGAGCGAGAAGCTTATCGAGCGAGTATCCATAGCGGCGATTGCAGATAAAATCTCGCTCGGTTTGCAGTTTGGTTTGCAGTTCTGTATCTTCAGGATCTATCATAGTGGCTTCTCGGATTCTTTCTGTCTGTGCTATCATAAGCGCCAGCGACCATCAGCCATCATCAAGATCGCACGTTTGCCGGTGGCGTAGATGGCAACATGCGCCTGATACCAACTCGAAGGACCGCGATTGTAATCGAGCAGCAAATAGGTTGATGTACCGGCCTGGTAGTTACCTTCTTCGATGCCAGGAGTGTGAGTATGTCCGGTGACCACCTTGGTTCCGATGCGCGCTAAATTACGCAAGGTACCTCTAGAGCCGTTAGGACCCTCATTCCCGTGCATGCCGCACTCTATCCCAGCTATCATCAACGACTCTCTGGGCTCTAGGCAGTGCACTTTTGGAGCTAAACGGCGAACCCAATAAGAAAATGGATCGGGATACTCCACCCCACCAAGGACTGTACGTGCCCCAGCCACCATATGAGCCGCCGTATCAAGGAAAAACGGAGCATTAAGCGGATCGTCTCGCCAATCTGCGGTCGCCAGCCAGCGCCGCAAAAAGTCGTTGTGGTTGCTCGGTACTACGTGCACCTTCGCTCCACACTCCGCTGCTCGAGATAGGTACGCACACGCGCTCTCTACTTCGGAACGTACACATCCAGAAGCTCCATGGACCTTCGCGATGCGAATGTAAGGATCTCCTTTGTGATGAGGGTTGAGAGATCTACCATCAAACACATCGTGGGCTACAATATGTTTGGGGCGCAAAACCTCTACCATCCCACCTTCGCCGTAGGTCATGCGGACTACGTCAGGGTCGGTTACGGCGTCGTGCACGTCTCCTAGTCCAAGTCCAGCGGCTCGTGGAGCCGGACTGAGTCCTTTAGGAGTGTAGACGGTGTCTAAATCCGTGAACTCCCCCGTACCCCGATCGCAATTAAGTTGCCGAATGGTGTGCCACTTCCCTTCTGTCTCTACGACGATAGCGCCAAGAAAATGGTGAAAATCTCCCAGTTTTCCGGCTTTTGTCTTGGTTGAATTACGACGAGTCACCGACCCCGTTGTGGACAGGATTTTGGGGTATTTCCCGGCGGGGGAGGCGATGCATTTGAGCTGCATTTTGGAGTGCCCTATGATGCAGCCGTCAGTACCGGTCAGAGCTTCGAACCCAGTCAAAGGAGAACAGGCAGTCGGCTGCACCTTGACGTCAGCCGCCAGCACGAGCCCTTTAGACAGACGAGTACGACGAGTCGTCAAATATGGCCTGATCGACTCGTCCCACCAATCGTCTTTTCGATCTCTCTCAGCCCACACGGAGGTGGGGTTCTTGTAGCGTATCGGCACCACCAACAATTCGGCCTTTTTGTCGGCGCAATACGCGAGCAGAGATTTTAGCGCTTCTGTATGTACTGGTGTTGCATTCTGCGCGCTGGTAACGACGTAGCGTTTACCGGAGGTACTCATGAAACCTCCTTTTGCCTCGCAGATGACGCCATTAGCTCTTCACCGCTGCAGGAGCGTTGCAGTAAATCGCCTCGACGCGAAGCTTGTCCTTGTTCTGGAGCTCCATCTCAAAGCCGGCCGACTGTCCGAGCAGCTGTGCGAGCAGGCTCGGCTCCATCTGCTTGGCCGGCAACGTCACAGGCTGCGGCGTCTTGAGTTGGCCGTCAGCGCCGAACTGGTTAACAATCAAAAGGCTCTCGACGGTAACCGCGGGGTCGACCACCAGTGAGCCCTCTGCCAGAGCAGCCTCAATGGCCGCCTTCTGGGCTTGTGCGCGCTCCTCTTGCTGACGAGCCTGCTGGGCACCGATGGCCTGCTGGATGGCTTCCATGCCGACTGTCTCGACGATGGCGGCGAGAAGTTGGTCCATTTGGTCGATACGTTGATTAAGACCCTGCTCCTTCTGGGTGCCGAATAGAACCGACTCGATACGACTCAGACGGGTCATTGCATCTGCTGCGCGCTTCGCATTTACTCGATTGTCGTTGCTGGGAATTGCCATTTTGTTCATCTCCTTAGGGTTACTTCTTACCGCGCTGCTGCATCTACTCGACCGTCATGAGCCCGCACGTTTGCGTCGGCCAATGCGGAAGCCTTCATCTGTGACATCGCCTCAATCTGACGAATCGACGTCGGAAATGGAATGGGCTGAATCGAACCAGTCGGCCGAGCTTGTTGGGTTAGGTCCATCACGACTTCTCTTTCGACCGTCTTGCCCGTGGCTTGGTCCACCATAGGTGTCATTACAGTCTTAGTAACGCGCTTGATGCCGCCCACGGACTCTACGGCCGGCGCGGTTGCGGCGGCTGGGGTCGGTGCTGGTGGCTGTGGCGCCTGGACAGACGGCACCACGGACTTGGCCGACACCTTACGTAGGGATGGCTTGGCCGGCACATTCGCCTTCTTGAGTGTCGGAGCGACGGGCTCAGGTGTAGGTTCGGCCAGCGACGGCTTCTTGGTGACCTTAGCTGCAATCGCCTTCAGGGCTGCGAACACAGTCGGCGCTGCCAATGCCTTGAGGGCCGTGACTTCGGCCGGCGTAAACATTCCGTCTGTATCGGAACTTTCGACCCCTACAAGCTTAGACATGCGGGTTCGCACGAAATCTCGGATCTCCTTGTCAACTACAGCAGCCGCAGGGCCGGTCGAGTCGCTGAAGAAGGAGTCCATCGACAGCACCAGCCGGTAATACTGGGCTAGCTCGAGGCGGAATTCAACCTCAGCCATCGCTTGTTCGTCGGCGGTTTCCGAAGTCTCTGGTGCGGCTTGTCCGCTGGATGAAACAACGCGAACATTTGGGCGCGAACAAGCAGGTGTAGGTTCAGCTACATCTGAAGTCGCGTCGTCGAGGGCATCTACATCGAAATCGATTGGCAAGTTAATTCTCCTAGATTTGAAAGTACAGTATACACGCAGCCGCTAGGATGTCAAGCGGCTTTTTACAAAAACGCCCCGAATTGTCTGGTTCGTGGCAACACCGTGCTGCGCTCGCTAGAGCGGACAAAAGACACCACATCGCGGCCGGCGGTAGGTCCGGGCCTCGTATCCCAGTATAGGTGCACGCCAAACAACAGTACACTCTAATCCTGCTGCGATGTGGTGTGAAATTTAATTAATCGCCCCTCGAGGTAATCGTCCAGGTCGTGGAATCGCCGAATACTTCGGTTACACTTTGTGCTTCTAGCCGAGCAACCAGTACCTTGAGTCTGTCCAAATACGACGTCGGAGTACATGACTCGGTAAATCGAGCTATATCCCGCAACGACTTGGCTACATCTTCTCGCGTCAAGAATTTGTCCATTGATGCTCCCGGGGCGTCGCCCCTGGATTCCAGTTGTAGTTAAACGATGCATTGTGTAACTCCTTTACTGGTTTGCGGATCGTCAATAAGCCGCGCCGACAACTCTCTTTCGTTATCGGTTTGCCCTCGTAACGCGATGTTAAATGCAGCATTTGCGTCACGATGATCAATGTGTCCACATTGTTTACACTTGAACTTCTTCCCCGAGACAGTGTTGACGTGACCGCACCGTGAGCAACCCTTGGAAGTATTCCTGGGGTCGATGTAGATGACAGTAATGCCGCGCAAGGAAGCCTTGTACTTGACGTATTGTTCAAGTTGGAAGTACGACCAATTCGACTTCTGGACGTATTTTCCGCATTTCTTGGAGTCTCGAATCTTTCCGAGGTCTTCCAAAACAATGGACTTACAATGGGTTGCGGCATAATCAACGACTTGCTTGGACACCTTGTGATTGATGTCTCGAGTTCGATTCGACTGCTTGCGCTTGAGCTTCTTGCATGCCCCAAACGCTTTCTTTGATTGCAACTTCGCCTTTCTGTTTCGGAGGTTGTCCTTCCACTGCTTGATGTCTGGACCTAGACGTTCGACGTGCCCATTCTCTGGGTCCGCTAGGGTTGCTACGTTGCCAACGGCGTTGCGGTCTACACCGATGAACCCGTGACACTCGACGGTGTTTACTGGAGTGTTGTAGGTGTAACTCAGAAACCACCTACCGTCACGCTTGAAGAACTCAACCGAGCGAACGTGCCCGATAATCGGCTTGAGCGGGTGGATTTGAATCGATTGCTTCTTGGTGATCGCAGGAATTCGGAGTTGGTTATTCGACTCCAACTTGACCTGAGTCCCTTTGTCGCCGCATATCGGAATGACCGGGTTCCGCACCTTCTTGCACTTCCGGTTCTTCTGATACTTCGTAATCAGGCTCTTGGCGACAACGCACGGAACATCATGGTAGAACTTGGAGGAAGTCTGCGTACGGTTCGCCAACATGCGCTTGACAACGATTCTACTCTTGACTAGTAACACATCTAACGAGGAGTCGAACTCATGCCCGACAAGCGCTTTATTGGTCACAACCACTGTGTCTATAGTCTGACGTTCCATGTGATTTTCGTGACCAAGTTCCGAAGAAAGTGTTTGAACCAAACCGCCCTGAACCATCTCTACACCAGTATACCATGGATTGCAAGCGGCTTGGGGGTGTCGGTCGGAGAAATCAAAGGCGAAGCCGACCACATCCACTTTATTTTAGAGACCTCGCCCACCGACACCCTGGCGTCTTTGATTGGTGCCATCAAGTGCAAGTCCACGTCGAACTTGTTGGCTTCTGGGTGTAAGCCGCCTTTCTGGGGACAGCATTCTCGCACATTGTGGTCAAGTAGTTACTTTGTATGTTCTACGGTGGCGTGAGTATCGACAAACTCGAGTAATACATCAAGAATCAGGGTGCGGTCTAACCCACCCCATCGGGGTGGGATTGCGACCGAAGCCATTCAGTTACCACTTTCCTTCCCAAGCCCCTGGAAAATACCCAGCCGCCTTTTGCTCCTCGAGCTTCGCAACCAACTTTTTCATCCAATCCAAACAATAGATGGGGTTGGTGGCTTTGGTGGAATCAGACATATTCTTGAGTTGAGCGGCCACCAGCTCTCGTGTCAAAATCTTGTCCATTTAGACTCCAGTTGAGCCGAAGCCGTTTGCGCCGCGGTCCGTTTCTGACACTTCGGTAACTTCTACGCACTCCATCAGCGACACGGGTGCAACCACGAGCTGAGCAATCCGGTCGCCAGCCTTGATGTCCACTGTCCCGGGACCGTGATTGATGAGAATCACCTTGACGTTGCCTGTGTAGGCGGTGTCGATGGTGCCCGGAGCATTTAACACTGTCACGCCCTTCTTGGCTGCCAGGCCGCTACGGGGGCGAACTTGCCCTTCGTATCCAGTCGGAAGTTCCAGTTGGATGCCCGTATCGTACGCGTGAAACGCGCCGGGTGCAAGCGACAAAGTCTCGACCGAGACCAGGTCGAGACCGGAATCGGTGGTGTGTGCCCGGGTGGGTTGCACGGCGGCCGGGTGAACCTTCTTGAACTTCAAGACGGGGAAGTACGGGTTCGGAAGCGAAGAATCCACGCCGATGCCCCATACGCCAGTCGTGCGCGGGATTTCGCCGCCGCACGGCGGTGTGATAAAAGGTACAACAAGTGAATTCACGGTAGTCGCTACCTGCTCCTGCGTACATCCGCAGGCGGTGTTCTCTGAACTCATGCCAGTGTGGTCGGTGAGCATGCCGCAATCACAATTCTCGGTATTGGTGGAATCAGACATTCGGATATCTCCTTGTTTGGTTCCACCATTGTACCACGGATTACTTGATGGGGCAAGCTCCACCAGCGCACTCGCTGTCGCCTAGTTCTTCTCCGGCTCCAACTCCGTCGACTTTAATAGGCTTCACCTTCGGCGCCAGTTTCTCGAACACCTCTTTGGTGATCGCCTCTTTGGGCGCCTGTTTAAACCCGTGATCGGAGTGACAAAGGAAGCTGATAGTCTTGATGTACTTCAGATTTTCTCCCAACCAAACCTTGAGTTGGTCGAGTTCTTCCTTCTTATAGTACACAGTAACCGAAATGCTTTGGTCAGACCAATGCTTTTGAGCCATCTTGAGCACATCCAGTTGCTTCCAGGTGTCCCAGCCTTCATCTGCCACCGGGGCGCCATCCGGCGCTTGCTCGTAAAAATCGACCACGACGGTGTTGTGATCGAAGGTCCCGTCAAAGCGTACGACAGGCTCGATGTGATGGCCGGCAGCCGCTAGAAGCGGGATCATCGGGTCGGTCGCTGAAAAACGGATGCGCTGAATGTAATACCGGCTCCAAGCGGCGTGAATCCCTTCGTAGCCCTTCATGTCGTACATCTTGGACACTGTGCCGCTCGGCTTGATGGTGGTTGTCCGGATGCTTTTAGGAATACCGAGTTCTTTGCTGTATGAGATGTTCTCGTCTTGAATCGCACTATAGGCGACATCGAGGATCTCTGGGGTAAACAGAGGGCTTTGGAGGCACCCGGTGATTCCAGTTCCAACCCGTCGGTTCCTCTTGACGACTTCATCACTCTTTTCGAGATGGTACGGAGCCATCGTGACGCGCTTACCCCATCGGTGCATCAACCTCGACGCCTCAATGAATTCGTCGACTCCTGTGAGTCGAGGTAGGGCGATGTCAGAAAGATTGCACGGTTCTCCGTCTTCTAGACAGGCTTCCGCGCACTGTCCGGTAACAATACCATCAAAACACCCCAAGTGTCTCTTGGGCTCGTTAAAACAGTATACGACATCAGCCCTAGGCATCGGCGTGACCGAAACGACTTTGACGAACTGCGACGCATCTCGCTGTGGTGTTTTATCAAATGTCAGTCGACTTCCGTGGTATCCGATCCGCTTCATGTCTTGCATTTGAACTGCACCAATCAGTAGGCGCCAGCAGTCTTGGCAGTCGAATAGTTTTGAGCCCCTCTTGCCGTCTGGCAGCGTTCTGGTTCCTGCTGCGTGCATAAGGACGACCTTGCTGGGCACACCACACGTAGTCAACATCCGCTGAACGTCCAGTAGGAAAGTGCGGTCGATAGAGCCGATCTGTGCTCCCCCCTCCTTAAGTTCGCTCCCGTCCGAGTCCATGAGCCCGGCCAACCAATCAAGTCTCCCTTGAAGGTTCCATCCAGCAGGCACAAATGTCTTGGACAGTACATCCTCTGCGCCGAAGTGGGTTCGGTCTTGATCTTCCGAATAGCTCCCAAGTTTTCCAACCATCCTACTGGAGCAGGCCAATTTAGATGAACCGTACAGGTTAATAGTTTTTGACCCGTCGCTTCCATCTCCCGAATAAAACCCTTGGGTGTAAGCATCTACCTCGGGAATAACGCCCTCAAAGAGAACTGGATATGTTGCCTTCGCCAGTTTATCTCCACCAACCAGGTCCTTCGCCTGAACCGACTTCGTAACTCCGTTATATCCGACTGCCAGTACAAATCGGTGGGCCTCCGTGCAAGTTAGAGACTGCCCAGATGACAATTCCACTCTGACCATAGGTTGGTCTCGACCTGTGATTTTTGGAGACACAGTCGACCATTCAAATCCGTTCCACACGTCGACCGGACCAGAAGTTAAGGAGTCGATTCTCTGGTAGCCAGAACGAGTCAAGATAGGTGTGTTGCCGAGTACGCAGGGGTTGGTTCCGACCGCAGTGTCAGGTTGCAAATCACCCATGCGTGCGAACTTTTGGATGTTGGCTCGATTGACAATTCCGAAGGGCTCCCCGTTTTCATACGTCTTCCAAAAGAGCGGGTGCACATCCTCAATGTCGTCCACGACGACCGACAAATTCGCCATAGCGCGTTGAGTCGGGATGGGGCCTAGATCCCATCGCTTGGACTTGAGATACTCCTTATCCCAACAATCCCCAAGAACCAAGATGGCGCTGCGTCGAACGTTGCCGGCGACAACCATCTCACCGATACAACAGATGATGTCCATGGCGTCTACCGGACGTACAGTTTTACCTTCGCGTCGGCCTAACAAAGCGCACAACTTCTCGACCAAGGCGATCAGAGGTAGTGGGCCACTCGCCGTACCACCAAATCCGTTGATCTTTTCCCCGTACCCACGGATACATACCGTACTGTAATCGAAACTGCGCCCTGTAACGAAGAAGGACTCGAGTACGCGGCGCGTAAGTTCGCACCACCCCTCTCGACTATCCGGTACAATAAACGAGGCGTCCTTGGTCGCCTTGTGACGGATTACCACGCCCTTCTTGACGCGCGGTAGTTTGGACACGTATTTGTGCTCGACCGACAGCCCGACACCGCCACCAAGCATTAAGAGATCTTGGGCGTCTACAAAGTTCATCCAATTGTCGGCGCACTGAAACCAACAATTTGTCAAGGCGGCTCCACCGACCACATCTTGCGCCTTGGCCCCGCTGAACCACCATCCACGGCCGGCTGGGCCAGCCTTTCGCTCGCTCAAGAAATAACGCAAACGCTGAATCTCTTGGTCGGATACATTAAGTCCTCGGACGTTCCCGGAGATAACCCGCTCTACCGTTTGCGACCAATTCTCCACCATCCCGTTGTCGCTACGAGCGTATGTACGCTTGTAGACTACACTAGCTAGGTTGCTCATCGAGTTCATGTTTTCTCCGTGCGAATGATTACCGATTATACCATCAGCCGGGTGTTAGTTTTTGGTCTTTTTGGGCTTGTCGAACACATCTTTGTTCGTCAAAACATGACAGCCCTTCAAATATGCCTGCACTTGGCAATGTGCATCCGCGATGTCGTCATCACCCTTCTTGAAATCGGCGTCCCAAGTGAGGTTGCAATACGCTACGGCGATGGATTTTTTGTCGATTTTGCCGTGGATGCATTTTTTGCGGAGCACGACCATATGGGCGTCTAGGCGGGCTTTGGCTTCTTTTTTGGAAGCGGCATCTCGCGCGGACTTCAGTTCAGCCTTGAGGCGTTTTTGCTCCAAAAGCAATAATTTTGATTGCTTCCTGGTCGTAGCCACTGACAGGTCCAAGGTCTTTCGCCAATCCGACGTGTTAATGTAGTGGATTTTGACGGGGAACTCCGAGAGATTCTTGACGACGGTATAGTGAATCATGTCGAGAATCTTCTGTGAGTGCCGGGAACCAAACCTACTAGAGGTCTTGTTGATTTCTTCGATCACCACGTCGGTTACATCGGGGTTCTTCGATAGCAGCTCAGCTACTTGCTCGCCCATGTCGTCGGCCACCATGATGAAGTTTTGAGGATATTCCGCAACATCCCACCCAATTCGCTTTGTAATGAGACCCGAAGATGTCGGTTTTCCATCGGTGAAGATGGCCCATCCAGTCGAGGTGCTGAGGTCGAGTCCGAGTATCGCCATGAACTTTAGATTCCGGTGGACAGACCGCTCAAGACCTCACGAAGATGAGTAAGGAAGACCTGGTTGAGATCTTTGATGACGAGTTCCGAAGTGGAGTATTGTTCGAAAAACATGTTGAATATCTGGATGTTATGAACCGCCGCAATACGCAGAGCCTGTCCGGTGCCACCTGTAGGGCGGCCGCCAGCAGTCCAACACACTACAACCTGAACTGGAGATTTGAGGTCGATACCGAGAACCTGTGCGCTATTGCGCGCCATAAGTTTCCTGGCGCCATCGCCTAGACGATCCCATGCTGGATGGAACTCCCTAGCGTGCAACATCAGTTCCGTCCAGTTGTTGGGAGCGATAAACCCAGCTCCAGTTTTTGGAATGTGTTCTTCAAAGGAGGGCCAAGGGAGGTACGCCGTACAAAATTGCGCAGCACCGAGCTCAAAAGCCTGGTCGGCCCCTGGCGCATGTCCAGAGCGGACTTGTATTTTGTTAACCGCGCACCACTGGCCGATTTTTACCATCTCGGCCAAGATAGAGCCGGGTGTTTCTCTACTGCCGATGCCGGCGATTGCGAGTTGAGAGTCAAGCATGGTGACGCCATTATACCACGCCCGACTCCCCTCCGAGATTATTTCTCGGAGATATTTTAAGCCTTGCCGCGAGACTCGAGCACCGAGTACGCGTAACTAATGCGCAATCGGTTACTCTTCGTCGCCTCGGCGTATTGTTCCCCCGCCTGCTTGGCGATTTCCTTCTTCTCTGCGAGATCCATGTCGGCCTTCATGGCGGCGCGGTTCTCGTGCTCATTGATGGCGACCTCGGAGATCTTCTTCTTTACGTCCTCATTGCTCATGTTCTCGACGAGTTCCTTGAACTCAGGGTCCAAATCTTCAAACGGGTTTTTCTTGCTCATCCTTGTTCTCCTTGGTGGTTTCTGCACTTACATACAACTTCACGATTTTTGCGTGTACCTCTTCTATCGTATCTGCAGTCAACGTCAGCGTCAGCTCTTTCGTCGGAGGTGTAACACCTTTACGAACGAGGCTGTACGTCTGAATAGTGACAGAGACTTTCTTAGAGTTCTCGGACATGAACCTTGACGGCATCTGGGAAACGATGATACGCGAACTTCCGCGCGTCGGCAATCGACGGAGTCGACAGTGTCAAGTAAACGAGTTTGGGGGATTTGTCATCTCCATGACAAGTCACGCTCGTCATGAGCATCTCTGCATTACAGTCACAAACATCCGGCAAGTACACCTGCACCTCAAAACGCTTCTTATCAGTCATTTGATCCTCGATTTTCCATCTACGTATTCGACTTCGATGATTTGGTTAAACGCCTCTACGACTTCTGAGGTGTGGTCTACCACAAGTACTAGGCGATTGCAAGCGTATTCCTTCAGAACATCCAGCGCGGCCTCTTTCGTAGCTACACCTTGTCCATTCCAACACTCGTCCAAGCACAACCATCCTGGCACAACCCCACTCCTCCGTTGGATTACAGCACCGACCGCCAAGTCTACCACACCATCCAGCGAAGTGAATTGTCCGCCCGACAGCGTCTTGAGTTTGGCTTCTTTGCCGTCAACAAAGACTGTGGTCAGAATAGCCTTGTTGATTACGCCTTTTTGAGTTACAGTCTCAGTAGAAAAATGCACTGTTAGGTGCGACACATTCGCTAGCCGCCCAAGCCGCTCGTTTGCTTCGGCCTCGATCTCGGCGAGAACCTCTTCGAAAATAGCCCCCAGAAACCCCCGCGGCCCCATGGCTGCAACGAAGTCGAGCTCGGCGGCCATCGCCACCCGGATGCGATTAAGTTCCGTCTGGCGGGCTTGTAGACGATTCTGTGTTTGAGTTAAGGTGTCCACGAATTGCTTGCGCGACACTTCAATTCGGGCGTTGGATTGCAGAATGGATTTGATTTGGAATTCGACGGTATTGATTTGCGACAATACCTCGGCCTTTTGCTGCTTCAGTGCCAAGACCTTCTCTTGTGCTTCAGTAACAGCCCCAGCGGCGGATTCCAAAGCCTTTTCGTGAATGCGCCGATCCATTATCGAGATGTTGTCGGAGAACTGGCGGATGAGTGGGTTTTCCGCAAAAACTTTGCGCAGTTCCTCTTCGAGCGCTCTCTTCGATTTGCAAGTTTCTTCCGCGGCCGTAACACGCTTCTCGAGATCCACAATCGCTTGTTCGAGTTGAGCCGCGTACGCCTGCGATTGATCCCACGGACGCTGGCAGGTAACACACGCGCCACTTCGAGCCTTCTCCAGTTGCGCACGATTCTGGGCGATTTGAGAGAGGTCGTGGTTCTTCTGGGCTTCGGCGCGGACCACCACTTGTAGTTCTTGACGGAGTTTCTCCTGCCTCTTCGAAAAATCGCGCCGAAGTTGAGTGTCCTCTTGGCTCAGGCGCTCGCGATGGGACTGGGCGGCGCGCAGCAGATCGCGCATTTGGACGAGCTCGGGGTTCTGTCCGGCCAACTCCTTGAGCCGCTCTGCTGCAGCCCAAGCCTCTTGGACCTTCGAATCTAAGTCGTCTACTACCAGTCGAAGGGCCTCTGGCGATGCTGGAATTTCTTGAGGTTGTGGGAGGTTTTTGAGTTGCTCCATCAACATCGCCACGGAGTTGGATGCTTCCTTACACGCGGCCTCCTCGGAAGCCACGGTCTGCGCCATCTGCTTGGCGGTAGTTTCTGAGGAGTCTACGGCACGCTCGATGTCCGTCAGTCCGAGGATACTCGATAAGAATTCCTTCTTGCCGGCGTCCGCGAGAGATAGGAACACGCCGCGAGAGTCTTGCGGGCGGTATGTCAGAGTCCTCAGCGTGTCGACATCCAGCCCGACGATGCGACGGAGATTCTCCGAGATGACTTTGGCTCCGGTGTAGTTTTTGCCGGCGATGACGATGGCGTTCTTCTTGCCTCGGTGAATAACGACTTCGCCTTCGTCTGTGTCTAGGGCTAGTGTAACCTGAAGTGGGTCTTCCGTATTCCACGACTGCAAATCCGTGGCCGACAGCGGGCACATATCTAGCGCGTAGCTGATGGCCAACAGCAAGGTGGACTTGCCAGCGCCACTGGAATCATGGGTAACCGGATTAACTCCGCGGAGCAGGACGAGTCCGTACTCAGGAAAATCCACCCGCGTCTCGTCAACGAACGAACGGAAGCTTTTGAGTTGGAGCCACTTCAGTTTGAGGGTCATGACTCGTCTGGCCCCACAACCCTATAGCCGTAGTCGTAATCGGTCGCCGAAATGTTCTTCCAATGGCGGCTCTTCACCTTCGCTTGTGCCCGAGCGAATACTAGAGCCTGTCCTTCATTATCGGCGGCGATCTCCTGATTCAACACCTGAGAGATAGTCCTAGTCGTGATTACAGTGTACTTCGTCTTCTTCATTTGCATTCTCCTCTGCTTAGATCTTTCCGGCGTAGTGAGCAAAAGCACATCGGCGAACCCACCACTTGTCCCACGAAATCAAACCTTCTACCACTTTGAAGGGGTTGTCAAGTTCCCATAGATAGTGGCCGGAGTCAAGCTGAATCACCCGATACCCATCGGGTAGCGGCTTACACCGAGCTGGAAATTCGACGATCGGATTGCCGTGTAGATTTGTGGCCATTTTGTCTACCTATTCGTCGCGAGCCGCTTTACGTTCCGCCAGCATTTCTTGAATACCGCTGAGTTGTTCCACCTTCCGGATCAACAGTCCGTTGTCCTGGACTTCTATCACACGTGCGGTCGTTTGGGTAGTGAATTTTTGACTTCCACCACACTCGCACTTCGGAAGCTTCGGGCGTTGTGAGAATAGGGCGCGTTGAATTTTGTGACACTTCTTACATTTCCAGTTATAGACCGGCATAGTTAGCTCCACAAGCGTTAAGCTGGAGGCGGTGACAGGAGAAACGCCGCCTCCAGCTTCGTTCTATCACAAAAGAAAAAGTTGGAGGTGGACTACCGAGAACCACCCCCAACTTTCGTTCTACTTAAGCTCGATCGTTTGCTGGGTTGTCGTCGACGGTGCGCATGTAATTCGCGCTGTCGCGAGCTTCAGCGTGATCTACTTCAGCGTCACGGACGAAGGCACAAACACCGCCGCAAGTTCCAAGGAGCGAGGCGATGGAAATGGAGTTGCGAACGGCCTCTAATACTGCAGGAACCGAGTCCAAAAGCCCCTCCTTAAAAGCGTCTACTAGTTTACCTTCGAGAATGTCGTAAACGATCGACCCAGAATTCTTCATCACCGAAGTAGGCTCTACAATCTCGTCGACGTGGTAGCCGGCATTGATGTAGAGGCGGTCAATCGGCTCTTGCAGTGCCGGCACCAGAACCTCGCGCAACATCTCGTCGTGGGTCAAAAGTGACTGCAACCGCAGCAACATCCATCCTCCGGCCGGCAGTGCGCCGTGCTCGATAGCCCCGCGAACTGCGCAAACGGCGTCGTCGACTCGGTCTCGCTTCTCTCGGAGTTCGCCACCACTCGCTCCAACCACTGTAAGGCGAGCAACACCGCCGCTCACTTTCCCCAGGCGCTCAGCGACGATGTGCTGGTCCAACTTGCTCAAACCGCCGATTTCAAGCTGCTTCGAGAGCTGATCGACGCGCTCAAGGACCAAGAGTTCGTCGGCAAAACCGATGACGGTGGTGCGGAACCGACCAGCTTCAAACGACGGGGTGTGTCCGAGGTCCTCTACTCGGGCGTTCGCCAATGGCTGATTGATTGGGTCAAAAATGACACCACCAGTCATAGCCGCAAGGTCGGCCAAGAAATCGTACTGGCCGGACTGCATTTGGTTGAGTGGAGCAACAAGCGGGTAGATGTTGAGGGAGCCAGCTTCACGGAAATTGAGGGCGAAGTTGCTGAGGGTGCTCTCCGAAAACCCACAGGCGACGAAGACCACGTTCTGAGAAATTTTCCCAGCTTGCGCGGCGGAGATGATCTCATCAAACAACTTGAGCGCGTCGTAGATGTCGTTGAGCTTGCCATGGTACAGCACGTACGAAGGCTTATCGAACGCGCACAGCTGACGAGGAACGTCGTTGATGAACTGCTGATAGAACTTCCCGCACGAATCCTCATAGCCGGTGGAAATCTGGTACCCGTCGATCTTGTCGACTTTGTAGCCGGCTGGACCGGACTCCTCGACAACCGTGATGTTACCTTTGTCGCCAGTGAGCTCGAAGCACTGAATCACCGCATCAGCCAGGGCCTTATCTCCATTGGCGGAAACCTTAGCGACAGCGTGGAGGAGTTTGCGTCCTTGCTTTGTGGCCAGCGACACCTTCCTTGCAAACTTTCGAATGGCCGGCTCGATGATGTTTTTGAACGCCGCCTCAAGCGCTCGAACGATGCGCTGTGGAGACACCTTAGGGTTACGCTCACAGTATTCCTGAGTGTATCGGACAATCGCTTCTGCCAGCACAATCGAGGTGGTAGTACCGTCTCCGGCAGACGCCGCGGTTCGAACGCTGCAATCTCGAGCCGATTCCATGATAACTTGCTTGATGGAATCCTGGAACCCCATATTGTTAAAAACGGTCACGCCGTCCTTGGTCAAAAACGGCGGCAACAACTCTTCTTGCCGCTCAATCACAACACTAAGTCCACCTGGACCGAGAGTGCTACCAACGAGATCAGAGCACGTCTTCATTGTCTCGCGGAGAACGCGCTGGAGTTCAGGGCCGCGGGTCAACATCTTCTTGGGGGCGCTCTTGGCTTTTTGGTGTTGCATTAGGACTCCTGCGAAGGTTTCCTCCAGTATACCACAACGCCACTACAATAACTCCAACGCCTCGAAAGTCACCCACATCGGGGTGGACTTGCGGCGCCCTTATGGCGAGGTCATTTCTTACCAGCCGTGGTTTTCTCGAGGATTTTAAGTAATGCCGCATCGACATCGTCCGGTGACATCGACTTGATTTCCTTGGATTGCCCATCAACCACCTCGCCTTTGTCTTCTGTACGATGCGTATGGAGAATCTCACCCGATACGTTCTTGTCTTTATCCTGTCCCGTGAGACGAAGCAATAGCTCAAGGGTCTGCTGGTACGCCTTCAAGGTCATTTGTCCCTTCAAGTCGCCCAAGTCCTCTTCCTTGCCGGTCTGCAAAAACCGACGCAACTTATCGCCATTCAGCTTGTTGAACGCGGCAGCCCACAGACTCACGAACTGAACCGACTCGAGCTGGCTAGCCTGCACGGTCTCGTGGATCCGCTCCACCAAGCCTTCGGTGTAGTCCTTGCGCTTGAGGTCCCAATCGCCATCCATCTTAGCTCGAACAATCTCCCCCAACTTAAAGGAGGAGTTCATAGCCTGAATATCCTTGGCGCTACATCCACGCAAGTACAAGTTGTAGAATTGCTGAGATGTCGCAGGGGAGATAGGCGGCTTGCCGGATGACATGTAGTCGAGGTAGGCCTCCTTCTCTTCAGGCTCCAAAGCCTCGAAGCGCCCTTCTGCGGTGTCGAGGTTGGCCATCTGCTTACGGGCTCTACGCTCCAAACGAGATTCACGCGCCATTTTTGGCCTCCTGTACTTCGACGTCGTTGTATGGGGCATGACAACAATTGCCTTCTGCGATGCACTCAAGAGCTTCCCACTCACAAAGCTCGGCGCCATACTCTCCAGAATCATCGTGTTTAGCCCACGCCGCCGCCCTGGCGGCGACCTTATCATCGGCCTCGACCTTAAAAATCAAGCGACCTGCGATGGGGATGGTTACGTAGTAAGTTTTCATAAGGTCCTCTTGATTGTAGCCTCTACGCCCTTGTACTTAAGACGCGACACGGTGATCTCATTGAGTGTTTCGTACGCATCCCACTCCACATCAACAGCGTCCAAACTTGCGGATGCCGCATATGTCGCCGCCGCCACACGCTTGGCACCACTCTCGCTAGACGATTTCACCTCAAAGAGAATCCTGCCTGCAATTGGAATCGATACATAGTAGGTCTTCATGGCATCCTTTTGACGGTTACTTTCGTGTTCGGGTTGTATCCGCACAATGGGTCGATATCATCTTTTGGGAGCTCTTGCAAGCGTGTCCCACGATAGATCACCGTACGTGCTCGCTTAACCACCACCAACCACGACCCGCCAAACAGACTCTGTACCGCCTGGTCCAACTTGAATAGGAGTTGGGGTTTTTCGATATTCTTCTTGGGGGGCAAGGTCAAGACGAAAGTGACGGTGAATTCGTCTTGGTCGATCACCACTTTATGTTTGAGTGACTCTGGGAAAAATAGCTTAGGCCATACATTGACAGTCTTGAGCTGCCAGTCTGCGATGTGTAAGCCGGTGTTGGATAGCAGCCGCTGATGTGACACAAGTTCGTCACTCATAGCAACCCCGGAAGTCTCTCTTGTACCATTTTCCCCAAAACCTCATTCGATGTCCCGTACTTGGTTTGGTAACCGCCGACGAACATTTTGATAGCCGCACCGATCCCCATGGACTCTCGCACCGCCGACTTCGCCGCATTTACCGGAAAAGTCCTAACGCGACACCCGCTCCACCTCGCCCGGCGCTCTTGAATGAACTTCGCATCGCCATGGATGTCGATGATGTAACGCCAATTCGGATTGATGTCAAGTTGCAACGGACTCTCAATTCGGTCTTCGAATCGGAGGATCTTGTGGCAAAACTGTTCGGTTTTTACGGATTTGATTACTTTGGCGCCCTTAACTCCGAATTCAATTACATTTACCGACCGGTCGATGTTGGCATCTGAGGCCGTGCGCCACCTAGGGGCTCCTGGGTAAAATACGTCACAGCCGAATACGGCCAAGCCCTCAGAAACCCGGTCGAATCGGTATGGAGTGTGCATGTGGCCGATGACGAAGCTTTTGTCTTGCACGTCTTCTAGGGATGCCGCATCGGGAGCGTAAAACCCGTTGTCGTATTTTGAGCCCTGCACTGCTTGGTGGGCTACAACGCACTTCGCATCGGACTCACGTACGGAGCGCAAGAAATCTTCGTTGCTGTGAGTGTATGGCATAAACAAAACACCGTCCATCTCCGTCGGCTTATCTACCACAGTAATGGCGTCAACGTGAGCCAACATAGAGTGGTTGGGGCTTGAACCGGCTGCCGCAAGGTCGTGGTTTCCCACCAAGGCGATTACCGGTGTTGTACAAAGTGCAGCAAACGCCTGACGCCACCACGCCATCACTTCACAATTCACGAGCTTGTGGTTGTGGTACTGATCGCCCATAAAGATGACGTTGTCGACCTCTTCGTCGACGACGATCGGCAAAATGCCGTCGATGAGGGCTTGGCAGTCATCAAGCTCGCCTTCAACGGCGTGGACGTCACCTACAACTAGAGATCGCACGGTTCCCCCTTATATAAAGACATTTCAGCGTAACGGATCTTCAACATACCGAGAGCTACAAGAGCCTGCTCTTCATCGTGTTCAGCCTTTAACGCCCGGAACACCCAACCCTCCATGGCCGTTGTGATTTTTTGCTTGAACTCGTCAAAGCGCTTTTTCTCCGCGAGAAGAGCTTCCAAGTAATTGATTTCGCTCATCGCGCCTGCCCAAAGTAATTGGACACCACCTGAGTCGTGACTTTGTCCACCTCCACAACACTCGACTTAATCAAAGCGAGTAATTCCGTGGCCTTCCGACACCAATCAGCTGGACTAGGAACGGCCGGCAAGGCCGACTGGACCAAACTATCGAACTTTTGGGCGGAGATATCACGGCGCAACGCGACGGCTTGACGGCGTGTCGCGCAATACAACTGCCGGGCGTAAGAGAGGGAGTCGTAGTTGGAGGCGTTCATCGCTTCACCTTCAAGTCGATGTCGTCGGCAAACATAGCATTACTGATAGCCTTGAGCCGCTTCTCGGATGACTCTTTAAAATGCGCTTGCTCCAACCACTTAAGGCGCTCAATCAACTGTGCGGAGTGGGCCTTAACTTCCGTAAGCTCCTGTTCGAGGTAGTCTACCCTGTCTTCAAGGTGGTTGATTCTCGCGGTTCCCATCACTTCATCTCCGCCGTTGTCGTGTAACTCCCCGATACGCTGGTAATACCGTCACTATCGACAAGAATCGCGGTGGGAATCAAAGTCATGCCGCTCCCGGACGTTCGGAGGACCTGATGGGTGCTGCCAGGCGTGCACGTCACATACGGCTCCTCCACGAGCTGGATCATCGTCTTTGGCACCAAAATAAAAGTCTTGTCGCCAACCGTGAAGACGTCCTTAGCCCATTGCTGGGTATACAAATCCCCACGCACCCACACCTTAACCCCTGGAATGAATTGCTTACAGCCATCTCCGGATGCTAGGAAAACCACCTCGAGCTGCTGTAGTTCAAGGGTGTTGGAAATCAGCACCATGCCGCCGACGCGCTTCTTCTCGACGTGTCGAGTTGGGAACGGCGTGCAAGCCACAAGGCCATTGACGGTGGAAACCGATGACGTTTCATTGGTAGAGCTGGTGGTCATTTTATCTCCTTCGAATTTACATCAAGTTTTTATCGACTTTGGACAGAGCGTCTTTGGCATCGTCCAAGGCGTACTCAAGTCGCGCTAGATAGCACTCACATCCAGCCGACATCCCTGCTAGTTCACTTGCAACATCCTCGGACGGCTCGATCATCCCGTCGAGCGCCTTCGCCAATTCGACGACGAGAGCGAGTGCGGAGTCCCGCTCTTGAATTGTTTTGCGCATCGAGTTCCACAGCGTGTGACTGCGGATCTCGTCCGGCACCATCACATCTTCCCCCGCAGCAAAATCGACGTACCGAAGTCCCTCTGTCGCTCCGACCACATCCGCTAGCTGCTTGAGAGCCTGCTCGGTTTTACAGTTGTTCACAATGAGATCCCTTTCAGACGAAGTAGCTTCTGCTCTACCACGGAAAGATCCTTAAGTCCAGCTTGGAGACTTACTAGAGCTTGAGTCCTCTCGACGATGACGTCCGGCCGATGTTCTTCATCATCCTCATAGCACTCGAGAGTGGTATCTCCGGTCTCTTGGTCGACAGCACAGTCTCCGGAAACATGGCTGGCTGCCGCAAGAAGACCTTGGATTTCCGGGACTGTTACATGGTTCTTTTCGGGGATGTTTTCGTTGACCGCGGCGACGATCAAGTCCATGTCGGTGTTCTTGTCGAGGAACCGGGAGGCTTTGTGAGCGCGATACACACGTCGTGCGTCAACAGGCCAGAGATGCAACAGTGTGGAATTGTAGGCCTCTATCCTATCTCCACACATACGCCCGAGGATTACATCTCGGAATACCTTGAAGGTTTTAAGTTCTTCCTCGTCCGTCATGTTTTCTGTGAGGAGCGGGTCAAATTTGTCGATCCCCTCCTGCAATCCGATAGCGTGCGTCTGAATCAAATCCAAAAACGACATGTGGGAGCGTGGAGTTTGGTTCCAGAACGTCCGGCAATAACTGATGGCTAACGGCAGGTTCATTTCCATGATTTCCGTGCGAATTCGCTCGATTTCACGGATCGACGCACGGATCTCTGGGTTCAAAGTGTCGCCAGCGGTATCTTTGCACCATCTAAAGTAGCGGTAATTGAACTTGAACTTGTGCAGCGCTGCACCATCGCGCGCCTTGAGTGCCGGTGAGATCTCGGCAGTGAACTTCGTTTGACGTTCACGGAAATACGGCCTGCTCGAAAGGAGGTTCCGCTTGGTATCGCAAATGTACTGGATGAACGAGACGTACACCGACGCCCCATACACCTCAAACAGTTGGCCTTGCGCTTTACGCTCAGCCGCGATAAGAGCCTTGAGCTGTCGACGTTGAGTGTGCAACCGATCAACGTCAGTCATTTTGCCGTATCGACCGATAGCGGCTGTAAGGGATTTTGCGAAGTTCTTAAAGAAGACATCGCTGTTGTCATATCCGCCGATACTCATGGGGTTCTCGATTCTCTGTTTGCTACGTTATATCCCCATTATACACCAGTCGAGAATCTTCTTGACGGTACCTCTCTTTGTTGGCTTCGTCAAGTCCAAAATACCTTCACTTCTACATCCTTGAAGGCGTTTTGTCCATTACCGCCTTGAATTCCTGCAAAGTCATACCTTGATACTCGCCAACGAGAAGGTACAGTCTTGTAGCCGGCGAGGTGTTTGGATTTGACCGAACGTAATCTCTGACCTTCTTCACTTTGTCTACAGCCAATACATCTAGTATGAATTCTGGTGCGTGAATGTTGACCGCCACGGAAGCACGAACATGGAAGTTTTTGCAGGAAGCTAACGTCGTCATAACCCAGATGTCGGTTGTCATCTCTCCTTGTACAACCTTATCTAAATAGTCTTTAGCTATAGCAACCTCGATGCTATTCGGTGGAGTGTTAGGACGACCGAACATCACATCGTCACGAAGCACCTTCGGTAATTCATCTGCGGTTACATCGACAGCTAGGGGATTGTCCGGACATTCTCTCATTTGAGAGTCTCCTTGAACTCATTCAACGTCATGTTTTGGTACCCACCCATACGCATATACAACCTGGTACCCAACGCTGTGTTGGGGTTGCTCAACACGAGCTCTCGGATGTACTTGAGTGGGTCGGCGGACAGAATATCCAAGGCTTCTTCAGGCGCGTATACGTTCGCCGCTACGGCTTCACGGATGTAGAAGTAAGGGTGTTGGGCCCATCGCACCAACTTTTTCGGATCGGTGGATTTTTCCACAGCTTCAATGGCGGAGATTTGGTCTTCTTCAAAATCCATTACCAGTGTGACTGGCACTAGCTGGTGACGGTGGAAGTAGTCGTCTCGAACAGTTTTAGGTAAATCGTCGAATATGTAGGATCTCATAGTTTCACATCCTCACCATTTTCACCGGCCCGTAAATGTCCTCAAAAATCCTCTTGCGAGCCAATGCGTGTGCGTGTACCGTGCGGATGTTTGTGACGTCAAAATCGATGATGTTGCACGACGTCTTGTTGAGGGGCTTGAAGGGGCGTGTACAACGACCTACACCTTGACGAACCTCCACTTCGGATTTACCCCCTCTGAGATAAATCATCGTTTTTACACTTTTGAAGTCAGTGCCCACACTGACGCACGATGTAGCTACGAGTATAGGGAACTCCGACGCATTGAATTGTTTAACGAGCGAGTCGTTGTCGCACTCGTGGTATTTTTCCGGGACTTTCGACTTGTTATCGGCCAACGGCCCGTGGGCGAAGCGAACTTCATGTTGGAAGTGCGGTAGAAGTTCGGAAAACTGAGAGACCTCGTCAACCAGTATAAGTACCTGGTGTTTCGACACCGCCACACTCTGGTTAGCGATAGCCGCCGCCCTCTTAAAAACTTCTGGATTGTAAAAGAAGTGCTTGCGGGTCATCTCATTCGGATCTGAACTTTCGAACTCGACGTGAGACTGCACAGGAACCATGAAGAACACCGGCTTGGCGAGGTAACCGCCATCAACGCCTTGACGTACGGTCAGTTCGAGCACGGTATGCCCCGTCAATGAGTCCAAAAGTTTGCCAGATCCGTCCCCACGAATTTGGGTGGCCGAAAAGCTGAATCTATACGGGGCGTTTGCGACTACACCTAGTGCAACTTTCTCAAAAGTGGTCGCCGCGATTGTGTGCGACTCGTCTGTAATAAAAACCTCACACTTGGAAAGATCTTCCCATTCTTTCGTACCGACCTCAACCCGAGTCAAGGATTGCCCAGTGCCGATGACGAACAACTTGCCGGCTTCCTTCTTGCCTCCGTAGAACTTGCCAACGTACTTTTTCCCGAAATGCTTGACGAAGTCTTCATAGAGTTGCCCCGAAATGCTAGCAGAAGGCGCCATAATGACTGTCTTAAGTCCGAGTGCTTTAACCAAAAGCAATGCGCAAAAACTTTTCCCGGTGCCGGTCGCAAGCTCCACTCGCGCATGCTTTGCTTCCAACAACCTATCTCGCGCTTCAGTTTGGTATGGGTAGGGCGTGCGGTCCGGAACGACCGCCCACGGGATTGTTTTAGGTTCTGGGTAAACCACCTTGTTAGTTACCGTGCAGCCGTATTTCGATTTTAAGGCCTCTAGCAGCCCGCTGTTGACGTAATGACGTCCGGACCCATCTCGGCTTAGGAGGCACACCTTCTGACTCGCCTGAAGCTCAGCCAGGCGGGCTGCGTAGGCTTCCGCACCAAACTTGTGGGCGAACCAGGTCGCGTGCTGTAACTTCTTGAGTTCGAAAGCCACCGAAGTGTCGGTGTAGGTAAGTTCTTCTTGAAGTGACTTCAGCTCAGACGGCGTCGCGTCGTCGACGTACAGCTTCGTAGGGGTCTCGAGAGTGAGTTTCATTGCACAACCCCCACGAAATCTCCAAAAGACATACCACTGTGCTCTGAATAGGTAGCGAGCCATAGCTTGAGAGCGCTCTTGACGTCAAAACCTTGCCAATCGGGCGAGTTAAGAAGTTCGACAAACCGTCGCTCATTTTCAAATTCAAGAGACTCAACTCTGTTCAACGGCGCTTCGAACAACTCCATAAAACAGTTCCCATCACAGCACTTCGGAATGCTCTCGGCGTAAGCCGCCAGCAAATTCGCCATGTCAACAAATGTTTTGGGAGTCTCGAGAGTGATCTTCATGACTTTTTCTCCGCGCAATACCAAAAGTTGGCCCACCAATTCGATGTTGGTTTAATCCCGTAGCACTGGTTCGTCAAGTCAACCCCTCGAACAAACCAAGGTTGGTGGCGGGTGGTCCACAGGTATTTTGCCAGTGCAATCATAGCAATCCAAACACGAAGTTCTGAACCGCCAGGAGGCGATCCGTGGGGGTACCGCAAACGTCGATGACCTTGAAGGACGGCAAACTCGCGATAAGCTCTGGAATCTGCCGCTGGACGGCCTGGGATTGTTCCTGCGAGTGCACTCGGTTCGGGTCCACAGACCAAACGCGAGAGATAGGCGCAGCGAGGAAGGTCGCCGAGGTGATGCTCAGCGAACGCGCCACGTACTCTTGGACTTCAGCCGCCGTACGACGAGCAGAGCTCATGTACAAGAGCGAATTGATTGGACTTGAGTCCGAGATGACCAACACCTTTGGGCCACAACTCGTCACGAAAGTTTCATCCACCTCGAGCTGCTGACGCATGATGGCGAACTGGTCGCTATCGTCGAGGGGTGGGAATTGCTCTGGCGTTAGCGCCAGTTGAAGCTTCTTACGGGCAATATACAACCGCGCCTGCTCCCCAGAGAGCTCGCACAGGACGCCAGCCTCCTTCAGGGAAGCAAACAACATCGCGGCGGTGGTGGTCTTACCCGAGGACGGAGAACCGATGAAGTTAATTAACATTCCACAAGTATACCACGTTTGGAAGCGGAATCCACCTGTCCGTTCGGAGGAACTTCTTTCTTGCTTTGAGGCTCTGAATGATGTATTGGATTTCTCGTGAATTCTTATTGTATTTGAGGCTCGTCTCGTTTGCTTTAAGGACCATTCAATGTCTTACATCATCTTACAGTACGTCGGTCGGACGTCGTCGGCTTTTCTGCGACGACGAAGTCGGCTCCGCTGAACCTTAAGGATGATCCTTAAGTGATCCTTAAATGATCCTTCGCTCCAATTTTCGAGCCTCTACGCCAGGTTCACAGACACTTTTCTTCTGCACGATCACGCAGACATTCTGCACGATCACGCAGACATTCTGCACGATCACGCAGACATTTCTGCACGATCACGCAGACATTCTCTCATCGGATCTGCACGATCACGCAGACATTTCTGCACGATCACGCAGACATTCTGTTTGTACAGAGCCGATTCTACAAATCGTGTTGCACATTAAAAGAGGATCATGTATAATGGATTTGTTGTCAGTATGAATCAGAGCAGTGGCTTGGTCCGAGCACCTGTCACTTCTTTCCGGGTGTATTGGGGGAAAACCTGGTCGCTGCTCTGATTCATACTGACAACCTCGCGACTTTCCCTTGCGAGTTTACAAGAAACAAGAAAGAAGAATACAGTGTATTTGACGACTCAAATCTTATCGAATCAAGGAGCCTTGGGCTTCCATGCTGGCTCGAGTCGAGCGGCAGCTCTTTTGTGTTACCTCTCCAATAGACAAGGGAGGGGTCCTTCTACATGGGTTAATCGAGACACCATCTGTAAGGCTCTTGGATGGAATCCATATCGCTTGAAGCAGTTCGATGAAGCGGTACAGGAACTTGTCGACCGTCAATTAATCGTAATTGAAGACAAGTTGATTCCCAACACCAAAACAGTAACAACTCACTATGACTGTAGGCCGACATTGGGGGTTCTAAAGAGGCTCGGTGCATTGGAGTCAAAAGAGGAGAGTCAATCATGACCAGAAAAGAAACCGACAAGGAGCGCCTGGAAAGGCGCAACAAGGACAAATCCACCAAAAACGTAAAGATCGATCTCTTTGCTCTTGGCAAACAGGTGGAGTCACGAGTTTTTGCTGAGACCGTCGAGGTTGACGAGACTCTTCATTCTGTGTCCAAAACCGACAACGGTTTTAGACCCGCCATCATTGATTCAAGTCACGACCTTAAGGGCTGGACTTTTGATCAATGGCGAGAGCAGCTCGCGAAAGAGTCCCTCAAAGAGATTCCTACAAAACGCGACACCCACGCTGATCCAGAGACCATGTCTGCAATTTATGCGGCGATCGGCCGGCGCACGCAAAAGTACCTCAAAGATGGCTTGCTTGGTATTTGGGAGAACCGCCAAGCAACGTATGATAAGGTTGTCAGTATCTCAAATAAAGCCGTCCAATGCGAGCGATTGAGTCGACGGCAACTTTTTACTTGGCTGCCTGACGTTGTCGAGTGCTTTTATGACGATGAGAGTGTCCACGAACTCTTCGTTGAGATGGAAGAAGCCGGCGACAACGGACTGTCGGATGAAGAGATGGACGATTGGATTAACACATTAACAGTCAAGTCCGCCGTCAAAGTAATGAGCGTTGTTCAGGAAGATTTCTACAAGACCATCGATAGGTTCTGGTCTTACATTTGTGGCTACACAGTCAACCTGTCCGATCTTGAGCGCGTGATTATGGCGTTCAAATTTGGTTCGGCCAGGTGCGACGACACCAACTTTCGAGAGTTCGAACTTAAGGGGTTGGCAAAATGTCTCGGTGCCATCAACCCGGCAGATTATTTGTGGGTTGAGTCGATAGAGGATTTTCGTTCGCGAGCATGGGCACTCATTATGGAGCGACGTCGCGAACAAGAAGTTGAAGTTGTCGAGTCGAAGAAACTAGTAGAAGCCCCAAAAGTGATTTGGGAACCCCCCAAACCCCCAAAGCCTCGCCCTCACGCAGAAGTCGTGGCTGAAGTTCAAGCGGCTATCGCCGCACGAACAGTACCGCCGGTTGACATCACACCAGACGAGGTCTCTAAATTGACCGATTCGACCAAACTCGAAGCTTGCTCGTATTCGACTGATCCTGAAATTCTTGTAGCCGTACACAACAACAAATACACTCCATGGTCGGCTTGTGAGCGGTGTATGGAAAATGAAGTAGTGTTTAAGCGTTTTTGTCAGCAAGCCGATGAGCGCACGCCTGTGGCCCCGGTTCAAAGGGCATCTGGAGGGCCTTCGGTATCAGATCTTGAGCTGGCGGTGACCTCAACAGATTCTCGAGAGCTAGAACGCATCGCTACTACAACAAACGATCCGATCGTGAGGGTGGCTATTATCGCCAACGGTAGTGCTGAAAAAGACTTGAAATTATGGCTGAAGGCTGTCAACAGTGGGCTTCAAATGACATACACTGAATTTGTGGGGGTATAAAATGACTCAAGAAGAATTGGCAAAAGAGTTGGCGGAAGTCCGGGAGAAGTTTAAGGATGGGAAGGGTATGAGCAAAGCGACCAACCGCGAGCTGTCGTTGATTTTGAGTTACCCGATCGAAGGTGATCTGGTTTCTATGAAGTCTGCGCTTCGTTGGCGCGATCTCACAAAGGGCGGACCACTAGATGTCGACAAGATCGATGGCGTCTCTTAAGCAGATGCAAGTGCACGTGTCATTGGATGGTAAGTTTCTTTTTACCTTGGACGATCTCGCGCGAGCAGAAGCCCAAGTTCTGGCTGAATGCGCTCGTCACCCGAATCCAAACGAAAGGATGCGCGCGGCTAGCTCTCAGACAACTCCGTCGGAGTCGCTGTCGTATTTGACGAGAGATCTCCAACCACAGGTGCGATTGAGGGTTGCTGGCAATATCTGTACACCAGCAGAAGGTTTTGTGGTATTGGCGGAAGATAGCGATCCACAAGTCCGAGCCGCTGTGCTCAACAATCCGTCTACGCCACCTATGGTAAAAATATGGATGCGTGGCGGGTACGGTGATATGTCTTTGAAGGAATTCTTGGAGACCGCCAATGCCGACTAACCTTGAACTGGCAAAAGACCTCAATACTTCAACTGAGGACTTGATCCGTATCATTGGAGACATCCGAGCGGAACTAAGACTCAAGGACGACGATGAGTACAAAGCTTTTGAACTAGCCATAAACCACGAGAACCTACCTTCCATAGTTTTGGAAGACATGGCTCGGTATGGAGCAAAAGGGCATAAACTCTATGTCGCCAGTTGTCCTCGTATGACTAGAGCGGCTTTTGAAGTGCTTGCGCAAGATTCCGACATGTGGACCAATTTGGTTATCAATCCGGCCACACCGTTGGATTTCTTGGTTAAAGTGGCTAGAACTGAACGCCCAATTACGACAGTCGGTTTTGCTCCTGATACTCCCAAGGCGAATATTGCCGGCAGCAATCGTACTCCGATTTCTATTTTGGTAGAACTTGAACAAAGCTCATTTATCTTGGTTAGGCAGAGACTAGCTCAGAATCCCAATACGCCAGAGTGGGTACGATGGCAATTGTCTTTAGACGAGGACTTTACAGTCCGACTGTATGTCTTCGCGTATTCAGGAACTTCGTCGCAGCTTCGAATTCAAATGGTGCGGATCGAGGAAGATCCAAGAGTGATTCAATACATGTCGAAGTCTAAATGCACACCGCCTCTGGTCAAAATGTGGTTGATGTCCGAGTATCGACATACTATGTCTTTGGAAGAGTTTTTGGAGGTCGCAAGTGAGAATGACTAAACACGGTCCGGAATACGACGCCCTCGACTACGTTCTCGATCACGACACGCCTTCTGATATTCTCGCGGAGTTGGTTAACAGCAATGGCGTGCAAATTCGAATCTATCTTGCCATGAATCGCAACACCCCTCCAGAAGCACATATGGCGTTAGCCAAAGACGCTGTTGCTGATGTACGATATGAGGTTGCTGTCGGCTATAGGTCTCCGCCTGAGGCGTTGACGATATTGGCCGAAGATGGGCACGAGGATATCGTGTACGCAGTCTCAAGAAACCCCAACACTCCACCTTTGGTTAAAATGTGGCTGGAGACGTACAGGGATAGTGGAATGTCTTTGGTGCAGTTTTTAGAGGTTGCAAATGTGGGTTAATGTATTGATTATTGCTGGGTTTGTTGTTGGCGTCAGTGCGATTGTTGAGTTTTGGCGTCGGAGGGCGTTGACAGGGAGGTGATTTTGTAATAGGGGTTGGGGGAAAGGAGTACTTATGGACCTCAAACCGAATTCATTGGCTATTAAGGCTCCTGGCTTGCGTAGCGAGTGGAGCTCTGAGAACACCGTCAATTTTGACGATGTTTCGTATGGTTCGCAGGTGAAGCGTAAATGGATATGTCCTCAAACGCATAAATATTCGGCTTCTCCTCACGCTAGGACCGCCAAAAGGCCGCACGGATGCCCTGAGTGTTCTGGCAGGAAGGTGTCCGATCTTAACTCAATAGCAGCGAAGGCCCCACATTTGGTTATTGAATGGCATCTAGACAACGACAAGACTCCACGTGAGGTGGCGTACATGTCCTCCGTACTTCGCAAGTGGCGATGTAAGAGCGACAGCATGCATGAATGGTGGGCGACGCCTGGAAATAGGACTAGTAATAATCATGGTTGTCCATTTTGTTCTAGGCGTAGAGTTTCAGCAATAAATTCGTTGGCCACTAAGGCTCCCCACCTAGAGAGGGAGTGGCATTCGGATAATAAAGAGAAGTTTTGCGATATATCGTGTGGATCGAAAAAGAAGTATTGTTGGGTTTGCAGTCTTGGGCATGTATGGCGAGCCTCCCCTCACAATAGAACCAAGAGAAAGCCTAGTAGGTGTCCGGAGTGTACTGGATACCGAGTTTCTAAGCTTAATTCGCTAGCTTCGCGTGCTCCACACCTACTCGCCGAATGGCATCCTGACAATAACAAGTCGTTCGATGAGGTGTTTTATTCTTCTGCCAAAAAATATAAGTGGATTTGTAGGTTTGGCCACGTGTGGGAAGCTAAACCGTGTCACAGGACGGACCCCAAGCATCCTAGTGGATGTCCAGAGTGTATCGTTACCCACTCTAAGGCTGAAACGGCTATTTTTGATGCTATTAGGGTAAAATACCCGGACGCCGTCAATGGCCAGCGCGGGCTGTTGCGCCACGGACGATCTGAATTAGATATTCATATCCCGTCACTTAAAAAGGCGATTGAGTACGATGGGACATACTGGCATTCGCGGCCCGGCAGCCAAGAGAGAGATCTCCGAAAGGACCAGCAATGTGCTGAAGTCGGCATTCAGCTATTGAGGATTCCAGAGGCGGAGTACGAATCTGACCGTGAAGGTACCATCGTGAAAGTCCTTGCTTGGCTTGGGAGCAATCTATGATGTATGGCCTTCTCTACCACGGAAATGCGGCGCATGCTCTTCACCCCATGCGCGACCAAAGAACACCTGTCTAGGTGGGTTCAAACTTTCATCGGAATTCATTTCCCCGATGCCGTTGTCTGCGAAGAATCGAATTCATCTCCGATGGACGCTTTGTGGACACTGTATTCCAAAGCGATCTCGAATGACGACGAGGATTTCTCTCGTGTTATGTCTTACGCAGCACGTGGGACATATAAGACACTCAGCGCTTCTGTACTCGAAGTTGCGCTAGTTCTCCACACTCCACGAAATATCGCACATCTTGCTGCAACTCAAGACCAGAGTGGCAAGGCTCAGTCATATTGTAGAGATTTCTTCGCCAAACCATACCTGTGCGATTTCCGCATGGGCCAAAACATCAAGAAAATCGACGTTTGCCGCTTTAGTAACGAGCGAACAGGTATACATCTAACCGAAAAAGAATGGCAAGTTCTTTCTGACGACGAAAAAACGCTGTTCGAACGCAAAGACAACTATATTCAAATAGTGACGCTCACCCTACAAGGTGCGAACAGTGCACACACAGAACTACTTGTGGTCGACGAAGTCGATACCGTTCCGACGCAAAACCGTGGAGCGTACGAAGAGGCGAAGCACATTCCCGACCCGCGCAACGGACTAAATCCTATAACCCTACTTACTTCTACCCGTAAGTTCAGCTATGGACTAGTGCAGAAAGAAATCGATGAAGCTGCCAAGTCTGGCCTCAAGGTATTCCACTGGAACGCCGTAGATGTCGCCCAAGCCTGCACACCAGATCGACATAAGCCGGAACTCCCTAAAGTCCAACTTTACGTCAATGACTCGGAGCTCACCACGGTCTCTGAAGAGGCCTACTCCAAGTTCGATGTAGCAATGCAGTCCAAGTTCACGCAGCACGAAGGTTTTGGTGGGTGTGCGACATGTTCTCTGTTTTCGGTGTGCAAATCCAGGCTAGCTACACACCAGACCTCGAAGTCTCCTCTGTTGAAGCCGATTACATGGTTGCGCAACCGCCTCAAGGAAGTTTCGACTGGAATGGCTTTGACGCAAATCATGTGTCGCCAGCCAGATTCCACTGGTTTGATTTACCCGAAGTTGGATCGCGCCATCCATGTCAAGACCGCCTCGGAAATTGCCCAGATGGTTACCGGGCGTACAGCGCCGCAGCATTTGGATAAGGGTACGCTTTTGAGGATTTTGGTGGACCGGGGGTGCAAGTTTGTATCGGGGATGGACTTTGGCTTCACCCATCCCTTTTCTTGTATTACAATGGCAGTGTGGGGACAAAACGCATTTGTGGTGGACTGCGTTTCACGTTCTGGTTTGGAACTCGACGACAAAGTTGCTGTGTGTGAACATCTACGTGTACTGAATCCTACGATTCACGCCGACACTGAGGCCCCGGCCGATATCGAGACGTTCAAGCGACGCGGATTTCAAATGAAAGGTGCGATCAAAGGGCGCGGCAGCGTGAAGAGCGGCATTGAAATCGTCCGGATGAAAATCCAGCCGGCCTTAGGCCCTCCGACGCTATTTTTCTTGGCTGGAGATCCAGACGTCGAATTCGCCTTTCAACAACTCAAAATGTACCACTTCGTCACTGACGAAGGCGGAAATATTTCTGACGAGCCAGAAAAAGTCGATGACGACTCTGCGGACGCCGCCAGGTACGGAATTGTAGGGACTTTCGCGCCAAACCACAAAATCAGTCTGCCCCAGAACCCCAACAACCCAGCGCCTTCGGATGGGAATTCGGTTTCTGGCAAGCCTCAGTGGATGCAAGAATACATCTCGAAATTGCTGGATGGCGGGGATATCGCCGCGAACAAGCCGATCCGAAAAGGCAATTTCCACTTTCAACAGTAGTGGGTTGACATCCCCTAAAATCCGCGTATACTTCAAAATATCACAACGAGAGCGCTCGCAGCCTGATAGCGCAATCACATAAATAACAGGCCGTCTTCGCTCACCCGTATGGTTGGGGTGTTCGAAGACGTTTTGGGGACGATGTTCTACCGGACTAAGCAAGTAGGTTCGATTCCTACCGGCCCCACTCAATATTGCAACGCCATATGGTACAATGATTGCTAGAACGGAATCTTGACCATATGGACGCTTTCCTAAACACGACATTCCAAATCCAAGCCTACGCCGACCGTCCGGCCAACTCCAACCCACGTCTACGTGCGGTTGATTGGCGACGAGACCTTGCCGGCCAAGCCGTATCGAACCCCAAGTCCGAATCCGTGCAGCTTATCGCCGGAGAAACCCGGACGCTCTTCAACGGCACCCGTACGACGACCTTGGACGGCACTACAGCATTTACGGTGTCGCTGTCGACTCTGGAATCTGGGCGCTACCGCTTCACCAAAGTGGCTGGAACCGATCCGGGTCTTCGTACCAGCCGCGGACTCACGCTGAATACGGTCTCCGTCACCGTAGTGGCGTTGGCCAACGGTTCGCTGACAATGACTGTACCCGGGCCTGCGGCATTCACCGGTGTAGTTGCCGGAGACATCGTTTTCGTTCCCAACACCAACACAGGCGACACCGCCAACGTTTTCTCGATCTCCAACAGCGGGTATTGGGTGGTGTTGGCGGTGTTGTCGCCCCAGTCCTTGAGTCTCTCCCGCCTCCCCGGCGCTTCGTTCGAAGGCGTGAGTGAAGTCGTTACGTTGACGTCCAATGCGCAGCTGAGAGCCTACTCTGCGGCAGGCGTACAAGTCGATGACTCGGTGGCGATTTCGAGTGGGTTCGCGGTAGCCACACAAAAGACATACGAAGTCGTGGCCGTAACAGACACTTTCTTTGAAGTGAAGAGCTCCCTGCCGCTCCCTCTCGAGTCGTCTGTGACTCCCGGTGCCGCTGGCATGGTGTTCTATTCCAGTGCCAAGAATTTCCTGTATATCGAAGGCGATCAAGAGTTCGCCATCCGTCTCAATGGCTCGACCGACTCGACTCAAAGGGTTTCTCCGGTGCTTGCTGGAGAGCTAACGGGTGCCTACTTCAAGAACGGCCCGACCTGGTCCTTGGCTGTAGTCAATATGTCTTCCACGTCGCTCAATTTGATGGTAATCGGGGCGGAATAAATGAAAATGACCACATCAGACCTGTTTGCTCCCTCCGCCATTGTGCCTGTCAAGCGCAAGAAGTCGGCTATGGTGGAGATGGTTAACGTCCCGAATGACAATGCCTACGAGGCATTGAACAAGTCTTTGATGTCGATGGACGGGCAAGAAGACAAGCCCGTCAAGCGCCTGGCGTTTGAGGTCGATCCGACCACCGGCGTGAGTATTTACGCGTCGCTGTACCGTCCCAAACAAAAGGGCTTGTCGGACATCATGTTGAAGAGGTTGTCGGTCCAGGCGTCCATCGTCGCTAGCATTGTAGGGGCTCGAGGGAATCAAGTATCAGCTTTCGGCCGCCCTCAGCCAGACCGTTTTTCCACCGGCTATAAAATCAAGGCGAGACCAGACGTGTTGGAGGGGCTAGGTCAGGACGACAAAGAGGCCCTCCAAAAGCGTATTGCCAAAGCCGAACAGTTGTTTTTGACGTGCGGCAAGACGTCTGGGACAGAAGACACCAAAGAGCTTTCTTTTTCGCAGTTCCTTTTCATGACTACCCGCAACGCTCTGGTCTTCGGGCGTGTTGCCGTAGAAGCCATTCCAAATGCTGAAGGCGAGTTCCATTCGTTTAGACCCATCGACGCAGGAACCATCTATTTTGCAACAGCACAAAAGGATGCGGCGGACAATGTGCGGCGTCAAGCGCAAAATCTACTGGCACGTCTCAAGAATGAAAAGCCGGAAGTTTACATCGACTCCAGGGGTAGAAATGTAGACGAGTTGTTCGGCAATGACGAATACGCTTGGGTCCAGGTCATAGACGACAAGCCAAGACAATTCTTCACGGCCAAAGAGTGTTTGGTTCACAATTTCTATCCCGTCACAGATATCGAGAGCGAGGGGTACCCGTTAACGCCGCTAGACACCGTTGTCAGCGACGTCACGACATTCATCAATATCACAACTCACAACCGGCTGTTTTTCCAGTCCGGTCGCGCGGCTCGTGGCGCCATCGTATGCCAGTCTGATGACATTGATGACATCGACCTGCAGCAGATGCGTCAGCAGTTCCAGGCCAATATCAATGGCGTTGGTAATTCTTGGCGTACGCCGTTGTTCAAGGTAGGCAAGGACGACAAGGTAGACTGGTTCAGTATTGACTCCAATGCGCGTGATCAAGAGTATCAATATCTTTCTGATTCAAATGCCCGCACCATTTTGAGCGGGTTTCAGATGTCGCCTGAGGAGCTGTCTGGCTATGCTCACCTCAGCAGAGGTACGAATAGTCAGGCACTTTGTCTACATCCAGACACTCAGATCTGGACACAAGTTGGAGCAACAACGATCGGCGACTTACTTGGGACCGAGCGGGAAGTCTGTGGCTTCAATGTGTGGACCGGAACCGGCTGGTCTCCGGCACGAGCTTTTGTTACTGGAAGTAGGCGGATTTGCAAAACCACCACGAGCAATGGCATTACAATTACCAGCTCGCCAGAACATAGGTTTAGGGTGGTTGAGTCGGACGGCAGTTTAGGGTGGAGGGAGCAGCGAGACCTTGTTGTAGGGGATGTGGTCCTGGTAAATCGACAGCCAGTACCTGGAGACGAGTCCAATATACCGTCCTACAGAGGCAGAAAGCTAACCAAAGATATGATGGAGGTGTTGGGTTGGTTGACGGGCGATGGAACTCTGACCGTCAGGAAGGCCGGAAAAGTTCATCATTCCAAGCAGTTAGAATTTTACTACCACCACATTAAAGAAGTAGAGATTCGTGAGCGACATTTTCAGATACTCAAGAGTTTTGGACTTAACCCGAGGATAGTCGACCGTCAGGTCAGTCGGATAGCTGTCGAGCGCCAGAAGCGAGTTTGTGGCTTTCAATCTGTAGCTGATGTGCGACGAAATATCACTCTTAGCGACACTGTTTTTGTGGAGTGGTTGTTAAGTCTTGGTTTTGTTCCATCGTCTCAACATAAAGCAATCCCAGCTTTTATCCACGGACTGCCAGTCGAACTACGAGGCGCTTTTTTGAAGGGCTTTTTTAGCGCCGACGGTTCGTGTGACACGCTGAACACGCCGTCGATCACCATAGCTTCGCTAGACACACGCGAGGCGACCAAGAAACTTCTTTTGAATATGGGGATTCGGACTCGGTATTGTGAGGGGACCACTCGTACTAGTTTTGTCAAAGTCGACGGCCAGGAGTCCTACAAAAAGGAATACATCAAAGCTCCTAGCAAGCTTATCATCAAAGATAAGCTGGAGTTTTACGAGCGCATTGGCTTTCTGCAGCCACATAAACAGCCAGATCTAGACGCCCTCAAAAAGTCTGACTGTCGATGGATTAAAACGGCCGCTTCTGTCGCCCTCAATTTGTGTGACAAGATCCTTTCTCGTCCCGGGATGGGGCACGAAGAGCGAGACGTCGTCCGCCACGCACTGGCCGACAATAAGAGTCCGTTCCGCACTTTGTCGAATGTTCAGCGTATCGCCGAAAAATACCGAGAAGTATTGCCTAAATGGACTAGTGACTTTTACCAAGAATCTGTGGTTCAACTAGAAACATCGAACGACAGCGTAGAGATGGTCGACGTAGAAGTGTTCGACCAGACCCACGCCTTTGTAGCAAACGGACTAATAGTCCACAATAGTGAATCTAATGTGGAGTACCAACTCGAGGCCCACCGAGACACTGGCATCCGCCCATTGTTATGGCAGATGCAGAATTTCATCAACCACCGGATTTTCCCGCTGATCGATGCAGAACTCGCAAAAATCTGCACGTTTGCATTTGTCGGACTCGACGCCGAGACGGCCGAAAAAGAAACCACGAGACTACAGTCGGACGCCACCGTCCACATGACGTACGACCAAATCCTCCAAAAGGTCGAAAAGAAGCCCCTTGGCGCAAAATGGGGCGGGTCGTTCCCCCTCAACCCAGGATTCCAGCAGATCCTCGATAGATACATGACCGTCGGTCAGATCCTCGAGGGATTTTTCGGGGTTGCAAATGCATCAAAGGATCCTCGATTGGATTACCGCCGAGATGAATACTGGTTCCGCCAAGTAGACGTCCTGAATCAGAAGCAGCAACTCGAGCAACAGGCCCAAGCGCAGCAACAGCAAGCAATGCAAGGCGCTCAGCAACCAGGACAGGGCGATCCGTCCGCACAGCAAGGTGCGCAGCAACCCCAAGACGCGCAACAGGCAGCTCCACAACAAGGCACTGACCAACAAGCTGCTTCACAGCCCCAGCAAGACCCGAACCAGCCGGACCTTTCGACCGGAATCGACCAGCTCGCCGGGCTACTGAACAAGTCAGAAAGCCAACTCCCTATGTCGAAGCGACATCTTTTGGCACAACAGCGGATGTTCATTTCGCGCGCCATGTCGACCCTAGAGGAAGAGTCGAAAATCGCCATTAAGGAAATTGCCGGAATCGCCAAGAAGCATATTGCGCCCAAATAGTGGGTGTGGTATCTAAGAGGGATGAAAATCATCTCTCCATCAGCAGAACTGGTTTGGATCACCCCCAATGCCGCGCAAGTCGTTGAGATGGCTGCGCGCAAATGCTACGCCTCTGAAGATCAGTACGATCCCGCCCGCACGGCAGACTTCATCGACCGTGTAGTCAATCAAAAACACCATGAGAGCGTCATGGAGCACGCTAGCGCTTGCTTCGACTTCACCACAGACCGCGGAGTAATGGCCGAACTCACACGCCACCGCCTCGCCAGCTTTTCGGTTCAGAGTACCCGATACTGTTCATATAACAAGAGCAAATTCGGTAGTCAAATCGAGGTGTTGGAGCCGCCAGGACTCACTCCGGGTCAAGAGTTCTTGTGGGTTCAATCGGTGGAGATGGCAGAAAGGTGTTACATGCAGATGTTGGCCCTGGGAGCACAGCCGCAGATTGCTCGCTCGGTTTTGCCGAACAGTCTGGCTACTCACTTGCGGGTGACCGCCAACCTTCGCGAATGGCGCCACATATTCCGTCTCCGGACAGATAAGGCGGCGCACCCGCAAATCCGCGAAATCATGGAGATGGCTCAATATATTATGGCCCGTCAGGTTCCAGAGTTATTCGGCGTCGAAGCTTCTTGACATCGTCGACCGACCCGCGGTAATACTCGCCCATCAGCAGCAAACTCACACGGAGGGCAAATGGCGACCATAGAAGTGAACAAGAATGACGCACCGGCTGGTTATGACGTGTTGTGCCTCAACGATGCTCGTAAGGCGCTGATGTATTCTGTCGCGTCGGACCAGCCAATCAACCTTATCGGTCCTCCAGGTGTCGGCAAGTCGGCGATCGTGTCGGAAGTTGCCAAGATGGTAAATCTCCCACTTCACACTCTCATTTTGGCGCTGTGCGAACCTACGGATGTCGGTGGGGCACTGATTCAGAATGGGAAGCAAATTGACCGGATTCCTCTTAGCGTCGTCAAGTTTGCTTGTGACAATCCAGTCGTCCTGTTTTTGGACGAGTTGACATGCGCTCCGGCGACAGTACAGGCTGCAGCTCTGCGGTTGGTGTTTGAACGTTGGGCTGGGGACCAAAAGCTTCATCCTGGCACGCGCATTATTGCGGCATCCAACCCTCCGGAGCAAGCTTCTGGTGGCTCTGAACTCTCTCTACCTCTTCTTGGTCGTATGACTCAGATCAAGATGCGTCCCACCGTCAAGGAGGTCCAGGACTACTTCTACCAGCTTGGACCGGAAAACTCCACGCTGCGCTCATTGGCGGTAGACTTCGCAGCTACACTGGAGATGGCGCCGGACTTGTTGGCGATTGAGCCGCCGCCAGGAACGGTTATGAGTGGCAAGCCTTGGGGGGCTCCTCGTTCGTATGAGCGCGGGCTTCGAGTGTGCGCTACGGCACTCGACCAAGGCGAGTCCGATGGAAGCAATATCTTCGCAGCCTGCCTCGCAGGTAACGTCGGCGACGACGCGGCACTTGGGTTCATGACGATCCGAAAGATCCGAGAGACGCTGCCGTCCATCAAGGAAGTTCAGAGTAATCCCAAAGGCGCCAAGCTCCCTGAAGATGTCAATTCATCCGTCGCCGTGCTGGGTGTTTTGGCTCAGGTGTGCCAGACGGACCCGTGCGCTGCAGCGATTTACATGGACCGCCTGGAGCACGAAGTTCGTGCAGCGGCTACCCGAGCTCTCGGTCGCTTCAAGATGCAGCAGTACACGTCGTCGCCGTTCTATGAAGAAGGTATCGCGGCGCGTAACCGGTTGCTCGGAACTCTCGGTAAGACGATGGCCAAGCTCTAATGGACACACAAATTCAGGTGCGGATTGGGAATGTCGACAGCCCGCTGCGGTCGATGTCTGTAGGAGATCTTGTTGACCGACTAGAGCAAACCAATAAATTATTGGAGTCGTTGGGTTTTAAAAGTGGACGAGTGAGTTGGATTCAGTCACCATCTGAAGCTTGGACTAAAGGTAGTCCGTCAACGCGGTCGATAGACTATCAGTTTACAGTACAAGGGACAACCTCTGTACGTCGAATCAAAACTGCAAGTCCGTCCGTATATGCTTATGGGGAAGGTAGTATCAGAGATTTGATTGGACGGTTGATGGCTGGGAATAAGAGTAATATCATTTCTCTTCTAGACAAGAAGAGGATGTCTTCGCGACGTGCTGTATTGGCGGAGTTTTTGCCGGGGGATGAATTGAGGATGTCGGTGGTAGTAGTGCCTAGTCGACAATGTTCACGCTGCGGGAAAACCGTCACAAAGGTTACACAAATTCATCAGAACTCAGAAGAGTGCCTCCGGCTATATAATCAGAGGACCTATCCGAAAATCGGTATGGTTTTGATTGAACAAGCAGATTTGAGGTCCGCGCTTTACAACACCCCTGGTGTGGACATTAAACACGCTCCAGTCCAATACGAGCTTTGGGCTCCAAAGTGGGTAGATGCCGCCTACAAAATGTGGCAATCTGGAGACTCCACGTTCAACGAGCTCACTCTCGCTGAGTTGCTCAAGCAGATGAATCCAGTTGACGCTCCATCGGAATCCAAGTAAGAGGGGCCCATGTCCAACGCCACAATCGAACGGTGTCAAGCTAATGTCGCCATGCTCGGGTACTTGCACCCGGCTTTCCTTATGATTCATGCCAGGATTCGTAATCGGTACCGAGTGACGTCGGAGCCTGGTATGACGATGGAGGTGACTGCAAACGGATATTTGCTCATCGGAGAGCAGTTCGCGTCCAGACTCACTTCAGATGAATTGCAGGGGTGTTTGGCGCACGAGATGTTGCATTTGGTGTTGGGGTATTTCGACCGTCTAGGTTCGAGAGATGAATACATCTTCAATATCGCCAGCGACATGACGATCAATCACGCCCTTCGCAAAGACGGCATCAAACTGCCGGAAGGTGCAGTTTATCCTCCACTAGAATACACAGGAGATCTGTTTTCTGAGGCCGTGTACGAGTGGTTGCTGAAGAACCCGCAGCACATCCCGCCCCGACCACAAGGGCGCGCGTCAGTCGGCGCGGGGTGCGGCCCCATCAAAGAAGACGGTCAAGACGGTAAAGATGGTCTAGATTGGAAGAAGATTTCGGTCGAAGCCAGAGCGGCGGCCAGTCAGAACGGTTCGACCGCCATCGGAACACTTCTTTCGCCAAGGGCGGGTAGAATTGACTTCAAGCGGATTATCCGACACGGATTCAATGACGCCACCTCTGGTAGGAGCCGTGATTTTCAGACGTACGCAAGGCGTCCGCGTCGCCCTACGTCCGGAATTATCCTGCCTGGGTGGGGAAGTTACAATACGTCCATCGCGGTGGTAGTTGACGCTTCCGGCAGCATGAGCCGCGAGTGGATAAACGTAATCGCGGCGGAAACCATTGGCTTAATGAAGACGTTTCCTGGAGTCAATGTGTATTTGGCGGTCCATACGTCAGTTTTGGAGTGGTCTGGCTGGTTGAGTTCCACACAAAGTTGGAAACTCAATGAAGCTCTATCGTTCACCGGCGGCACTAACCCGCAGCCAGCTTACGATGCCGTCAGGACTGCCATGAAAGGTCGATGTGAAAACCTCATCCACTTTACAGATACCGAGTTTGGGTCTGAATGGCCTGCAGTGCCAGCTAAACACCTGATTGTAGGTGCATTTGGGAGGAATATTTCAACTCAACCGCCGGCTGGCTCTCAAGTCATTGTATGCGAGGTTGATGGCGTGTAGAGTTGTGGTATAATGGTCATATCAATAATGAGGAGTAGATATGGACGACGAGTTGGTAGTCAACGATGTTATTTTGCTTAAAGATATGCTTCAGGAAACAGGCAAGGCGTTGTATTTGTACAACGTAGACGCTGCCGGAACACAAGTTAAGGGGGTTTACGGTACACCACCCAAGAATCAATTAGACCTTGACTATGTCATGCGTGACGCACTTGACGAGTACGCATCTTTGAATTCCATCCTGATGGCAGAAGAAGATTTTAAGGCGTACCACGACGCGTGTAACTAAGGAGTTCACATGGGCGAACTAATCAAGCAGTATGTCGCAACTGGAAGTACTATTCTGGCTGAAGTTGGTTTTCTTAAGCCAGGAGAGGCTTTGTATTTGTACAATTACACGTTCCTCACCAAGACCGAGTATGTAGGCGGGGCCGCACCGAAGGGTCAGGTCGGTGTAGAAGAAGCTGTCGTGAACGCTCTGGTTGGTGGCATGGAGCTGTATGCCATTCTGATGTCCCATGAAGATTTCAAGGCGTACAATGATGCTTGTGTAGCGAAAGAGACAATCAAACTTGGATAACACATGGCTCGATGACTTTTTCGCCAATTACCGAGACTCCGTCAATGATTTGTGGAGCCCTAATGACCGCTTTCGAGAAAGGGAAGATGTTGACTCACGTCTTGATGTGTAGTCAAGACTTTGAGACATACCGGGAGATCCAGGCTGCCGCTCCGAAGGATACGGTCAACGTCGAGCAGATCGAGGCTCGGTCGTTGCGACATTTTGACGGAACCACCACCGCATGTAAGTAGCCTTCAGCCCAATCTTGCATGAGAGGTGTCTGAATGCTCCTGCAAGATTTGCTCAAAAGCGTAGCTAGGTCTGCCGCCTTCCGACACCCGACGACTGGTCAGGTGTGGGAAGTCGGCAGTTTTCATGACATCGATTCCGTTCCAACAGAACATCATGGTCAGGTAGAGGCCGGCTACGTCGACCACATTGGTAAGTTTTTGACTAACGATCAAGCCAAGCAAATCGTACTCCAGGATGTAAAAAAGTCCGAAGCTCCAGCGTCAAAAGAAGACGACACCATTCTTGACGGCGTCCTCGCCTCGGAAGCAATCGACAAGTCCGGCGAAGTGATGGACATCGAAGGGTGCGACATCACCGAATTCGACGAAGGTAAAGGCCTTCTCAATTACGAGCACAAAGACACCGGCCCTCAAGACGTCATCGGCAAAATCCTCTACGCCAAGAAGATTTTCAGCGCCAAAGACTGCACCAACGACCGCCAGCGTAAGTATTGGGATGATCTCAAACTCCCTATGATCTACGGAATCGTGCGATTGGCGGACGGCAGCGGACACCCAGGAGCCATCGCAGCGGCTGCTCGAATCCGCGACGACATCAAGCATGATGAGCCGTCGAGATGGGGTTTTTCGATTGAAGGAACAACCATCAAGCGCGACACCAAAACCGGGCGACTGCTCGTGACTATCGCCAAACGATGTGCGTTGACGTTCAAGCCATGCAACGAATCCGCAGCTACCGGGCTGATTTATGACCCAGGTGTCAAGTCGGACTTGTTCCGCACTGCACCGTCGGACGCTTCTGTGGTCGGCGGTGAAGACTTAGTCAAGACTTTCGACGCGGCTCCGTCGCAACTCACCGGTACTGCAGCGCTAGCCACAGAAGATCTCGGAATCAAAGGTAAACTCCGTCGCGCTCTCAAGAAGTGGGATCGCAAGACCCCTCTGAAGGCATTCTTGAAGATGCAGATGCCAGAAGCCGATCCATCATACATCGACAACTTCGCTGATATGACGGAGCGCTACACAATCCGCAAGGCGCAAGAACTGGCCCTCAAAAAGCACTTGATCAAGTCGGTCGTCACCAAGATGGCGGTCAAGACACTCAAGAAGAACAGGGCCGATGCCAAGGCCGCACTGGTGGCGAAGATGGATTCGCTCGGGGTAGAACTCCTAGAGGAACTTCAAAAAGCCGACCAACCTAAACCTATACCGTCAAAGGTCGGGCCGATGATCCGCAAGGCGGCGCCACCAGAGCCAGAAACCGTCAAATACAACGGTCGTACAGTCAAACCCGGCTTCGCTATTGCAGGTGAAGGTAATAACAAGCAGCACCTCAGAGTTCTAGAGCATACACCAGAACATCTCATCGCCGTGCCGAAAGAGAAAATCGGCGGATGGCAAGCGTCCGACCTTCTCAAGTTGCCGCGCAACAAGGTCCCCGGCAATATCTGGATGACACGCCCCCCGGAATACGTCGGTACACCAGCCGTCATCGACTCCAAAACCCACGGGCTGGTGAATTACACCCACCACCCAGAAGTTCACGCGTTGATCCATGGGTTAGACATGGGTCAATCCAGCAAGGCAGGTACGGTCGGGATGAAAGCTAAGGCCGGACAGGCCGCTTGGATGAAAAATGCAGCAGGCAAGCATGTTTACGTTAAGCGTGATGACAATGAACGCCCCTTCGGCGAGTCTAAGCGTGAGGCTTTGTACCACAACCTCGCCAAGGACTTTTATGGAATGGGCAAGTACGTCACACCAACTGCGGCCGTGATCCACCCGACCACAGGGCAGCACTACACGGTGGTGGAACATACTCCAGGCGAGCACTTCAAGCACGGCGATGGCCACCCCGAGATGCTTCAAAATCTGGCAAAGAGTGGAGAGCTCCATAAGCTCGCTATCATGAACGGTATTGCCCACAACAACGACCGCCACCAGTTTAACTACCTCCTCGACAACGGCAACATGAAACTCATCGATCATGGTCTCGCTTTCAGTGGCGGCGGAAGCACAAAAGCTCCGATGACTCCACACTACATGTACGGTGGGGCAGAAGAACTTCCCGTCCACCCAGAAGCCCAAAGGTGGCTGCAAAAACTTAAGCCGGCTGAATTGGAACGCCAAATGAACCAGCACGGCGTGCCACCGGAATTCGTCCAAGAGGCATCACGCCGCCTGCAAGCAATGCAATCCCACGTCCAGGCAAACCCGAAGGCTAAGTTGTATCAGGCCTTGAACTCCCCATTTGAAGGTGGTACGAAGTAGTCATGAACGCCTCCAACATCATCATGGTTTACCAGACCCACCCACACGAATCGGGTGAAATCCATCACGTTCTCGTGGCCAAGTTTTTGCAAGTTCCTGGTCGCACGACACTTCTCGAGGATCATACGCCGGACCACACATTCGACGCGATTGCGAACGACCCCGTCGCCATCGAGTCCAAGCTCAACGCCGCCAAGCGCTCCATGTATTTTCAGGTGTGCACTCTACAAGAGCTCAATGAGGGCGAACACCCCGAATTATTGTCAGAGGCGCTCTTGCCGCCAGCCCATGGGCCGGAGTCTCGGTTCGATTACTTCCGCATTGGAATGCCGCAGCCGCAGCTCCTCGAGTTCTATGAGGGAGAAGGACACCTGGACGGGCACCCATTGTCGGACGAAGAGCTACAGTTGATTCACTCGAACATTGAGCGAGGTTTGGCGTCGCTTTCGTATCACAAGGACGAGCCTGAAGTTATTGCTAAGTCGGAGGATCTCGCGAAGGTAGAGCCCCACCTTGAGGCGGCGCTAGGGGGTCTCCGTGCTGCAGTGGCAGCCGGCCATGTACATCCGGATGTTCTCAAAACACTATCCGGGCATATTTTCAAGGATACCATGGTGCCTACAATGGGCAACCGCGTATCGTTCCAGGATTTTATGTCGCGCCCGAGAGAGGGCGTTCATATCAGACTAGATGGCGCAAAATTCGGCGGCATCAATAAGCGTGCCGGGTTTGAAACTGGCAACGAAGCAATCAAGTCTATGTTCGGTGCGGTTCGTTCGGCATTAGATGAGAGTGTCGGACGCAAAAATGCAAAGTCGTGGCGCATTGGTGGAGACGAAGGTCACGTACATGTACCTACACTTGAGCACGCCGCTATGTTCCATCGCTCGCTCAAGCGCCACTTGGACGCTCTCCCCCTCGTGGCAGGTCAGAAGCTCGCCTTCGACATGGGTGTTGGTAAGACGCCGGAAGCCGCAGAGCAAGGTCTGATTCAAGCCAAGACGAAGGGGAAGTCTATGAACTATCCCCTACACGAGCTGAGGACTCACGCCTACGTTAACATTCCGGGTCATGAAGGGCATCTTCCTACAGAGACGGAACAGCCACCTAAGGTTCAGACTCCGACGCAGCCGACAGAGAAGCCGGCTGAGCCCAAGGTCACTACGTAATATAAGTGACAATGTCGTAGATAAACGCCACCCATTGGATGGCTTTGTTATTTTCAAGGTTTATTCGGAATCGCGCCTCACTCTTACGGCAATGAGTTGATGGCGCAAGATAACGACCAAATTACGGCACCACCAGCAGCCTCTGACGGGGAAGACTATGTCACGCGCATGGCCCGGAAGAAAGGGCTGTCGAACCCTGACGCTCGCTTCTCTGAAGCCCTCCGACTCAGCCCTTCGCACATTTTGCATTTGGACTGATGTTTGTTGAAGGCCAACAGTTCGACTTCAACCGAACGACATGCCGAGCATTCCTTGAGTCCCATGGCGCGCATACACTTTCGACACACACCGTTGCGTCCGCAATGCGCCGGCAACTGGCATTCCTTGCACATCGTGATGCGAAGACCTTTGTCTACAGCCAGGCGATTCCGCTTGCAACGTAAGCAGGTCTTGCCGATGTACGAATCGTGACAGGTGCGGCATCTCATTGAGCCGCCTTCAAAAATTGCTCCAGAGACATCTCGCCATAGCCGCCTCGTAGCCATATTTTGACGAGCGGTGGAGTATTGGGGTGATTGAGAAGTCTGTCAAGCTCCATTCCCTTAACGTCAAGATCCTCATCCCCCGCCAATGCGGCCAGCGCATCTGACGGGGAAGTCCGGTTGTAAACGATCGCCCAGCGCACATAAGGATCTTTGTGCTGAACTAATGAGCGCAACTCATTTGGCGTTGCGTCGGGGTCGATGGCTCTAGAGCAAAGTCTATTGCGCTCATCTTTTTGTTGTTGGATTTGATTGCACAGGATCTGTAGACATTCAGTCATACTCACGTGCTAACACACTCCACCGCCACCGTCAACCCCCAAAACGCAAAAAGTGGGACTATTTCATCCAACTCAACCATTAATACGTACCAAAGTTCAGACCTTCGGGTCAAGGAGTATTAGAATGGCAACGTGCTATAAGTCGGAAGTTCTCGCCGCGCAGCTCAAGGCGAACCTAGAGAAGTTTTTCACCACCGTTTCGGACGTGCAGTACGACGCGAACAACACCCCCTACGTCACCATCGGTGCAATGACCACAGGCACGCAGAGCGCGCTCGTCCGCGTTTTCGCGCTTCAGCCCCTTGGGGTTGATGGTCTTGGTCTCGCGACCCGCAGCTGGGGCCCGAACACCATTCAGGTCGTTCTCGAGACGTCGGCCACCGCCAACCTCGCGTTCCTCACCGCGGCCAACTCGGCGCTTGTGATGCTTGAGGCCGGCAAGACTGGTTCCAAGGTCGAGCTCTATATGCGTGCGACTGGCACACCTCCGGCAGTGACAGACATCGTCGCCGCCAACCTGAAGGCCGAGTGGTACATGTCGACCAAGTGGAAGATGGGTTCCGCGACCTAATCCTCGTGAAGGTTCTCGGAGAAAACATACCATGAAAATCAAAGAATCAGAACTCAAGGCAATTTTTGATGAGGTTGCAGAAGACCTCAGCAAGTGCTTTGAAGAAGAGTCGCAGAAGCTAGCTAAGTCCATCCCCGGCGGTGCCGAGGAATCGTCCAGCTCGGACGAGGGCTCGAAGTCGGCTATCCCGGACGCCAGTGCGTCTGAAGGTAGCTCGGCCGAGGGTTCGAAGGATGAGGATTCGAAGGGTTCGGATAGTTCGGTTCCCCCACCCCCGGCAGCCACACCGGCAGCTTCGCCCAGCCCTGCGGCTTCGCCTAGCGCCCCGGTTGCTCCCCCTGTAGCCGACCCGGCAGCCCTTGCAGCCGACATCAATGCCGGCGCAGCAGTGACCCCGGAACTGTTGCATTCGGAATACCTCAAGATGATGCAAGAGGATCCTGCCCAGTTCGCCATGCACGTGCAGGCGCTGGATGCGGTTAAGGCGGCCACTGCCGGCGCCTCGCCGAGTCCCGCTCCCGCGACACCTGCAGCCCCAGTTGCTCCTCCTATGGACGCAATGAAGGCCGAGCTCTCGCCTAGTCCCGACCGTAAGCCGGGTGGCCAGAAGGTGGAAGTTGTACACAAGTCGGAGGATTTGAGCCGATTTGAGAATCTCATGAAGTCCTATGAGACGAAGGTAGCAGAACTCGAAGCCAAGCTCAAGAGCCAGGCCGATGAGCAAGTTGCCGTACAGCAAGTGTTGACGAAGATCGTCGAGCGCCCCATGCGCAAGTCGATTGAGTCGATTGCACAGGTCGCCCAAGCCCCCAAGGCCGTCGATTTGAGCAAGTTGTCTCGCGAAGCCGTCACGTCCCACCTGGGCAAGGTAGCCCGCAGCGCAGAACTCAAGAAGTCCGACCGCAGTCTCATCAATGATTTTTACTCAGGTACAGCCAAGCTCGAGCAGCTCGCACACCTCTTTTCGGAAGTCAAGTAGTACCAAGTTTCAAGGAGAATTACCATGGCATCAGAAGTTACCCAAGCACTACTCAAGGCGATGGAAGCCGGCAATTACGACGCGGCCCCATCCACTCTCACCAACGGCGCAGCGCTTCAGCGAGAAGACCTGTCCCCCGTCATGACGAACCTCTGCTTCGAGGATCAACACGTCAAATTGCAAAGTAAGTTGTCCGTCAAGAAGGTCAAGTCCTTGATGAGCCAGTTTAACCGGACCCTCAGCTACGGCCAGATGGGTACGAGCGCGCAGTACGATGGTCAGGTCGGTCAGGACGAGACGGCAGACTACGTACGTATCACCGTTCCGATCGGGTTTTACAGCCACGTTCGACGCGTGCCTTACAGCGCCACCCTCATCGAGACCGCCGACGGCGTCGACGCTGAGACGCGAGCCAAGGAAGCCGCTGGCAAGATCATCCTTGCTGACGTTGAGTTCGACGCTTTCCGCGGTATGGAAGGCTTCAGCAACGCAGGCGTGTTCGACGGCCACGATATGGCCACCCCCGAGCTCCCCGGCATGAAGGGCCTCGACCTGCAGATCCGTCAGAGCGACAACGAGCGCAATGCTCACGACCTGATGTTCGCAGAGTACGGCGCTGATGACTCGGTTGTCATCAACGGCGGCAGCTACCTCAGCCAGACCAACGTGGAAGACGCGACCCTCCGTAGCAGCATGAACTGGGGCACGGCGACCAAGTTCCTCCTCGATCCCAAGACCCTCTCGGCGTACAACCTGATCACCCTCGGCAAGGAGCGCATCAACCTCGGCTCCACTGCTCAGGACGCGACGGGTTCGGAACTCCGTCGGCAGTTCACCTCGAGCGGCACGGCCACCTTCGAGGCTTCGAGATTCTTGTCGGGCAAGACCAAGGTCAAGCCGTCGCGTGCTGGCGGCCTCGCGGCTCCCACTGCCGTGACTGCAACACCGGCTCCTGGCAGCACCAGCTTCCCCGCTGGCGATTACCAGTACTTCGTGACGGCATGCAATGAAATGGGCGAGTCTCCTCGCACCGCCATTGCAGCGGCTGTGACGGTTGCGGCTGGCGGCCAGGTCACCTTGTCCATCACCAATCCTGCTGGCACGGTTCGCTACTTCCACGTGTACCGTAGCAACGCCGGTGGTTCGCTCAACTCCTGCAAGTCGATCGGCCGCGTGGCTGCAAACGGCTCGGGTACGACAGTGTACGTAGACCTGAACAATCGTATTCCAGGGTACGTAAATGCCTACCTCGTGGACTTCGACTCGATGGACATCGCCGAATTGGCTCCATACTCCAGCCTCAAGCTCGCAATGAGCGCACTGAACATGCCGCAAGCTCACCTCCGATTCCTTGCCCTGAGAGTGTATCGCCCACGTGTCAACGTGATCGTCGACAACCTCATGGGGCGGTAATTCAGCCGAATCCATGCGATGATTGATTGGGCCCGGGAATCGCCTCCCGGGCCCTTGTCGTTTCTGGAGGACTGTGCTACACCACAGATACAGGTAGTGAAGACTACTCCAAATAGCGTCGATGAGTTCTGGTGAGATGTCTATGTTTTGTGGGGATAAGCACGACCATATAAGGACGAAGAGTTGTTTCAATACAAGCATGTTGGTGTATTCCTTTTGAATGTTGACTACAGGGGATAAGACGACTCGTCTTCGGTACCTGGCGACATTTACTCCGAATAGTCGATGAATGGTCGTTGACGTCAGAAGTGTGGCGTGGTAGAATCTCAATCGAGGATTAATGAGACCAACACCCAAAGAGGTCGTCGACCAAATCTGTCAACTGTTTCATAGTGGCAAGACCGTTTGGGATATTGGCGCTGCCCTCTCGCTCCCCACCTCAACGGTGCGAAGGGTGCTAAACAGAAACGGGCTCCACTACCCCAAAGTTGCAACCTCAAAAGAAACCGTCGACGCCGCCTGTGAACTATTCAAAACAGGCAAGACTCTGCTTGAAATTTGCAAGGCGTTGTCTCTTCCGTATGCCACAGCACGTAAGGTGTTGGCTGTTCGTGGGTTCCGCTACTCCAGGAAGAAATCAAAACAAGCCTTATGTCATCAAGAAATATGCGACATGGCTGCCAATGGTGTTTTTTTGCATCAAATCGCCGACGCTCTCGGTCTGTCTCGTACGGAGCTATGGACGTACTGTAAGGTACAGCACATTGAATTCAAGAAGGCGCTGCTCGACCCCACGCCGCAGCAGATGCAGATGATTAAAGATGCGGTCGTGCAAAACCTGGAGCTTCCCGTCAAACAACGCCTAACGCTCCCCAAACTCGCAGCGGAGTTGGGAGTCACGACATCCGCCGTAAAGGCAGCTAGAAAGCAATTAGGGGTCGTGCACGATCGATCTGCGGATATGATCAAGAATACCCCACAAGACTTCTTGGATACGTGTCGCGTCAGAGGATTTACCGCAAAGTCGGTGCCTGACAAGATTTTGATGACAGATAAAATCACACTAATCTGCCCCTGCGGAGCCGAGTTCGCCCCTATGGTGCAATCGGTGTTTAGAGGTACTGTCACGTCATGTGGCTGTCTTAAATCAAAAGCCCAGGCGGACTTGCTTCGTTCTATTCAAGAGATGGGGTTCGGGGTAGAGAAAAACAACAAGCGCCTACTCGACAACAGAGAGCTCGACGTCTACATTCCATCCAAGAAATTTGCGATTGAATACAATGGGCTGTATTGGCACCGAGAGGACATTCTCGCACGCAATCGAGACAACCCCACCAACTACCATGCAGACAAGTTCCATCGCCTAGCCATCATGGGGATTCAACTCATCACCATCTTCGAAGATGAGTGGCTAGAAAACAAAGAATTGGTATTGTCGATGCTCCGAGCCAAATTGGGTGTCGCCTCGAAGTCGATTTTTGCGCGCAAATGCAATGTAACGTGGGACAAGGGCCGCGTCCACGACTTTGTGCAGCGTAATCACATTCAGGGTGCATGTCATGGCGCCCACCTCGGCCTAGAGCTAGATGGCGAAGTGGTAGCCGGTATGATTTTTCGTGCCAACGGGAGATTGACGCAGTCTGGACAAGAACTGGCTAGATTCTGCAACCTCGCCAATACACGCGTCGTCGGTGGGTTTTCGAAGTTGCTCCGAGCGTTCATCGAGAAACACTCTCCGACAGAAGTTGTTTCTTTGTCCGACAATAGATGGAGCGACGGCGGTCTATACAAGAACAACGGATTTAGCCTTGCAAGAGAGTCAGAGCCGAGTTACTACTACGTCAAGGGGAGCAAGAGGCTACACAAGTCTCAGTTCCGACTAGAGCGGCTCAAAAAGATGGGGTGGTACGAAGAGGGCAAAACCGAAGCTCAAATCACAGCTGAACACGGATTACACCGCATCTACGACTGTGGCAAGAAGGCGTGGCTCTTCCGTCCTCAAATCCAACCATGATGATAGAACTCTTCCACGACATGGAATGGGACGAGCTAGAAGCCGAGGCGGCCGACCTTGGTACACCGCCTGAGCGCCTTGAAGAATTGTCGCATTGTAGGCAACTCGACGTGAGATATTGGGTCGCATTCAACTCCAGCGCATCTCCAGAGACGCTGATCCGACTTGCACAAGATCGGTACGAGAGTGTTCGCCGCCGGGTGTTTGAAAATCCATCCACACCACCTTTAGTGAAATTGTGGTTGCAAACCGACTACCGACATACTATATCTCTGGAAGAATTCTTGAAAGCCGCCAAGGAGGCGTAAAATGGACATTGACCAAAAGATGCTGGGTGTGTTGAAGGAACTTGTGAAGGACGCTCAGAAACTCGAGCACGATTACGAGGACTGCCCATGCTCTTACATGTGCGACCACACAGCCATCGGAGACGGCATCTGTTCGGCGTGCGACTGCGGCGTAAGCGACATCAAGAAACTAGCGGCTCGAGCCACCCAAATCATCAGTGAAGCGGACCAATCTTCGTAGTATGGTCCTTACTGCCCTCCCACTCAACTCCGTAGCCTCCGTCAACGTATGGCAATACGATGACGTGATTGAATTCACCGAAGGCGACCCCGCCAGCGTGTACTTTCAGCTGGTGGATTCGACCTTGGACCGCTCCAGAGTGCCCGCTGGGAAACGGTACGTCCCCGCCACGGCAGCCACTCTCGTTTGTGCGGTGGAAGCGTTGAATGACGCCAAGAAGATTTCCCGTACAGCAACCAACCCCTTCCCGGACGACAGAAGCATCTGGAAGCTAGACTTCTACTCGACTGATTCCATCCGCGGCACCGCTGGTATCCGCTTCACGCTGACTGAAGGCACCGCCATCCGCACTGGGTACGCCAAGAACATCCTTCGAATCCAATCCAAGACTTGCTTGTAAGGGGTTGACATGGCCGACTACACCGACAGCCGTTATGCTATGGGTTCCGCGTGGCCGGATCATGCCGTTGAGACACCGCGCCAGCAAGTCGAACCGCTGATCACGCCGCAGTTGTTGAGAACTCGGCACCTTTTGGGTTTGACGCTTCTTTCTGGCCAAAAGGATATGTCCGGCAGGCGCTACGAGTTCACCAATGACAACCTCGCGGATTTTATTGAATCCGCTATTTCGCAGGCCGAGATGGACTTGCGCATTGACATCGCGCCAGTGCAACGTCAAGAAAAACTGGCGTTCGACCTGAATCAGTTCAGGCACTTCGGTTATTTTCAACTCGCACACCGCCCTGTCAACAGCGTAGATCGCCTGAGTGTCAACCCGACTTCCGGGAATGACTTGTATGTCATACCTAAGGAGTGGATAGAAACGGCGTACCTACAACGTGGGCAAATAGCGCTATTACCCTTCATGATCGCTGTGACCGGCGGCATGCAAGGAACAGGATTTGGCCCCAGCAATGCCGGCGCCGCGTTCTTGGTGGCCACCAGCAACTGGAACTACATTCCAGCATGGTGGAAGATCAGCTATACGTCTGGATTCCCAGATATGATGCTGCCTCGTGTGTTGAACGAATACATCGGTACGCTCGCTGCGATGGAAACCTTGTCGAACTTGGCCGCTACGTTTGCTCGCACTACGTCTAGTAGTATGGGTGTCGACGGTCTCTCGCAGAGTCAAAGTGGACCCGGGGGTCAAATTTACCTCAACAGGTTGCAAGACCTCCAGGTGAAGTTAGATAAGCTCGGAGGTAAGCTAAAAGGCACCTTTGGTTACAAGATATCCGTAGGGGTGTTGTAGCCGGCCAACGTCACACTAAAACCTCTTGACACTCCATCTCCCGCGCGGTAATGTTCCGTCATGCACAACGACGAACAAAATCTAGGGTACATTCGTAACTTTCTCGCGACCAACGGGGTGGTATACACCGAGCCCGAGACCGGCATCTTCAACATGACCGGCGGGAGCGGCAAGGCGATCCAGGTCCGTTACGCCAATGAAGATCTCAAAATCGTCTCGAAGCGTTTTGGGGTCGCTGGCGTGCAAATGGATTACTGCTATAAGATCACCGTAGCACAAGAAAAACTCGGCGTCCGGGTGATCTGGTGGAAGTCGTTCGAGCTCGAGGATCGGTTTGGGGTGAGTTCGACCCGCAAGCGCAACGTGATTCAATCGTACATCCTCTCGGCTACTGGCAAGGTCGGCACCCGGTTCTATGCCCGCGAGTGTGAAGTCAAGGAAATCACGAACAAGCAGGCCCAGCCCTTCCTCGACGCCAACAGCTTCTACGGCCACCGTTCCGCGTCGCTAACGTATGGATTGTTCAATAAGAAGCCGAAGGGCGACATCCCGGCGGGCACGCTACTAATGGTGTTGAGCCTAGGTTCGCCCTACTACGGTAGGGATTTGTACGACATGGAAGTTCTGAGGTCGTCCACGCTCCTGAACGTACAGGTCGTCGGGGGCTCCTCGAAGCTTATGAAGCACTGCTTCGAACCAGACGCCATCAAGATCGCCGGCAAGGAAATCAGATGGAACAGTGTTGTTTTTTATGTCGATTTGTGTCATAACGATGGCGCATCTCTCCCTACACTTGGGTTCAAATTCTGGAAGGACTCTGGCGGAGGGCTGATGAACATCGACCTCGTCAAGGGCGAGACCTTCAACCGTCGCCCGGCCCAACACAAAGAAATCATGAAGATGATGGCTGAAGGTCGAGTGGTTTCGGCACCATTGTGTGGTGTCAGGAATTACGTGTACTGTAAGAACGGAGATTACTCCAAGTACGGGATTGTGGACGCCCTACCCCCAACCTATGTCGGTCTCGTCGTTAACGCCCCAATCATTGAAGAGAAGCCCAAAACAATGGAGCGGTCCTTTGAGAATCCAGATTCTAGCCTTGTGTCTGCTGTGTAGCTGCTCGTACCATGTTCGACCGACGCAGGAGCAAGCCGAGATTCAAGCGACAGTCCACTTGGTGTCGCTGGAAGGAAGTTGTAGTGGCGTGGCGATTGGACGAAAATCCATCTTGACCGCCGCCCACTGCGTAGGTGCCATCAATGTCGCATTTGATTATACCGGAAAGGTGCTGTGCCGAGCGACCCCCGTTAAGGTCGACGAAGACGAAGACGTAGCCCTACTCCGAACCCACTGCGACTTGCCCGTAAGAGCCCCTATCGGTACTTCAGAGCCCGTTATGGGCACTCGAGCGACAGTTACCGGCTATCCGCTCGGCGTCAACTTCCCCGTCAAGACTGACGGATATTTGACTACGGCAGTAAAAACCCAGGGGCTGTCTTATAACAAGCAAGTTTTAAGCGCTCCCACCGTAGGTGGAAATAGTGGCGGCCCCGTATGGGTCAATGGTGAGGTTGTGGGGATTGTCAGCGTTGGTGCTGAAATATACCACCACATCAATTTTGTCGTCCGCCAGTCTGTAATTCAAAAGTTCCTGGCGGGCGTCAAGTTGTAATCTTTTAGACATGCGCAAGAGCTTGGCCGAACATGATAACCCAGTTGAGCGGATTTTGGCGCTCAAGTCGGCAACCGTTACAGGAGATCAACTTCGAGCGGCCTTGCAAGATCCAGATCCGACCGTACGGGCGTTCGCGGCGCACCATCCCACCCTCCCTCAAGATGTGGTTCAGGGCGACACTTCAGATCTTCCGCCAGATGCTCAAAAAGAAGTGGAATCTCGTCCAGACTACGCCGCCGTGCAGGAAGCTGGCTGGGCCAACCCTGATTCCAACATGGTCGATGCAGACCCATGGGTGCAAGCCAAGTATCGTCGCGGCGGCCATCAAACATTCGAGCGGTATTTGAAGGAGCTCCAGGCTGGATTGCACAAAGCTTTAGACTTTGAAACATTGGCGAACCGTCCGATTGCTACGCCACTGCTGTATAGGGCCTATAAGCACTCGCCCCACCACCCGGTTTCATTGTTGTTGAAGTATGCAGTCAATCGTATCGAGAACAAAGATATCTACGAGCACGGCAGTCCGGATCAAGTCGCGCAGCACGAAAAAGCGTGGATGCAGCATCATCAACACGAAAAGAATTCCAACGTCAACATTGAAGACCTACACCAGGCACTCAAATCCAACCCCAAAATCGTCGAGAACGTACAGGCCCATCAAGCGAAACTTCATAGTTACATTAAGCAGCACAATCCAGATGCCATTAGGGAGATCAACGGACAACCGCATATCGCCTTGGCGAGAGGCTACACGGTGCCGAACCCAGGCGCCGACCACGACATAGCTTCGTACGCTGATGACGCTAGTACCGCAGGGAGTTTTGGGGGTACGGTCAAGCATTGGTGGGTGCCGTTGAAGAACGTGTGGTATTCGTACCACGTGGGACATCAAACGGCCGGAGGGTTGTTGGGGCCAGAGAATGAATTCTTGGCATCCAACCATCCACGATTGCCAGCGAGTGTCCCGGATGTCCAACCTGTAGTTCCGAGAGAGCATTATGGCTACACAGAACCCACGGGAGACTGGAAACTAGAGCACACGTCAGATGTTGGGCAATTAGGGCGGCTGGCAAGTCATCCGAGTTCAGGTGCTGAAATCCAATCGCATTTGGCTGCACTAAAGAATAAGCGTGTACCCTCAGAGTTGCTGCAACACCAAATCCACTCGCCGAATCCGGACATCCGCGCTGCGGTGATGTTGCACCCCAATACTACGTCGGAGCAAATCCACACAGGACTTAAGGATCCCGACAACTTCGTAGCCCTAAACGCGGTATCTCGGTCCGATTTGACCCCAGAACACTTGACTGCAGCCCTGAAGCACCCGAGTCCGCTCGTCCGAAAGCTGGCCTTGAGTGACCCTAAAGCCGGCCACGCCCATATCAAGATGGGGTTGGCCGATCAAGATGAGAGCGTCCGTAAGGTGGCGGAACAACAAAAAGTGGCGCTGTCCAAACCAAAGGTCCATGTACCCAAACCGCCCGAGCCAGAAACCCACTCAAGCCCTGCGGTGGTGATTGGGGATAAGCATACCCCTAAAAGCTACGCCGAGCATCTGATTTCCAAACACGGGTGGCGCCAAACATCCGAGGGACTTCAGAAGAACATCGGGTATGTGGTTTACCCCCACTTCGGGGTGCCGTCCCCGTATTCCGAGCCGATGGCACGAGATCGGAAGCAATTCACCTCCTTCGGGCAGGCCAGCGTCGGTCTAAACGATCCGAGCGCTAGCGGCTACACAGCCTATAACTCTAGGTCGAATAAGCCGACTCCGACCGAAAGACGTCAATTCGGTGCTTCGTATAATACTGCCGCCAAATTTAATGCCACCGAACATGAAACGCAACACTCTGTCTATTCTATACTTAAACAGATGCACGGCAGAGAGGTTGGAAGGCGCATTGTAGAGAAGACTATCGCGGGACTCACTCCCGATGAACGAGGTCACCTGCGCGCCATCACCGATGTATATGTTAAGAAATACCCCGAAGCCAAGGCTCCTGAAGAGCGTATCGCACACCTACACAACTACACCTCCGATCCTGAGTTTCGTAAAGCCGCTCACGCGCACATGGGTATCGGTGGCAACGTCCGAGCCCAACAGTTGAGCTTGCAGCACGCCAAGAAAATCGCCCAAAAGTTGCAACATATTGCAGCGAACATGAAGCCAGAGCATGTCGGTCTCTCGGACACACAAAAATCTGAGAGTGTCATTAATGAGCTCGGGTTCGGTGTCCAACAGGACCTATATCTTAATGCTGTGAATGATTTGTGTCAAATTGAGTGCGACGAAGACTTGTTTCGACTAGAGCTAGTCAAAAATGACGACATAGTCGCGTCCGCACTCTTTAGCGCCCACCTTCCCCCGTTGACAGAATACCTCGCGACGGTTGACGAGGTGGCACGGACAGTAAGTTTGGCTTCAGTTCTGAGCAAATCTGAAGTGGAAGTTCACGGCGTACTTCCAGAAGGGCAGTCTGCGGCGGATGCGATCAAGCGCGCCTTCGAAGCCGACCAGGTAGAAGAGGTGCAGCTCGGAGGTAAGCACTCTAAAGGTACCATGGTAGCAGAGGATCCGCACGGCGAGCACTTCTTACTTAAGCCTGGTAGCGGCAAGCCGAGTCCAGCTCAAGGCGTCCGAGAAGAACCCGCCTCGCAAGCCCGTAGAGAGTGTGCATTTTGGCATGTGGCGAGGAATTGGGGGCTTGGGCAGTTCTTCCCTCGAGCCGATTTGGTCTCTGTCAACGACAAGGAAGTCGCAGCCATGCACCGGCTGCCGTGGGATTGGCAAAACCTAGACAAGCTAGCAAGCAAGGATCCACAAGCTCCGGTGAGGGCTCTGGAGTCGTACCTCAAGAATGGCGATATACACAAATGGGCTGTGATTGATGCGGTGCTGGGTCAAACAGATCGCCATGGCGCCAACATTATGGTGTCTCCGGATGAAGACGACTACAAGATCGCCTTAATCGACCAAGGAAGCGCCCTGGCAGGTCCATCCTTTTCTCCCGGCACCGACCCGAAGTCATTTATCCCATACTACCTGCGAGTGTGGCGCGCAAAAGACTGGAAAGACATGCCTTTGGAGCAAAAACTCAAGGCCATGCCAGAAGTGCACGGGGATCGTGAAACTCACCTGGCGCAATGGGTACTCGGGCTTCGCGAAGAGGACCTGGAAAGCATTCTGGTCCGATATGGCGTCACACCGCAAGCAAGTCTAGCTCGTTTGGCTCAATTCAAGAAGATGGCTTTGATGCCTGATTTCTGTGTAGCAATCAACCGATGGTGGTTAGAGACTTAGGGGTAATCCATGTCATTTCCATACGACACGCCGTTTTCCAACAACAATAAAGCGGATCTCGATCCATATCCTACTGTTCCGGTCATCAATAAAGTGATGGCCGGAGAGTTCAATACTTTGACGAATGGGGTCAACAGTCTCGCTACAGCCATCACCGCAGGTACTTTTATCGGCTTCGTGGGTAGCTCTACAGCCGCAGTGGCGCCAGCGGGAGGCGTGCGACTTCGGGCTGGGACTCAGGGCCTCGAGTTGTCATATAACGGATTGGCTTACCAGCGACTCGTTGGAGTGGAACCACCCACAGCGTACCAGACCGTATTAGTGCCCAACGTATCTGCAGGGTCGTGGAGTGCCGGCGTGATAGATTATGCGGCCGAGCTGTCAGATCCCACCGACACCATCGGATACGCACTTACCGCTTCTGGTTACATGGTGCACGGTATCGGTGTGACTCAACTGCCGGATGCGGTCGCAGATCTCGTCTCTACGGCTACACCCTTTTTGAGTGCAGCTCTAACGGGTAAGGAAGTCACGCTGTCATGGTCCGGGCCGTTTAATTGGGTGCTGTCTGACGATTCTATCCTACCTGGTTCCGCCTTGCGTCTAGCCACAGGCTCTACGATCACAATGACACCCGGCAGCCTTCTTAAGGTGATTTATTCCGATGTGGTTGGATGGATTGAGACGTTCCGTTGGTTGGCTCCGTAACAGCCACAATCGTTTATACGTGGTCGCCTGTCGGCGACATGCAACATTTAGGAGTCATACATGTCACTTTCTACAGACGCCCGCACCCGCCTTGGTATCGCAACGACCGACTTTAGCGTGGGCAACGAAATTGCCGACGCCATCAACCACTCCGTAGGCGGCCGAGCCACAGTTCTGGCCGGTCAGTCTTCGATTGTCGTGACGAACGCGGCGATTGTGTCCGACAGCTCCGTTGTTGCCACCCTTGCAGGTACGGACGGCACCGCCCTTTACGTCACCAAGGCCGTGTGCGCCGCTGGTACCGTCACAATCTCGGTGAACGTAGCCGCAACGGCCGATGTCGCGGTCGCCTGGCTTAAGGTCAGCTAAAACGAACATGGCCCCCATCTAACGATGGGGTTTTGGGGTTGTAGCTCAGTTGGGACGAGCGCCGCACTTGCACTGCGGAGGTCCTCGGTTCGATCCCGAGCGACTCCACTTCATAGTTGTAAATGTAGTCCTGACAGTCCGGTCATCTCACGATGGCCGGCTGTTCCATTTCAGCCCTCGGCTTCAATCTCTTCGACGTCCTTTTTAGAATACCCATCGCCATAGTCCATGTCGCTGAAGATCCGCACCAACTTCGTGATGCCACTCCATGCCTTGTGACCGTATGGGATCATCCGGTACTGTACTTTGTCCTCTAGACGGGCATTGTATGGGTACAAGATCCCGATGCAGTGCGCGAACGCGTGAGCCCCCCAATACTCCTCTAGATTTTCAGCGCAGTCGTCAATGATGACATCTGCGTTGAAGCGGTACTTGTCCTTCAAAAACACCACTTGGCTGCGGATGTCGATGAAGGGGAAATTGGTGGTCACCCATTGAAGAGTCTCTGGAAGACCGTTGGAGCCAAACCGAGCTGTGACAAAATACACGTCATGGCCGGCATCCATCAGTCTCTTGACGCCCTCAACCGCGCCCGGCATGACCGGAACCGCGAGGTTGAATCCAGTGGCATTCAAGTGTCCGAAGATCTTGCCAGGTGGAACTGCGCCGGCTAGAGGAGGACATTTAGCCAAATCCCACTGATTGATGTCTTCGACTTTGGCGTAGACGCCGGTGTCGTCGCCGATTTTCTGAAGCCAATACGGCAGTGTATCGGCTAGAATTCCATCGACATCGCACATTATGACGAGCTTGCGCATATGAATATCCCATACATTCGTTTTTGTGAGTTGATCCAACGCTTTAGAAATTCGGCTCGGCCGTAAACCTGTAGTCCGGCATTGGGTAGCGGATCCCAAACCACCACCCTACGTCCATTGCCGGAGACTACTAAAATCCAGTGACTGTCGCCGTCAACGCACAACATAGCAGGACTACCTAAAAATATCAATCGGTTCCAGCTGCGACGCTGATCGGCGGACGAATATTCCACCGCGTCCACCTTCAGCCACTTCAGCGCTCGCAGTAGAGATGCTCCGTAGGTGCCATCTTCAGACGCCTTGGTCCATTGAACCACACTATCCCACTCGACGTTGCGGCCGAGCAGAATGAGCGTATTTTTCAGACAGGTGGGGCCGCAATCCCAACTACCTTTTTGGTGGTGGAGTTTCACTTACGATCCAACACGAAGGGCTTTACAGAGAATGTCGCCGGCTCCGGCTTCAAATATGCATACATCTCACGCACGGCCACATTGAGTCGCTCGAGACCTTCTTGTTTATTGTTGTAGAGGATGGCGTCCCACCAGAAATCCGGGATTTGCCCCAAAGACGCCTCGGAGGCGTGTGCTGTAGACACCGTCAGCTCGCTAGACGCGACCTTCAGGCCTTTGCCGCCAACAGCCTTGATTTTGATGAGCTCGTTTGGAAAGCGAATGTCGGTAACGAAGACCATCGGACACGGCGGAGTCTTGTAGTCCGTCACAAGCCCCTGGAGTCGATTGTATCTATAGTTGCCTCCTAGGAGCTTGAGAGCCGTCTTGACTGCAAGTTCGGGCCAAACTGCGGGATTGTGCGTTCGAGCGTATTCCGTACCGAGTTGCTGGAGCATAATGCGAGGGGAAAAAGTGCCGGAGTCTGCGAACTCGCTTTCTATCTTATCAAACCATACTTCGAGCGATTTGACATCACCGATCCCGACCTCTTCCAACCACTGCTCGGCCACCTTGGTCCCAAACAGGTTGTTGTAGGCTTCATCCCACCCATTTTGCTTAAGATATCGCTCATCCACACCGTTGCGCTTCTCTGAAGGCCCCCAAAGCTGCTCTTCGGTAAAGTCGAAGCCGTATCGCCCCAGCCACTTGATGGGGTCGGCCTGGGCGATGGGAACACTCCCGGGCTGCAACTTCATCATCATGCCGGCTACGGTGTCTTTGCCGGCTCCAGCCTGTCCGCCAATTCCAATGATAGGTGTCATGGTGTTCTCCTAGAGATCAATCTTGTTGATATGAACGAGTCCAACTACATGCCATCTATACCCGACCAATCGTCCCTCGTCAAGGCCGATACTCCGGCGCAAAAAGGCGGGTTCGAGGGGCCGAGCAAGACTTACGCCGCCCAACCCAAGGTTATGGAGCACGTGTCGGACTGGCAGCGTAATTTCGGCCGTTTGATGGCCCTGAAACACGGCCACAAGGCGGACACCCAAGAGGTCAAGGAGGACAAGCCGGATTTTGAGGGGGCGTTCCACAAAATAGCGTCACAAAAAGACCCGGGTAGTGTCAGTGACGACCTCAAGAAGCAAATCCTGCAGATTCTGGAGTCCGTCAAGCAGCATGCCCCAGAGATGGAAAGTTTGAAGCAGTCCGCACCGGACATTTACGCATCAGTAAGTGCTCTAATCCAAGTTATGATCGCGATTGTGCGCGATGTCTCTGGAGAAAAGTCCGAAATCAAGAAGTCCGAAGACTCGATCGGTGGAGAAGGCTCTCACGAACCAGACATAAAGTTCGACCCAGAGCAACTTGTCGCCGGAACTCAAAACGAAATGCGCGAGCACAATTTGCCGGCCGAGCAAGCCAAGAAAATCGCCAAAGATCACCTGTTGGAAGAACCGGACTACTATAAGAAGGGCGAAGTCCCGGCGGCGCAGACGACAGCCGCATACAAACACCGTCAAACCGGCCAGGTCCATGAAACCGGATACTTCCACGATGCTACAGCCCTTCCGCACCCTGAGTCGGAATACACCAAAGGTTTTGTTCACGGCGGTCAGTTCCATACCCCCGAAGAGGCTCGAGCGAAGAACTTGATGCCCAAGAAGAAGCTCGTTAAGGACGAAATCGCGCCACCGCCGCTACATAGCGATGTCAACAACTTCATGGTCGGATTGAAGGGACTTCCTCGTGGAACTCCGCAGCGTGGGTTGTACATCCAGCAACACATGAACCACCCGGCGTTTTTGACTTCGTTGCAGAGCCACCCGCAAGGTAAGCAAGTTCACGGGATGTTGACGGGGTTCATGAATGGCGTCGCCAACGCCGGACCCCACAACGCCCCTAGAGCGACCGTCAAGGCGGAAGAGCTGCCTAAGCCTAAGCTACCTGTGGGGACTGTTTTGGATTGCGGACCGACATCGCAGCACGGCCACGCGGGTAAAATCAAGGTGCAGACGCCGGACGGTCAAGAGCATTGGCGCGGAGTTCGTTCCGGACTGAAGATGGGGCCCGACGGCACGGCCACTGGCGCTCGGCCGGAGTCGAAGGAGTAAGATGTTTACTTTGGATGTCGACTTAGGGCCGGTATTGGGGCTAGCCAGCGGCTTCCGTGCGGCTGTCGATGGAGCTATGTCGAACGCAGCTAGGGATCTGGCGCTACAGACCCATACGCACATCCTCGAAGAGGTTCAACAAAAATTGCATTCCAGTCGGCAGCAATACGTCGACGCGCTGTCATTCAAACAAGACGGCGATGTTTGGATTATTTCGCTGGACAAAAAGGCGTTTTGGATCGACGACGGCATTAAGCCGGGCACTGACATGTTGGATGGGTTGCTGGCGTCACCGCACGCAAAAATTGCGAAGGATGGGTCAAAATATACCTCCGTACCATTCAAACTCAACAAAGGTCCAACCCAGCAGACGCCGGCTCAAAACGACTTGACCAAGACCCTTAAGTCCGAAATGAAGGCTCGCAAAATCCCGTACGGCAAAATCGAAGTCGGCCCCGATGGAGCCCCAAAGTTGGGGATGATTCATTCGTTCGACATCTTGTCAAAGCCCATCAAAAAAGTCGAAGGTGTGGGGCAAGGGCACGGCCCCATCGGCCAAGTGCGCCAAGGTATGACTGGAATTCCTTTCTTGCGGAACGTCCGAGTGTATCAGCAAGAAGTGACCGACAAAAAGGGCAAGACCTCGACGCAAAAATCCATCATGACCTTCCGAGTCGCTTCCAGCAAGCAACGCGGCAGGGGTATGTGGCGACACCCGGGTACAATTCCCCACAGGTTCATGGAAGACGCGGTCGAGTGGGCCTTGCAGGAATGGCGCGATAAAATATCCAATCAAGTTCTAGTGGACATCACGAAGAACTTTTAGGGACGATATCTCCCAGCTCGAGTAGGCGGTCGACGATCACAGCGTGCTCCGGCTTCTCCTTTGAGAGCACTACCACCAGGTGCGTCTTGGAGCAATCGGAACATAAGACCCTCCACGCCCCGAGATGTTCTAGCGAGTACGTCGGGTCCTTCGTATCCTCATGGAATTCGTAGTTAAGGCATGCGTCATAGAACGTCTTACGTTCACAAACATCACACAATCTATAGTCGGATGATGCCATTTAGATCCCCAGCTTCTGACGTCCAAGTTCCACCTGCAAGCGCGCCACATATCGCACAGTTGCGAGAAGTCGAGAGCCCTCTACGGCCACAAATTCGGCGTCATTCGAGGCGATTTCTTGTGCTTCCGCCAAACTAAACACTTCGTCGTCATGCGTCAAAGTCTTGACTGGCGCGACATGACCCCGGACGGCGTCGAATTGCTCTCTGGCGGACTGTAGGGCGTCTCGGTGGAGTTCGGCTACAGTGACGGCCTCGAGCAGCTTGAGTTCGGCGGTGTGGACGCGAAGGGCTGCTACATGGATGGGGTTGGTTGTGGTAGGCATGTGTGCTTTGTATATCTCGCCGAGTGCGATGTCAAAGACTACCACTTCCAGCCGCAGCGTTCGAGGGCTACACGGGCCGCTTCAATCTCTGGCGGGTCTGATTGTACCGTTGTACCGCGCACACCCGACGACATTTTGCGATCGTAGATGCGGACAAACGCAGCCAGCGCTTTGGCAAGCTCTGGGGCGGCGGCCAAGAGGGTGAAATTCGCTTGCTCTTCTGTGTACGCGCGGGCTGGCCCGACACCTAGTCGGAACGGCGACTCCGTCTTGGCGATCGGAACGGCGGCGGCGCCACAGATAGATCGAATCAAGCGGCCCCCAAATACTTCCCATTTTCCTGACGTCCATTTTTGTTTGGTCATGGAGGTACTTCTACACCACCTCGACATCAAGCGTCAAGAGCCAATCTTCTAGTTGAACTCTTGGAGGCCTCATGCCCGCTACCTTCGCTAAACCAGCCTCAGCCCTCTTGACCGCCGACGGCGGAACTGACGGTTTCGTCTCTGTGGCTGATGCCACCCCATTTTGGACCGGCGCTAAGGTGTGGCTCAAGTCTGCTACCGAAGATAGCAAACAGTACACCATCACCGAGATTAACGGAAGTTGGATTGGGCTGCAAATCGTTCGCGGTCCGTACGGCGGGGCCGTGTACACCCGTACAGACGTGTCGGAATATCATCTGGCCGATGGTGCCAAGATTTTTTCGGAAGGGCAAATCGTCCCAGCGGAATTGACCAATCTAAGGAAGCTGTAATATGTTACGGCGCAGCACGCCGATCGCCTCAGCCGTCCCCTTCACCCCCGCCGACACTATCGCGTCGACTAATGTGCAGGATGCCATTATTGAGGCTCTGGTTGATGCACGAACCTACTCAGATGCGGTTGCGGCGGGACTCGATCCCAAAACCGCCGTTGATGCAGCTAC